GACGTTCAGCCTAATCGCCAATGCGCCGAAGAATTCCTCGGAACTAGTAGAACTGTCCATATGTTAGGAATTTCGAGTTTGGCAAGTCTTCTAGAAGCCCACAGCGGCGGCAAAGGTATGCACACCTAAGAGGCTCTCCGTAGAGCTTCTTGTCGTGATCCCCCATGGCCTTGCAGCGCGGGCAATATGCTTCCACTATCTGGCATCCACCAATTGATTCTATGAGGCTGAAGAAGAACTCGTCGTTGTCAGCCACTGATAACCTTGACAGGGATGCCTTTCTTCGTGGCCCTGCGAACCATGTCAGCCGTGCCTTTGCTTTCTGACAGATTCCAAGAGAATGCCAGCACAAGGCAGATGTCAGGATGCTTATCAAGCATTTCCTGGTTCCTGATAGGACCGGCAGCCTTGCCGTGCTTTTTCCAGTCTGCCGAGTGGCGGTGAACGAGGTAGCCTAGTTTTCGCGCGTAGTAGTCGCAGAGCGAATCAGCGCCGAGAGCGTTGCCATGCACTATCTCGATGTGAGTGATGTCCAGCGACTGGAAGAACAGGTCACGATCATCGCCTCCATCATAGTTCTTCAGGTTTGACAGGGCCCTTTGGATAGGCGTCCTCAGGCTCCAGTTTCTGCTACCGCAACAGAGCACTTTCATGGCATTAGGAGTTTCAGCTTGCCATAGACGGCCTTTGTCCAGCCGTTGATGTGGCCTCTGTTGTTGGCTATGAGGAACCTGCCATCCTGGATAGCCTTGACAAGGTGGACATAGAAGTTGCCACCGACCTTGCAGAAGACTACGTCGCCAACCTCGATGTACGTCTCGTGCGCAGGCTCGAGGACGACGAGCTGGCCGGACAGGATGCGAGGAGCCATGCTGTTGCCCTTAGGCCGAAATGACGTGGTCTTGCCGTCCAGTAGGCGCTGCTTGTGGTAGTCCCAGTTCATTACTCGCCCCAATTGATGTCGTGCCCGAAGTCGATGCTGTGTCTCCAGCCCGTGTTCTGATGCAGAACCTCTTCACCTTTTACCAGTACCCACGTGCAGTTGCAGTTAGAGCAGTCGTACCGTTCGTAATCCCTGTATGGCGAGAGTGTTGGTAACTGGCTTGGAAGGTGCTTGGTCTGCCTATTACATCTGGCGCACCAGATCTTTAGACTTAGGAGTTCGTCCCAGAATTCGTCTGACACTCGCCCTCGCATTGCTGGCACGGCTCGTCGCCGGTATTGATCCACGCCCAGCTTTCATCGCCGTCTCCATCGGCTGTCACCCAGCCAGGGCATCCGCAGATGAGTTCCTGGCCGTCGTTGAACAGGCCGTCAGCGTCTGACTCAGCTCCCTCGCACCCACAGCATGGGCATTCGAGGTAGGTTCTATTCGAATTGTCCGGCTTTGGCATCGTCTTTAAACTTAAGGACAGCGTTGTCCAGACTGATAAAATTGTTGGTGTTCCTGACAGTCCGGAGACATCTTGAACAGGCCCATCGGCGGCCCCATGACGTCATTGTTGAGGCGTATGGCCAGATTTTGGTGTCGCGGCAGTATGAACAGCCTAGGCCTGGTATCAGGGCTGCAAAGAACTCGTCAGATGGCTGCGCGTTCACGGATCTTGTCAAAGCTGTCATCGACTAGCAGCTGGCCATCCCTGAACACTTCTACCAACTGGTCAGAACCGCGATCTCTGAGCAGGTTGTTCTGCTGGGAGTCCGTCCAGAAGCCTTCATGCAACATGCCCTTGCGCAGGGCTAGGCGCCCGCGCTTCGAGCGCTTGCCGCTGTCGGTGATGGGGTCCTTGTAGACGTCCCTGGAGCCGAAGTGGCCGGCGACCTGGCTGCACTTGAACGCGAACTTCTGGGTGTCCCGGTCCAGCTTCTGAAGCAGCGCGCCGCCCATCCCGTAACCGACGTTGTCTGACGAGAAGCCCTCTGAATGCAGGCGGCTGTAGATCCCGTCGATTGCACCGCCGTCGACTCCGTCGCCTTGAATGATCCGAACCTTGGGCGATATCACCTTGGAACCCTTTTGATTCACGGTTCCGCCGACTTGCGGGTTGTTGTAGAAGCTGTGGACGCATCGACTGACCACTTCCTCTGGGGTTCCGCTGTCAGGCCTCACGACGAGTACTCCTGGCCTCGCCATGACGCGCTTAACGAGGGAGCCACCCCAGATATTGTCGCAGGCGTTAAAGACGTCATAGGAGTCCGAGACGACAGCCACGATGCCCTTCGGGTACTGCACCAGCATGTTGTCGCAGGCCTGCGCTTCGAACTCGCGGCCCCAAGACGTGATTGTCGAGTGCTCAGCCGCCGGCACTGAGAAGCCAGCGCATCGGATGCCGTAACGCCGACGCAGGTAGCGGAGGGCTACGACGGTGTCGGTTCCGAGGAAGTTGACAAGGTGGGCAGCGCCGCCGATCGCCGCGCTCTCAACGCTCGAGACACCTCGGAATCCGAAGTCGTGCAGCTTGAAGCCGATCTCTTCAGGAGTGCCATTGCGGACCAGCCACTTGTGGATCAGCTTTTTCAGGTGTCGGCTCTGGGTGGCGACAGTCGTCGGGTACCAGTTCTGGACGAGCAGCGTCTCTGCGAAGTTGGTCAGCCAGTAGCACTTCGGACAGGTGTTCTCGACTGTCATCAGGACATTGCTAACAGGCACTGTCGTGCCCTCAGGAACGGCCCTGATGGACAGCGGGAGATGGCCGCCGTGGTCGTTCACGATGTGCTCGAAACCAGCCCTGTTAAACAGGTTAGGATCTCCGAAATGCTCACCGTACAGGTCAGCGGCCTCATCGATGTCAGGCTGTGTAAGGACCTGGCCGACGAAGTGGTCCTTGAGCATTCCCTGCAGACCAAAGAAGGTCGTGTCAGGGTAAACGCCGCCGCGAGACTCGAAGTACGAGTAGACGCAGGTCGTCCCAGGCGGGTACTGCCGGTAGTGCGATACCTTGTAGCTGTCCGTCTTCTCAGGAAACGAGAACATCATCGGCGGAACTTCTCCAGAACGAGGTTGGCAACGCCCTCATGCACCGGCAGGACCTCATAGGTCAGGTTGCACCTAGGAACCCACCTCAACGTGATGATGTCGTCGTTGGGTTTGACACGATCAAGCGTCGGAACGAAGTCTGCTAGGAAGACTGACGAGATAATCCCGTCGCCTGAGCCGCGATAGCGCCAGTCATCGATCCTGACGCTGCCAATATATGTAGGAGCAGAAATCGTAGCTCCTGTCTCTTCTTTCGTCTCTCTGATCGCCGCATCTTCAAGGCTAGAGTCACGCGGGTCAACGAACCCTCCTATGAATCGATACCCTGTTGTATTGGCTTCGACAGGCTTGCGCGCCATCAGAAAGGCGTCAGCATCACGGTCGTAGATAGCGATGTCAACGACCGGATAGGCCCTGTCAAAGCGCGCCATCTGTGACCAGATCACGCCACGGCGGAAGTCCTGTCCGTAGCCTTGGCTTTCGAGGACTTCGTGGCGCAGTTCATTCCCGCTCTCGCCATCGAAGCTGGCAACTTCCTCAGTCGTAAAGTGCCCCTTGTAGTGAGGGATGAAGCTTCCTGGGCCACCGTAGATGGTGACAGACCGAAACGGGTAGATCGTTGAGATGATGCCGTCGACACGCTGGGACCACTCCTCGTCGCTAGGCCCGTCTTGAATGGGCAGCACGGTAATGGCTAAACCCTGCTCGTTCACCATCTGTTCGCGGAGACGGAACGGCAACGGGTTTCGCTTGCTTGGAGCGCCGCATCCGAGAAGCACCAGAACGTCGTCGTGTCGGCTTGAGACGTGCTTGATCAGTGCCTTGTGATTCGACGTCAGCTCTGGGACTTGAAACCTGGCGATAATCACGCCTACGCCGTTAAGCATGGCCAATCTTTTTCTCCGGAATGAGGAGGAGCGAGTGCTCAGCTGTCTTTTCTGCCAGTTGCTTGATAGCTGCTAGCAGTTCTGCGTCATTGTGCTGAGCCACTGACAGGGAATCATTGACGTTGGTGGCCAGTCTAGAGATGGAGCGCTGCGCCGTATCACCCTTGGCTTCGACGTTCTTGAATCGCTTTTCGGTGTCAGCGTTCAGAGCGACTTGCAGTTGGATAGCCTCTAATATGCGCTTGTTAGTGGCCTCGACGTCTTTGACTCGCTCGCCAAGCTTCGATGTGTGCCTATCTGCAACGATGGACAGGTACACTAGGGCAAGCAGTATTACAAACAGGAGGCCTATCATTCTTCGAACATCTCTCGCAGCATGTCGATGTACTTGCGAGCCTCGAGCTGGACGGCGATGTCGGCGGCGTTGTGCTCGACAAGCGTGAGCAGCTTGGCAATTTTTGCCAGATCGTGCTTTGTGACGTTTCTGATGCGATCAGGGCGGATGATGCTCATTACCTAACCCAGACTGCCTCACCGTCGATGTCAACCTCTTCGCAGATTACGGCAGCTTCGACGTGGCGGCGCTTGTACAGATCGTTGATGGACTCTCCAATCACCTGTCCGATGGCGTCAGGGCTGATCATGGTGTTGGGATTTGCACGCAGTCGGACGACTACGTCAAGTTCGACGTCTTCCATTAAAGGAATCCTTTCAGAATTGGTACTACGAACACGATACACAAGGTTTCTGTGTGTGTCAAGGCAAAAGTAAAGGCCGACCACCTCGCGATGATCGGCCTTGTTTGTTAGGCCTGAGCGGGTTTGCGCCCGCGCTTTGCGCCCTTTGCTGCCCCACGCTGGCGACCGCGCTTCGGAGCGGCGTCAGGGGCCGCAGTCTCGGCTACGGCCTCTGTGCCGCCTGTCTCGGCGGCTTGTGCCTCATCCGTGCCTCCAGCGGCCTGATTGACCACTGCGGCATGAGCAGCGTTGCGGGCTGCCCAGCGCTTCTTCTGAGCCTCGGAGATGCGCTTGCGAGCAGCGGCGCTCATCTGGGGCTTCGCTCGACCGGGACGCTCGACCGGAGCCGCTCCCGAGCGAATCGGCTTGAGGACAGGAATGTTGACCGGCGAGTAGTGCGGCGGCAGTTCCACGTTGCGCAGCGGGCCGTCGAGTTCGGCCTGCAGCCTGGTGATCTGGTCCATGACCTGCGCCTTGGCGTAGCTCATGAGGTTGATGCCGCCGATGCTGGGATACTGCTGATTGGTTCCACGCTGACGGTAGGTTCTTGCCATGTGCTGTTAGCTCCTTGCGATCTGAGTATAGGGCGCCCACGCACGAGGTCAAGAACTTTTTTCTGGCTGTCTACGGGCAGGGTATCTGGAGGTTATCCTCAATACATCCTGCCCTTCATGGCCTCTCGGCACTTTCGCATAAGGTGGTGCCACCACTCAGTGGCGTTATACGGCCCCCTGAAGCCGCAAACGCCGCATCGAATGGTCCATCCTTGGACGATGGTGCTGTTGGCTACCCGGTAGCTCATTCGCCTTCAGGCGTCTCAGGCTCGTCCGGATTGGGAACAGGCGGTTTGTTGACCAGTTCAGTCTTGTAGTCGTTGTCAGGGCTGGGCACCCAGCCGTCAGTTGTCATCATTGCTGTTATCCTTTGGGAAATACCTGTCAATCACTCCGCGCATCCTGTCGCGGCCGACAGGGTTAGCAGAATGAACAGTTGGTTTATGCTCTGGCCAGTTGCCAGTTTCTGCCATCCACAGGCAAAAGTCGTAGCCGGTCCCGAAGTGGTTGCAGTTTGGCATGGACTGCCAGTTGTTGGCCTCCATCCACTCGATTTCAGTCTTGCCGTCTAGGCAGGTTGGGCAGGCTCCGAGGTCATGGTCAAGGCTGGCATGCGCTACTCGGCCTGACAGGATCTGTTCCTTGGCCTCTTCGACAGTCTTGACCCAGTACCAGCCAATGCAGCCGAACATGCTTGGATCGCGGACGTCGTCCAGCCAGAGATTGAACTTCGGCAGGTCAGTCATTGATGTCGCCCTCTACGCTCACCTTGCACGGCTCGCACAGCCCGCAGAAGCGGTGCTCACCGCAGCCGAGCGTCCATGCTCTGCACATTGTGCAACGCAGGGAGAACAAAGCCTTCCATGACTCGAATGCCTGTTCCTTGGTTCGCCAGGATAGAGTCCAGTCAAAGAAGGTCCACTCGAGTCTCCAGATCGTGATACTGAGGTGTTTTTCGTTCCCGCCGAGAAAAAAATATTTGTCTCGTCTAAACATCTAGAAAACTCGGTGTGCTGGTTTCGAAGCCGGCAGCTGCTGCGTGCCCGCCGCCTCCGTAGGCCTTGGCAATCTCCGACACGTCGAAGCCGTTATTGGAGCGCAGGCCCCACTGGCGCTTCCCGTCCGGCCTGTCGAAGTAGTAGCAGGCGAACTTGGCCTCTGGATGGAGCTCACAGAGCCTCATGGCGACCTGAGAACCCATGGCAGCGTTGACCACAGGCACTAGGTGGCCGCCAACGTTGGTAAAGATGGCATTCCTAGCGCCCTGTCGTGTCTGCTGTTCCTGATAGCGCAGGATAGCGTTGCCCGCCGTCACGACGTCACGGAAGTGGCTGGCAATCTGATACTGCAGGAAGTTGAAGTTGCCGATCGTCCACTCGTATGAGTCGATGTAGGCGCACACGGCAGTGCTATCAGGCATCTTCCACTGCCAGATGTCTCGATCCTGAATGTATTCGAGCAGGATTGGCAGGCGGCAGCCTGGGAAGAAGTGCTCGTAGGCGAGGACAGCGCCGGACTTGGTCATGTCGAACGTGCAGTTCGGGAAACCTGCCAGTTCTGCTTGCGCTGTCTTGTGATGGTCAATGACGGTCAGGTCGACCATCGCTGCCAGCTTCTCCATGACTGGCCGCTTGTAGGAGAAGTCCAGCATGTACACCTTAGCACCGTAGGGCAGGGTGGGTGGGTCCTGACCGTGCATGACAGGCATGAGCACAGCAGCTTCATTGAACATGTGTGCAGCCCAAGCGGCCCCGAAGCCGTCTGGACACGAACCGTGATAGAGGACGATCATTACCAGCTCTCGTAATCTGTGATGTCTTTTGTGACGCCGCACTGCATGCAGCGAATGTATACGTGACGGCCTATGCCGCTGCCGTTGCCGAAGGTGTACTCAGGATTGTGCGCTTTGGCTTGTTTCTTGGGCCAGCAGGGATGACGCCACTTCTTGGCGGTTTCCTGTTCGCGCTCGTTGAGTTCGAACTTCATCTACCACCGCTCGTCGTAGTCGTCGTAGTCGTCGTCGTCGTAGTCGTCGTACCCGAAGCTATCGTTGCAGGCACCGCAGCCCGCGCAATCACTCTGGAAGTGTGCGCCGCACGTGCAGTCTTCGTCGCATACGTAGCAGTTATGCCATTCGCTCATGGGTTAAGCACCTTTGCCCAGCGTTGCTTGGGCTCCATAGGTTGATCAGTTCTGCGAGGACCCTTACGTCCTGGGCAATTCCAGTCCCCGCCGACTGTATCGCCCTCTTTGTGCCACCCAGCAGCTTTCAGGCTAGTGCCAGGTTCAGATTGCAAAATATACGTGTGTATCTTGTGGTAGCCCATAGCTCTGCACGCACGAGCGGCTGCCGCATAGAGCATGGAGCACACATGCGGCGTGCCATCGGTTACCAGCCTGTTGACTTCTGCGACTTCCTTCCAGTTTACCGCACGAGCTACCGGTCTGCCAACAATAACAGCGCCGACGAGCTGATCATCACCAACCACCGCGCCGATCGAGAACTTGTGCCCTCGAGACGGCTTGTGGTGGCGGTGAAATTGCTCAACGAAAGCGTTAGCTTCCCTGAGCGTCAGCGGGACCAGCCTCAGTTGGCTGTACAGATTCTTCACTTCACTCTGCGCTGGGGTTTCGAGCGATCGCGTCAGCGTGCGCTGCAGCTTCCGCAGCATCCGCAGCTTCTAGAGCCTTTTCCTCGATCTGCAGGGTGGCGTAGGTCACCATGATGTCCCTGACCGATTCCAGCACGTTCCTGACGTCGCCAGCCATGATCTGCACTCCCTCTGGAATGGTGATCAGGATGCCGGTTGCCACGATGTCGACGCTAAACTGCGGCGTCTGGTTCTGCGCTTGCTGTTCCACTATTTCCGTCCTCGTTGTTGAGGGTCAGCGACTTGTGCATAGTCCTGGCATCCTCTGTTAGATTGATTAGCACGCCGACGAGAAGCTCGTTGTCGAGCCGTGACCGCCATGGTGCGTAAAGCTTGACCCACTTGGTCCTCAGCTCGCCGTACCAGACCGCCTCGTATCCGACATAGATGTGGTCCTTGCTGCCGGGATGTTGGCGAATCTGGAATGTAATATCAGTCGGCCAAGGCCAACGGTCTTCGTCAGGATGTTGTTTCACTGTTGTGTTTCTCGTGTTCTATCTGAACTTCGGCTAAGGCGACCTGGCAGCACCACATGCCCGCCGAATAGCAGAGCCATGAGAGCCTAGGATCTTGAAACGTAAAGATGGCAGCAAACATCAGGCAGAGCAGGCCTGACAGAAGCGAAGCCCAGTCAGCCGTTGTCACTGTTGTCCTCCCGGCAACACGCACTTGTCGCCGTCACAGAACTTGTCTTCCGTCTCGTGGACGTTGTCGGTCAGAACCAGCGGCTTCAGTCGACTTGACCAGAATTCGTACACTTCCTGGGAAAGCGTCTGATAAGGAGCCTGCACGTAGCCATGATCCTCGGCTGGTAGGAAGGACACGCTCTTGAGGCGCGACTCATACATCTCCAGCGCTCGCTGAATGTCCTTGGCCTCTTCAGGCTTGAACGTAACGGTGATACTGACCTGATTATCAGCCCAGTAGTACTGCATGGCGGCCGCGTTCTCGAGCTGCTCCCACATGCTGACATCGCTCTTGGCCCTGTCAAAGTGTTGAGCCTTGATAGGGAAGTAGACGACGTAAGAGCTGCTGTCATACTTGTCGTCCTCTATCGGGTAGCCAGCTTCTTGGAGCGGGGCGATCAGCGGGCTGATCTTGGCAATCCTGATAGTCCTGAAGTAGTACTCAGCGTGCTCGTAGTGAATACCTGGTGTCACTCCTGGTAGGAGGCTGACCGTGCCTGACGGCTTGACAGACGTGGTCTTGATGCTGCGAGGGATGGCCAGCCAGTCCGAGTAGACCTCGTCCATGTGCTGGATGTAGCGATAGCCATCGTCCGACCAGTTGAGGTGCTTGCGTCGACCGTGCTTCGCCATGGACTGGATGATTCCAGACTGCGAACAGCCGATGCGGCGGTTGCGCATCATGACGCGGTTGGTCTTCTTGTTGTGCGTCGGGATCAGCGTAACCGTCTTGGCGTAGAGGTAGGCGAACTTCAGAGTGCGCTGGTATTCCTCGTAGGAGTCGTGACGCGACGGGAACGTCTCGACAAGACAGCACAGTTCGTAGTTCTCAAGCGTCTGCTCGAGACATGGATTGGAGCCAACGGCGCGCTTGTCCTTCCAATCTGGCGGGTCCTGCAGGCGCCCGTAGGCCTTGCACGTGTCCATCCAGAGGTAGCCAGGCTCGCCGTTCTTGGCTGTGAGGCCTGCCACCGTCCTGTAGTCGCTGCCAACGTTGACAGTGACTGAGTTGTTCGACATCCAGCGATGCGACATCAGTTCTGCCTGGAACTTGTCAGGGTTCTTAACGTTCAGGAACTCCTGATCGTCCAGCTCACCGAGCATGACCTCGGCTGACCGGCGAACGTTGCCGGCGACGACGCAGACGCCAATGATGTTGAAGATGTCAACGATGTCAGCCGTGGTGATAGCGTGACCGATGCGTCGGGTGAGCAACGCTGTCAGCATCTCGTGACAACGCCGCAGCGGCTCAGGGCCAGCAGCTGTGCCACCGAAGCCCTTGATTGGCGCTCCGAGCGGACGAATCTGGCTGTAGTCGAAGATCGGCATCCGATCGCCGTCAAAGGCCTTCAGGAGCATTCGGACGGAGTCCACCCAGCCCTCGCGCGTGTCTGCGATGACGTAGGTGAGCGTGTCCTGACTCTCACGAGGCTTAGCTACGACGAACGTTCCGCTGCCCATCGTGTCGCCGCCGACGCCGACGCCGAGCATGGACATGTCCATCAGGAAGCAGAACGGTTCTGCGAAGTCCTGAGCGATGTGCTCAGTGGTGGTGAAGGCGCAGTTATTGAGGGCAGCCCCGCCATTCTGGTAGACGTAGTCAGTTCCCATCATCCATAGGCCACGGCCAGGCGGGAGGAACTTCATGTCGAACATCAGGCGGTACATCTCCTGAGCCGAGGCTTGAGCCTTGCGAGGCTTCCACTCGAGATTCAGGCGGTCACAGTGCCAGTGCTGGATAGTGTAGACACCTTCGACCACTCGCTTACAGGTCTGCCACCAATCTTCAGATCGGCCATCTGGCAGAGGGCGGGCGTAGGTGCGCTTGTAGGTAATAAGTCCGACCGGACCCCAGTCCGGCTGCTTGGTTTTGAATTCTTCTAGGAAATTGGCAGAAAGCGAGAACCGCTGTTCAGGCTTCAGGTCTATGATCACGAATACGAGTCCGGTTGCACAATGTGCAAAGATAAAGAAGGGCGGCAGGATTCGGCCTTCCTACCGCCCAAGCGTGCAGTGGCAGCATTAACCACTCGTCCTGACCACATGAAAATCAGGATGCACACACTATACACAAGGAAACTGTGTATGTCAAGGCCTTTCTACAGTCTATCTTTAAGCATAAGCCTCGCAACACCGACATCGTCCAAGTCGTTCTCTACCATGATCTTCCATAGCTCTTTTGGCCAGATTCCAAATTGGCCGCAGACGGTACAGGCGCAGTCGAAGGCGTAGCCAGAAGGATTTCCAGTGATTCGCCACGGCGTCACGCCAGCGCATCGGCCGCATTGCAGCTTCGCCCACGTGGCCCCGACCGCGTCCCAGAACTCGTCTACAGGCTCACTAGGCATATTAGACATTGCGTAGCCCCGACTGATCGCATTATGTCGTGATAACACGAGACGCATTGGGCATCCCAGACCCAATGAGTATTCCCGTGCTGGTGGCAGTTGTAGCACGGAAATTTTAGGCGCGGGAAGTCGTGCAGCGCTATAAAGAACTCTGCGTTCTTGTCTAGAGTTTCCATCCGCAGATATCGCATTCTTCTACGCGATGTATCACGTTAGCGTGATAACACGAGACGCATATCCTGCTTATGCTGTAGTGGCCATAGCCTGGCTTATAGCAGGACTTGCACGGCTGTTGGAGAGGGTAGTAGCATTCAAGAGCAGCGAAGAACTCTAGGTTCTTGTCAGTCATCGCATGTTCCTGACAGCGGCATCAGGGTACCAGCCCCAGTGCTCAGCGTAGGCATCCTGGACAAACTGGTCAACGATGGCAGTGTGTGGCTCGTCTGGCAGCGGGCTGGCATCGAGCAGCAGTTCCAATTGATTCTCGATGGCGTCAGCCTCCTGCACGACCTTCACCAGCGTAACCTTGCCAGTCCTGACATCGAGAAGGTGCTGACGGATATGGTCAGCCAATGGCAGGTCGAGAGAGCCTGTCACCATGTACTCAGTGCCCTGATAGCCGAGGCGCAGGACATGGTAGGCGTACTTCGTGTCGAAGCCATACTTGTCGATCAGCTCCCTGCGCGTGACATCCCTCTGACCACGCTTGCCGAGCAGGCGCTCCTTCTGTTGGGTCATATACCCTAGATACGCCTTGCCAACCTTCTTAGAGGCGAACGCGGGTGCCAGCTTTCTCAGCTCCTCACCGAACTTATCGATGTGGATGCACTTTGGTGAGAAGAGGAGCATCATGGCAGACGGGTTGCCCTTAAGAGCCATCCTGACCCACTTGCGCAGGCTATAGACAATCAGGTCAAGGTCGCCAGGCTCTGACCGAGGTGTGTAGTCAGGTGGGAAGACCTGTCCGGCCTCTCGGGCTGCCTTCATCCTTTCCAGCGCTGTCCGGTACTGCCAGTGGTCGAAGGAGCCGAGGCCGACCACGTAGTGCGGCGGTTCAAGGCACACACCCATCTCGTCACGGTCGTCGGTTCCCTCGAGGCTGACGCCGTGGACAGTCGAACCAACCTCGACTCTTAGGATAATGTTCGGTTCGGCTATCTGACGAGACTTTTCAGTTTCTGGCATCGCAACTCCTTCTGCACGTAGTGCTTGTGTATCACGTGTGCCCTTCGTAAAACCGCGCCACTCCATACTAAGAGTATCAGGGATCGGCTCGCCTGTCAAGGCTTTTCCCGCCGCTAGATTTCGTCAGAAAAAAGGAACAAGCACACATGTCAAATATGTCCGACTACTTGGAGGTAGAGGTTCGCAAAGCGCTCTTCCGCACCTCAACTGTTACCGTGCGAGCGAACTCGACAGCTTATAGCGCGGGCGACAGAGTCATGCTGGGAACGTCCGACCTCTCAGTTTACGAATGCATTACAGGTGGCACCACGGCCGGTGCGCCGCCAGCGTTCAACACGTCTCTCGGCCAGACCACCACAGATGGCGCCGTGACGTGGCTAACGCTGAAGCAGGGGCTACCGAAGCGTCCAGTCTACATCGGCCTTTTCACCACTAACCCTTCGACCGGCTCTGAAGCGGCTGGTGCAGGCACGGAAGTGTCTGGTGGCAGCTATGCCCGCGTTCAGGTGGATCCTTCGGATTCGAACTGGACTGGTACTAGCGGCACCGACGGCTTGACCGACAACGCGGCAGCCATCAACTTCCCAACCCCTTCGGCCAACTGGGGAACTATTACCGGCGTCGGAGTATTCGACCGCGCCACCGGCGGCAACCTCATGGTCTGGGGAGCACTCGCCCAGAACAAGACAGTCAACAACGGCGATCCTGGGCCGTCCATCTCCATCGGAGCACTGGACATCACCTTCGCATAAGGCTCGTCTTCTTACTTCCACTCCAATTGCGTGGTGGACGGGCCTCACACTGCGCATCAAATTTCGGTCCCACCTTTTAGGAGACAGTACACATGGCAAAGTATGCAGTTGAACTGCAGGACACTCTCGGCTCAGCGACTACGCTAGGAGCCATTCGTTGCAACGCCACAACTGTGCGCCGCGCGAAGCTGTACGACCTTATCTTCGGCTCAGAGGCTACGCCTGCTGACGCTGCGATTCTGTTCACAGCTACCCGCGTTGACGCCACAGGCCAGGGCACAGCGACGTCAGTGACTCCTGCCCCACTCGATCCTGCTGATGCGGCTGCGCTGACAGCGGCGCTCGAGAATTACACCGCCGAGCCAACGAACTACGCGACCGTTCCGCTTCTGTCAGTGGCTCTTAACCAGCGCGCGAGCTTCCGATGGGTTGCTGCACCTGGTGGCGAGCTAGTGATTCCGGCCACGGCTAACCACTCGATCGGGTTCCGCACACCGACCATCAACACAGGCACCCCGCTTGCGACGATGACGGTTCACTTCGAGGAGCAGTAATGCCCCTCTACCGGGTGACGCTCAGCGATGGGCGTCACGTCCTGGTTTCAACAGACGGCACTGCCGAGGACGCGAAGCGCCACGCTACAGAAGTGGAAAACACACGCTTTGCGATCCTCGCGCGGCGTGGGATGGAGCTCACTCCTGCCTATTGCCTACCAGTCGATGCCGTCGAAATTGGTGAGTAATGCTTCGTCCGCAAGGGTATCTAATCATCACAAGTCAGGCGCACACAATCGAACGCGACACCATCACTTGTGGTCACTGTAACGCGATAGTTTTTGTCAAGCCTGGGTCAGCCCAAACAGTCTATCTAGTTCCTCAAGGCGTCAACCTTCCAGACAAAGAGGAAATGGGCGCGGCCTGCCGATGCTGTATGCGAGCCATCTGTCTTCACTGCTACGAAGACGGCCGCTGCACGCCCCTCGAGAAGAGAATCGAAGCCCAAGAGTCGCGCCGGCGACTGCTGGATCGAATAGGAATAGCATGAAGCTACTGATCTCAGTCCTAGCAATAGCCTGCGCAGCGAATTTGCTAGCTGCAGGTCAGTTCATCTCAGGCGGCCGTCTTACCGGTACTGGCTCCCAGCAGCAGGGAGGCGGTGGCGGTACTGACCCGCAGGATTACGGGGACCACACTACCCTCAAGATGGTCCTCCCTACGCCTACTGGCACCGCCGGAACCACGCCACGCCATCAAGCCAGTAACAGGATCTATAGAGCCTATAACGGCCTGCAGTACAGGATTCCTGTTGTATGCCGAGGAGGACAGTACCCGTATACCTTCTCCCTGACTAACGCCCCGTCAGGGATGACAATTACTGCATCTAGCACGGTAAACGGGTCTGCTAACGAGGCTGGCTTCATTAACTGGCCAAATCCTACAGCCAGTGCCAGCAATATTACCGCGACATGCACTGACGCTGACGGCGATACCGACCAGCAGACGTGGAGCATTACCGTCTCCACAACGATCGGACCAGACGGATTCTGCTTCCTAGACGCTGACACCGGCAGCGATAGCGGCACAGGCTCACTGTTGAGTCCCTATCGCACGATGGCCAAGCTTAAGGAAGATCCATTGGATCCTTGCGCTCGTGCGGTCGTCTACCTGCGCGACCAGACGCCTGGTGGTGGCAACACCTACAACTGGACGTCGTTTCCTCTACAGGACGGGACGGAAGCACAGCTTCGCGAAGATCGTGGTGAGCCAGTCATCCTGATTGCCTACCCAGGCGACACGATGCCAACGCTCGACTACGACGACCACAATCCTGGCAATCCTCCTAACTTGATGTATCTGCGAGGTCAGAACATCTGGGTCGAAGGCATTAGGCATCAGGACTGCGGCGGCAAGTGCATGGGCGAGACAGAGCGCACCAGCCGCTATGGCTCTGTGATCTGGCGCAACCTGCTGACCGGCGGTGGACCAGGCGTGGACAGCTCCAACACTGCCTACATCATGTATGTCTCGCAGGTAGGATCAGAGTCGTATCACGACATCGTAGCCAACAACGTTGCCACAGACATTCAGTACGGGTCGTCTTTTAACTTTGTCAAGGCATACGCGCAAATCGAGCCTGTCTACATCAATAACGATGTAACGAACGTTCACTCCTACACTGGAGAAGCGGACGCGATGTTCTCGATGAAGGCCGACATTCAGGACTTCTCGATCATCAACAACAACTGTTCAGGACTGCCTGTTCAGGTGCCGTGTATCGGCGGCAGTCAGCACGAGGTAAACGTGCAGGTTCGCGGCGAGGTGCTCTTCAATAATGCCTTGGCCGCTGGAGGTTACGCTGCAATCTACAACGACTTCGGAGCCAGCAACGCCACGGTAGGACCGTTCTACTCCTACAGGAATACCTACCAAGGCCGAGTTCAGGTTAACGGTGCTGACACTGGCGACCTCTACTCGTTCGTCAGAGACGTCATTGCCAACACTGGCGGGTCTGGCGGGTCCTGTCCACAGCGCATAACCTGCTCAGGAGTTGTCAACTTCTCGACAATATCCATCGCTGCCACTGTTCTACAGGGCCTAGCGGATGGCTCTATCGTCAGCACATCGACTGGACTATTGCAGGGTTCAAACCTGACGAATTATGGTCCTTCCAGTGCTGACCCACGCGGTCACGCGCGTCAGTAACAATACACTAGGATTGCGTGTAAAGGGATAAATGGCTCAGACTATTGCGCTCGCAGATATCGTCGTTTCTGCAGTTACTGCCACAGCAATCACTGGCACGCTTGCTCAGGCTAACATTACTGACGCTGACCGTCAGACGCTATACATTGTGGCCGCGTTCGATGACCAGGGCGACTCGTCCGCTAGGGTTATCACTGCCACTTGGAACGGCGTTGATATCTCGGCCCAGGAAGTTAAGCGCAACACGATCACTGGCCCGTATGTAGGACTCTTTAGGGTTACTAATCCTACCGGCACTGGAGGCTTGGCCTCCTTCACGATCTCGTCTGCGCCAGCGTTCAACAACCGTCACTGGGCTGTCGGATTCATTGTTGTTAACGATAACAACCAGACGACTCCGAACGACACCATTCTAGCCACTGAAAATGCGGCATTAACCAGTCTGTCGACAGGCGTGCCTACCGACTTGACAGACATTGTCATGTCGATTGCCGTCGTTGACAACAAGACCATGGCCAACGTCGGTGCCAACTCTCCGACCACTGCCCACGACGAGGACAGTGGATTGGGTGGGTTCTACATGGGTATCGCCTCATGGGCTGGCACAGGCGGAACGGTCAACACGAACTGGGGTAACGGTTCAGGCGCAGCTTGGAGCGGCACAACCATCGCCATAGAGTTCGCATTCGCGCTCAACGAAGACACAGGATCAGGCGGCGGCGCTGGCCCGTCATTGGCGTGGCTTCCACGAGTTCAGGTCGTTCGCGGCCCGCAGGTAGTAATCATCCCTTCAGGTTTTGATCCAGGTTCATCGGTAGGATAAGGTGGCGACTCGTTTTCGCTTCCCATCGTCCGGCGCGGCAACCGTTTCCCCGGCTACGCAGTCGTATTCGCACGCCTCAACGACGAGGCGGCAGCTGCTGCTGGCCACTGGAACGACTCTTACCACCGAAGCCGTAACCCCTGACGCCGCCGACCACCTTGTCGCCGGCGATGCGCTACACGTCCAGTTTATTTCGGACCCTCTCAAGGCTCAGACCTTCACATCTGGGGACGTCTTTAAGTTCGCTCTCCAGTGCCTAGAGTCGAATAACAGCAACAACCTAAACGTCCAGATCTGGATGGGCATCGTCAACGAGGCCGGAAGCAGTGCTGTTGGCACTATTCGGTCTAAGACGACCCATGCCACTGAGATTGCTACTGCTCTCACTAACAGGTTCCTTAGCAGCACCCTTAGCAATACGGTGTCCTGCTCAGATGGGGACCGCCTGGTGGTCGAGATCAGCGTCACTGGCACGCCTGCAGCCGCTGGCGGCACACAGGGCCACAACGCCTCGATCCGATGGGGAGGTGACGGCGCTGGTGGCGACCTTGGCGAGAACAATACGGACACTGGAACCACGCTGAACCCGTGGCTCGAGTTTGCTAACGATATCCAGTTCCTAGGGCCAACAGCTCCGCCAGAGGGCGTCGACTATCAGCCTCTGGCGAAGCGAACGCTGTCAACGGCTATTATGGCCGGCGCTCTGGCGTTCACGCCGATGCTGGCGTCAGCTCCTCCTGCAGACGCTGCTGCGCGCGGTGAGGGCACGTCAACCCTAAGATATACACAGCTTCAGTACCAGTCGATTACGGCTCCGGTGGTTGTTCCGCCTGTCGATACGAATAGTGTTGACAAGTGGAAACCGACATACGTTGACAGGATTCCAGGCAGGGTTAACATTCCTGTCGGCTTCACTGTCGCTCCGTTCCCACAGCCAGCACCTCCGACGCCTGCAGATGCTGACGCGCCGAGCAATAGTGGCGTTATCAGTGCTGCCAAGGTCGTTCAGTATCAGTCGGTAGTCGGACCTGTCGTCGTCCCATCAGCAAGCACGCTGACAACGAACTGGCAGCCGGAATACCCTGACATCATTCGTAGGCGCGATAGCAGGCATCCGTCTGTCACAAGCGGCTACGTTGGCAGACTGCAGACGTCTGTTGCTGAGCTCGTTGCATCGACATCTGCCACGGCCAGCGTCTCGGCCTCTCTCAGCACGTCGATCCCGCTAGTCGCAACGCCAAGCCTAACCGCCACGGCGTCTAGCAATCTGAGCACGGCGATCACGCTAGCAACCACGCCAAGCCTCACGGCCACGGTGTCTGGTGCTCTCAGCACGGGTATCGAGCTAGCCACATCTCCGAGCCTCACAGCCACGGCAGCGGCGGCTCTGAACACGTCAATCACGCTAGTCTCAGCCCCAAGCCTCACGGCCTCGGTAGAGGCTAGCCTGTATATCACTGGCGTTGTCTCTCAGTCTCAGGCGAGCATTATCATGCCTGAGAAAAGGATTCAGTATGTCAGCCTGGTCGGACCTGTTAGGGTTCCGCCAGCGGCTCCTGCGGTAATCACGGGCTGGGATGCGACTTACCCAGACATGGTTCCTCGCCGCAGGGTGACGGCACCACAGCCTGGACAGCAGATGTTCGGGGTGGAGATTGAGGTTCCTGTCGAGTCGTGGACAGGCAATACGCTCTATCCGCAGTTCATACTGGACAGGCGTAATCCAACTTCAAGGCGTCAGCAGTCGACGGTTGTTGCTTATCTTCCCTCAGATACGCCTCCAGCTGCGCCGACGTTCTTCGACGCTGTCTTCCCAGACACGATCAGCCGTCGTCGGACCAACGCTCACCAGATTCCTGGACAGCAGATGTTCGGGGTCGAGGTCGATGTCCCGGTCGAGTCGTGGACCGGCAACACCCTGTATCCGACTTTCATCACGGATCGTAACAGGGTTGGCATCCACGCCTCGCGTCGTCAGTTCTTTACCATCAGGGTAGCGCCGGCAATCACCAACCTTGGCGAGGTGGTATTTACTGGCACGGCTACGGCCACTGCCAGCCTGACAACGGCTATTCCAGTTGCCAGCGCGGTTAGCCTGACTGGCACGGTCAACCCGACCACGCTCAACACGCAGATTAGCCTCGCGTCTGGCATCTCTGGAACAGCGGCTGTCAATGCGGCTCTGTCCACCCAGATTACGTCAGCGGCGACAGCCTCTGCGACAGCGACTCTCAATGCAGCGCTGGCCACTCAGATTCAGATGGCCGCCTCGCCAGTTGGAACGGCGACGGTCGGTGCCACTCTGCTTGTCCCAGGCGCTCTGACGTCTCAGTCGGAGATGACAGCGACTGTTAACGCTGTCCTGAGCACGCAGATAGTAGCGGGAGCATCGGCTACGGCGACGGGAACGCTGAACGCCACGCTGACCACTCAGGTTACGCCAGCGGCCACGGTCCCGACAGCGGCGGCAGTTAACTGCGCCCTGACAACTCAGATAACGCTGAACTCGACGGCGAGTGGTAACTGCACGGTTGCAGCCCAGTTGTCGGCTGGTTCGTCGCTCGAGGCGGCATGCCTAGGCTCGACAGCCTGCAGCGTTGACCTGACAACGGCCAAGCCGATCGCATCGGCGTGTGGTGGAACGGCGACAGTCAGCGTAGCAATTACCACGCGGATTGCGCCAGCGTCCCTCGCAACGGCTTCGGCTTCGGCTACTGCCAGCCTGACAACCGAGATTCTCGTCACCGGCAACGCCACAGTGAGGGCGACGGTCACGGCGGATCTGATTACCCCAATCACCGAGTTCTATAGTGCGCCAAAGCATCGCACATTTGCGGCTCAGGGACAGACCAGGACTATCAAGGCGGCCGGTAACAGCCGCAAGTTTACGGTGTAAAGATGGCAGCTAGCCTAGGAACCAAGAATCAGGATCCCTCAGACAGGCTCGACTACACGATCAACTGGAGTCGTCTCCTGTCTGGGGACACTATTGTGACAAGCACGTGGGATGTGCCGACTGGAATTGTTGCGGTGAACTCTGTCTTCAGCGAGAACGCTACGTCGGTCATGCTGTCAGGCGGGACAGCCGGTCAGTCCTATGAGATTACCAATAGGATTACCACTGTTGGCGACAAGATTATCGAGCGCTCATTTACGCTTAACGTTACTCAGCTGTAAGCGTAGGCCCCTCGGGGCCGAAGCGTTTTAAAAATCGCGTTTGGTTCTGATAGGTCTATTAGGATCTATCAGAACTATCAGCAATACCAAGGATCGCAGCCGTAGCAAACATCAGAGTTGTGGTGAGGCTTAGTACACTTATAGGTCGGACGGTCCTTGCCTCCATTGCTGGCTTTGATGCGCTCAAGCTCCTGCTTGGCCATCGTCACCCAGCCCCGCCTAGTCTCCTCCGCAAAGAAGAACGCCCAGCAAGGTACACAGATGACCTTGGGATGGCGTTTACCCTGATAGCGCGGATGCTTCTTGCACTTCATTAGGCACCTGTTAAGAGCAGGCCCAGCATCGAGCCTGCCAGCCCACCTGTTACGTACCCTACCCGATCCTGCCAGCGGTCAGACTGCGACACCTTTCGAATCAGCGTCCAGCCTAGAAGCAGGATACCCACCTCGCTGACCGCCGTCCCTAGGTACGACCCCTGAGCCACCATCCGATAGTTGACAGTGATGAGTAGGAACTGCGTCATCATCATGCCTGCTATCTTGGCCGCGTTAATTAACCTGGCCGTGTTAGATGGTTCTCCACTGTCTGCGGCGATCATTTTCCTTCTCTCTGTCGATGTAGGCCTGCGCCTCGGCTTGGCTTCTGGATTGCCATACGCCCATCGTCTCGGCCCCAGTCTGGACACTGAACGGCGTCCAGACAATGCCGAAACGGGACCACTGCGGTTCGAACGTCGAGCCGTTGGTGCGAATGCGGTATCTCATCCAACCCTCCACTGCCGGACATTGCACTTTGTGCAACGACGGTACTGATTGATAGATCTGTCAGTGTCGGCGTCCAGCCAACCCTCCCACCTGTGAATGTGGAACAACTGCCAGAGCAAGATCTTCACTGGCCAGTGCTCCCAAACCCGCCCCGGCTGTCACCTTCTGGCAGCTCCTTCTGCAGCCACTCAAAGCTGTCAGGAATTGGCAGGAACATCCCCTGTGCCAGCCTGTCACCCTTCTTGATGTAAGACCAGGCGTCTGTCACGTTGTAGAGGGAGATTCGAACCTCGTCCTCGGGGCCGCAGTAGTCAGGGTCGACCACGCCGATGCCGTTGGCAAGGATCAGGCCTCGCTTGATCAGGCTGCTGCGAGCGGCGAGCATTAGCCAGTAGCCCTGCGGCGGCTTGATAATCAGGCCAGTAGGGACAAGCTTATGCTGCCTGTTCTCGATGATCATGTCCTGCGAGGCTGACAGGTCGAAGCCGATGCTGTTCTTCGTGCCTCTCTCTGGCAGCGTTCCGCCAGGTAGGACAGTAATCTCAGCCTGACGAGGCTTTAGTACGTTCTTGAACGCTAGCGTTAGCGTTGGACACACAGAACCAATCTGATGATGGTGTCCGCAAGTCATGCAGTACGTCCAGTACGTAGGCGGCATGAGGTCGCCAGTGCTCATACAGACTTCACCTCTCCGCGCCAGTGCCCAGCCAACGCCTCGACAACTGCCAGTTCCTCGGCCTGCTGAACCTCTGGGATCTCCATCTCGATGATGTCCAGCGCAATCTCGAGCCGAGCTGACCGATATCCCAGTTCCTCTGCAACAGACTGTTCGTCCGTCTGCTCCTCCTGAACAATCAAGACAGCCCGCGACAGCGCCGCGTGAGCATCCCTGATGTGCTGCAGGTACTCTGCCTCTTTAAGCATTGGTCTTCCTTATAGTGGTGACGATGTAGCGGGCCTGTCCGTCTGGCCATTCTGGCGTGAACTCCAGAGGCATCAGCGGGTCATTGGCCTTCATTTCGATCTGCGGCGCCGGCGAGTTGTCCAGCACGCCCTTCAGGTACTGCCCGTTGACCGTGAAGGCCAGGTTGGCATTGCCTGCGATTCCTGCCAGCGTCTCAGAGCCGTTGCCAGACGTCACAGTGATGTCCGTGCCTGCGAAGGTCAGGTCGACAGTCGGCTCCTTCGAGGTGGAGACGGCGAGCGCTCGACTGATGGCCTCTGACAGCATGGGCGCATCGAAGACAATCTTGTGAGCGGGGTCAACCGGAAAGAACTTCTCATAGCTCATAGGGAATGGCCCATTGGCCACGCCCATGGCAAAGTAGCGACTACCGCACGAGGCGACGAAGTTCTTCTCCCGGCGCTGGAGGGTGACGGCCTCACCGTCCGCGTCCTTTACCAGCTTCCGGAGCTGCTCGAAAGCCATCGGCGGGATGACGATGTCTTGGGTGGCGACGACGGGATGGGTCTGACTGACTTCCGCGATGACGTAGCCCGTGGTGGCGACCATTCTGACAAGGTCTGGCCGAGTCTGTAGGAGCGTTCCGCCGAGGCGAGGCTGAGTACTCTTGACGGCAGCGAAGGCTCCAGCGGAGAGCAGCGCTGACATGGCCTCACGTGGCACGCTGACGCTGGCCACTTCCTGGTCGAGAATATCGCGCGGGTGCTGGATGTAGAGCTTGTTCGGCACAACCACCGAACCCTCGTCGTGCCAGACCGACGTGTTGCGATCACCAGCCATTAGGCGAATCTCTTTGTCCTTGACCAGCTTCAGGTAGTCGAGCAGGACGTCCGAGAACAGTTGCACAGTGTGCAAGCTTTCAAAGTTGGCTTCAGCTGGGATGCTGGACTTGAGGAGCGTTCGGCCATCATCGAACGTCATCTCGAGACGACCGACGCCGCCAGTGAGTAGTACTTCTGGCCGGTGGCCGATGTCCTTGGACCTGAACGCAGACGTGATGAACGACAGCTCTGTGACAAGCCCCTTGGTATTGACCACCAGATCCATTAGCGATTCAGCCCGCTGAGGATGTCACCGAGGATGTTGTGCAGCGACTCGATGTCGCTCTTGACGAGATTGCGCAGGTTGATATAGCTCTCTCCGAATGAAGATTCCTCGTCGTTGTCCTGAATGGACAGCTCGAAGCCCTCTTCGGTGTGGCAGGAGGCGAATTCCACCGTGACCTTCTGTGTTTCAAACTGACGGACGAAATACTCGCCAGTGTCGTAGTCGTGACTCATTGCAAATAATACACAAGCTAACTGTGTGTGTCAAGGCCGGAAAATGACCAAGACGCTGGGGAATGGCGCGCTGTTCTTCGCACCGTTGAATTTCAGGCGTCCCGGGATGAACTCCACGGAGACTCCTGGCCGATACCGCCGAGCCTCAGCGTCGTAGACGAACTCGTGCCACCAGGAATTGTCAGTTCTGGCGGCTAGCAAGCATACCACCTCTGATCCCTTCCTAGCTTCCTCGGCAGCCTTCTTGACGAAGTCGTAGCAGCCTGGTACGTACTGATCAATGTGATAGCCGCGCTTCTGGCAGCGCTTCTTCTTGCACTTCGAGCGGTCGGCCTTGCACGGATGCTCAGCATCCGAGTAGGGCGGATTCATCCAGCACGTGCCAGTCTTTGCTAGGCGCGGCCAGTCGACGGTCAGGCAGTCTTTCGCTTCTTCGCTGTCAGGGCCGTAGTAGTAGTAGCATTTCGCATTCGCTTTGACGGCGGCGACGTCGATGTAGAAGCTGAATCGAGCTTTGAGGCTTTCGAAGAAATCAAGCGGAGTTTCCTGTTCGTTGTCTCCGGTTGACCACATGACACGCTTGGTATTGTCGTCCATCGTTTGGTAGCAGCTTTCAGTTTTCTGGCAGCCTCAACGCGAGGCGAGATGACGGGGAAGTCGTAGACGGCAAGCTCAGCAGCTTCCGACAGGGTGACGATCACCCAATAGCACTTGTCATCGCTGACACCCTGAGTGACGACTGGGCCTTCCAGCCAGCGTCGGTTGTCGTCAACGATGTAGCCGGCCTCCTTCAGGGAGTCCTGCAGGCGTTTGGTCGATGCGGCCAGATTGTCCTCGTCCATCATGTAGCGCTGATTGGGCGCGAGGCGCATAATCTCGAGCTTCATCCGAGTGTTGACAGGCTTGATCGAGCCTCCGTATAGGACCTTCGTCTCATTGAAATCGACGGTCGATTCGGCTTTAGCTATCAGGAGCGCCCAGGCCTGCCGCTCTCCGTGGTCGGAACGCCAGTTGCCACGCTGGTTCGGGGACCTGAGGCGCCGAGGCAGCATCATAACGATGCGGCCCTTGGAGACGAGCATTGAGGCTGGTGCCTTGGATCTGAACTTTCCTCGTGTCGATTTCCGCTTCCGGGCGGGGATTTTCCCCCTGTTTTTACGGCCAAAAAAACGTCTGGGCATTCGTAGAAGCAGGTTAACAGAGGGTCTACGAAAACTTGCCCTAACGCGTTAGGTGTATCAAGTTGCCAAAATCTGTGAATGGAACGCCAACACTGTCATTTTGCTACCAGCCAAAAATGGCCAAAAACACCTGTTTTGTGAGCATTCAGTGGTTTGGCACGCGTAGTGCATTCTGTGTTCGCAGACGAAATACACAGAATACATTTTTTTATTGACAGGGCAGGTCAACAGCCCATAGTATACCGGCAGGGAGAACGATAGTGCAGCAGACATACGCTGGAATGGTTCGCAAACGGCTTGACGAGAAAGGCCTGATGCCCCGCGACCTGGCGTCGGCTACCGATTATTCCTACGAGCACGTCCGCAAGGTCCTCAAGGGCGAGACGAACATTGGCGAAGACTTTCACGAGCGCCTCTGTCGAGCACTCGACTTGGACCCTGTCGAAATGGGACAGCTACTCGTTTCTGAGAAGGTGTCGAGCAAGTATGGCGCGGCCTTCAAGAAGGTCCTCGCCCCACCGGATACCGAGCTTCGTCGGATCTGGCCGGACCTCACAGATGTGCAGAAGAAGCAGATCACAGCGATCGCGTTGGGGTTCAAGGCCCAGAACGACGCCCTCGCTGGCTCAACACCACCGGTACCGCAACAGGTCAACGTTAGGTAAATCCGACTCACGTCGGCGGCAACAAGAGGGAGGCTTCGGCCTCCCTTTTTGTTTTGTACCAAAGTAAGCCACTACCCGCCAAGCACTTAGTCCTACCAGCTCTAACCTTCCTAGCTTAGGTTGCTATCCTGAAGATAGCCCAACCTGGGTCCATTCTGCATCTCATCCTGCCAGTTAGGTGGTGAGACGCCAGTTTAGCCACCTAACAACTTCTCCCAGGTTGCGCCAGAGCGGCCGTAGTGTTTAACGGCCAAGCACAGCTGGCTTCCACCCAGCGAGTTCGGGTTCGAATCCCGACAGCCGCTCCAGAACAGATGGGGTGTAGCAAAGCGGTAATGCAGCAGGTTGTTACCCTGCCTACCGGAGGTTCGAATCCTCCCGCCCCAGCCAGACGATGAGAAGGTTTTGCAAGAAGCACGGCGAGCAGGAATACAAGAAACAAGGTTCCTATCGCTGTCCAAATGTGTCAGCGAGGCAGTCTCTAAGAGACGTCGCAAGCTGAGACAGATGTGCCTAGACCTTCTGGGGCGTTCTTGCAGCATGTGCGGATATTCAAGGTGTGAAGACGCTTTGGACCTCCATCACATGGACTCATCGTCAAAAGGGTTTGGGTTGTCCTACAAGGGCCTCACTAGGTCATGGGAGGCAACCAAATCAGAAGCACTCAAATGCGTAGTTCTGTGCGCCAACTGCCACAGAGAAGTCGAGTGTTTCATTCGCTCAATTCGACAGCCTGCGGGACTGTCATAGGGTGACGCCGAGCATCCCTTAAACAACTCGGCCTTCGTAGCAGGGTGGAGCAGCGGTAGCTCGTCTGGCTCATAACCAGAAGGTCGCGGGTTCGAATCCCGCCCCTGTTCCCAATCTTAAATGGCACGCATCACAGCAGAAGATCTCTGGGAAGTAGCGAAGTCTGGCGAGCGCAAGCTCAAAGCGCCAGAGCGCCGGCGTGTGCTCAAGTATCTCGATGAGATTGGTGAGAAGAAGATCAGCGTTCCAGACCTTGCCAGAATTTTCAGGGTCAGTGAGCAGCAGGTCAGGTCTGACAAGCGCAGAGTGATCGAGACATACGTAGGAGGGCTGACACCCAAATACGCAATGCTCTTCGTTGCCAAGCACTTCAAGGACCTAGACGATCTGATGTCCATTACCAAACGGGGGCTGGACGAGACTGAATCAGGCGGAACGAACGAGGCAAAGTTCACGGAAGTGATGCTGAAGCTCCTTCAGCACAAGTGGAACGCTCTACAGGAAGTTGGCTTGGTCCGTAAGGAGCTGGCCGACATGAACGCCGACGAGGAGAAGTGGGTAGCCACAGTCTCTGAGGCTGGCGAATGCGGAGTCCATAAGGACGAAAGTAAATCTGAGTAATGCACATTGTGCAAAGGTTGCTTCTCCTGCCGGTCCTCCTCCTGGCGGTCGGATGCGGCTCGCACGGTGCATTCACGCTGGCTGGTGGCTTTCGAGTCATGCAAGAGGCCAACGGCATTGTGGCGTTCCAGCGCGGCCAGATCGACGGAGACTCGCACGAGTCGTATTACGACGCACTCCTAGAATTTGCAGAGTCTCGCAACATCAAAGTCGTCATTGTTGACGGATTGGTGAATGAGAAAGACGCGCCGATATACGGAAGATTCTGGAAAGGCAAGCCAGCCCTGATAGAGCTTCGTTCTGGGCTGTCACCCAACGCGCTGGTGAACACGTTCGCCCATGAGCTGGGTCACTACTTTCAGCCCACAGAAATAGACGAAGACTTCAGCAAGAACCAGGTCTTCGCAGAGGCAGTAGGAGAAGGCTACTGCGCTCGCATCGGACTCGTGTCTTGGCGTTCGGCCTACTACTACCTGTCGTGGTGGCCAGATCCTGCCCAGACGATCCTGCAATACCAAACCCAGATCGACGCAGCAGTCGAGACACTTCTGGAAGCCTCGAGATGATGGAAGAAGACGAGGGGCTAGTGTGTGTGTTCGACTACCTAAAGGACGCCGGGTTCGATACCAAGGTAGCAGCGGAGATCACGCTTGCCGCAGTCTTGCGATCGGTAGCACTGACTGTTGATGAGATACAGGTGGCCGCCGAGGCTGTGGGATACTCACTGCCTTCAACGGTGCCCGCCATTGACCTACTAACTTACAAGCATAGGAACTAACACATGGCACTTCTAACTCTCCAGCGCCCGTCAACCACAGGCGCGGCTCCGACCTACGCCAACGCGAGCGCGTCGGACACATTCCCGAACGATGGCAAGACCTTCCTGCACGTTCGCAGCACTGACGCGGGCTCATGCACCGTGACGGTGAAGTCAGGTCCGACCAGCAACAACCCGTGCAGCTTCGGCGTGGCCAACTCGGCTCACGACCTGACGGTGTCTGTTCCAGCTGGCCAGGAGCGTATCATCGGTCCGTTCTCGACGGATCGTTTCAACGACGTTACGACAGGCAACGTGACGGTGACGTTCTCAGTCACTGGAGCCACGATCAAGGTCGCCGCGCTCAAGGCGTAATCCCGCCGGATACACACGATACACGTGTGTTAAGACTCATTGTATTTCCTACCTGACAAGACTTCAGACGCTATCAAGAAGCGCCAGAAGCTCATCCAACTAACACTCCCGCCGCTTCACCCGAGGCAGCGGGAGTTCGTTGACGACCAGACGCGTATCGTCGTAGCAGCTTGCGGCACCAAGACAGGCAAGACATTCGGCCTGTGTATCTGGCTGCTCAGACACGCCTGGAACCACTACCAGAGCCTCAACTGGTGGGCAGCGCCGACACTCCGTCAGGCGCGAATCGCTTTCAACATCATGGGCCGTTGGCTGCCGCCGATGTCGTCCGGCCGAGTGCGTGTCAACCGCAACGAGATGGTCTACACCCTCCTGCGGTCAGACGGCACGCCCTACTCGATGATCGAGTTTCGTTCGGCTGACAACCCTGACAGCCTGCGAGGCGAAGCCGTCCACGCCGCCGTTATTGACGAAGCCGGCTACTGGAGCCGCGACTCCTTTGTGTCGGTCTGGACCACGCTGACCCGAACTCGAGGCAAGCTCCGCATCATCTCGACGCCCAAGGGCCGCAACTGGTTCTTCGATGAGTTCATGAAGGGCTGGGACGGCAAGGGTGCGATCGAGGGCCTGCGCAAGAAACACCCAGAATACAAGAGCTACCAGCTCCCGACAGGTAGCAATCCTCATATCCCGAGAGAGGCTATCGAGGAGGCCCAGCGCAACCTGACAGACCTGCAGTTCCGTCAGGAATACCTGGCAGAGTTCCTAGATGACTCTGCACTCGTGTTCAGAAATCTCAAGACCTGTCAGCGGTCAGAGATCCTGCCAAAGCCTATCATCGGCCGCAACTATGTCATCGGCGTAGACTGGGCCAAGCAGGAAGACTACACCGTCCTGACAGTTATGGACGTGGCTAGCAAAGCTGTTGTCCACATCGAGCGCTATAACGGCGACGACTGGAACGTGATGACCAACAGGGCCATCATCGCCGCTCGATTGTGGAATAACGCCCTGCTATGCGTTGATAGCACTGGCGTAGGTGACGTGCCGTTCGACCTGATCAAGGGTGTCTACCCGCACATAGTCGGCTACAACATCTGCAACAACGCCGAGAAGGTCGCTCTCGTCCAGAGACTGCAGTTCGCGTTTGAACGAGGGGAAATCTCTATCCCCAAGCCAGATAACCAGTCGAGGGCGCAGTTCAGGGCGATAGCCGAGACGCTCATCCACGAGCTCCAGATGTACGGCTACACCATGACCTCGCAGGGTCGTTTCCAGTTTAGTGCGCCGGAAGGCTACCACGACGACTGCGTTATTTCGCTAGCGCTAGCTAACTGGATCTGCCACGAAGCGCCGTTCGTGTATAAGTCCAGGCAGGTCGCCGGCGTCTAGTTTTCACGAACTATCAATCTAATAGGTTGACAGAATAGGACATAGCTCTCACACCCCTGCCAGTTACGAGGAGGTGCTGTCACTATGACTATAGGCGATATTGTCTATGCAGTCACTTCCAACCGTCAACACTGTCCAGACTGTGGCACCAAGCGTGCCGACGCAGCAGCAGCAGACGGCAGAAGAGGCTAGGCGCCAGAAGGAACTCGAGGAGATTATTCGCCTCCAGTCCCAGTGCGAAGACTACCTTGACAATGCTGACCACTGGCGCTTCCTACTAAAAAGCTATGAGGGCGGTCCTAAGTATATTGGGACTGATACGCTTCATAAGCATCGCAGGGAGCATGCGTCTGACTATCAGGCCCGCCTAGACAGGGCGCACTACCAGAACTACTGTCAGCCGCTCGTTGACTTCGTGCCTGAATACATCTTCAGCCAAGGAGTCGAGCGCGAGGCCCCAGGCGCTCTGAAGAACGCCTTCGAGCAGTTTCTAGCGAACTGCGACCGATCAGGGACCTCACTGAATGCCTTCATGCAGGCAGTTGGCGAAGATGCTCGCATCTTTGGCATGACGTATGTTCATGTCGACAAACTGCCTCTACCGGAGAATCTGGCACCGGAGGAAGTCTCGGTCCAGAGAGCAACTGAAATCGGTCTAGACCTGCCGTATCTGATCAACGTAAGGCCTCTTGAGGTTTACGACTGGACGACAGATACCTGCGGAAACTTCCTATACCTGAAGCGTTGCCAGACATTCTCGCGTTTCGATGGACAGTCAACCCGTCTGATTGAGCGCTATACCGAGTGGACACCGTCGCAGTTTGTGGTGTCGGAGATTGATGTCACCGACCCTCGCGACCCGCGCATTATCAGTAAAAGGCCCTCTAACCATCCGTGGAAGGTTGTACCGTTCATTCCGGCCTACTTTAAGAGGCTGAAGTCGAACAAGGATATCGGACAGTCCTTCCTACAGGATATTGCCTACCAGAACAATCACGCCTTCAACCTGACAAGCCTGGTTGGGGAGTTCTTGTATCGGCAGTGCTTCAATATCCTCGTCCTCCCTGGACGCTCGATCGTCCCTACGAAGGACCAGGTAGAAGGCGACATCGGCACCGGCTCAGTGCTGGAAGTGCCGGACGACGCCAAGGTTAAGCCGGACTATCTCTCACCACCTGTCGATCCCGCTGAGTTCCTCCAGTCTGAGCGTGAGAAGACAGTAGCCGAAATGTATCGGCAGGCCGCGCAGGACATCATGTCCGACCTCTTCAAGGGGAAGAACGCCGGCAGCGGTGACGCACAGAAGCAGTCGTTCTCCAGAACCATCCCTGTCATCAACAAGACAGCAGACATGCTGGAACAGGTTGAGAAGAATGTGATGGTGCTCTGGGCGAAGATGCAGGGCAAGGAATGGGAGGATGGAAAGGTGTCCTACAAGGACGACTACTCCATTACTAATCTCCTAGACCTACTGCTCCAGCTGTCACAGATTTTTAACTCTGTGAAGCTGACGACACCGACCTTCGTGCGAGAGGAATGGAAGCGAGTCATTCGAGAGTTTGACAGCAAGATTCCTCACCAGACAGTCGAGAAGATCTTCGCAGAGATTGACAAGCTGACTGACCAGGACATCAAGGACCTGTTCAAGACGCCAGCCGATATCAAGGCTGAAATGGGTGTGCCATCCACATCCAACCTACAACAGGGCAAATCTCAGAAGCAACTCGGCACAGACAAGCGGATCGGCGCTGCCTCAGGCAGTAAGGCCGCTACCAAAGAATCTGCACCTGACGCCAACAGACGCGCCAAGGGTGGCAGGTCAAATAAGTAAAACCCGTACGCGCCGGTTAGCGCGGCCCACGCAAGTGGAACTAGATAGGAACTGAATCAAATGCCGGAAAACGAGCAGACCGACAACGGCGCGGTCGAGGGTAAGAAAGAAACGAAAGTTGAGTTCACGGCGGAACAGCAGAAGAAGCTTGACGAACTAATCAACGGCACCTTCGCAAAGGCCTTCGATAAGGCAAAGAAGGAAGCGGCGGCGGAAGCGGCCGAGAAGCTGAAGGCTCTGGAAGCAGAGTTGAAAGCTGTGAAGGAGTCAGCGGGAAAGACCACTGAAACGCCTCCACAGCCGGAAGTCAAGCCAGAGAAGAAGACGACGGTTGCGGAAGTCAATAACGACGTCCTCCAGATCAAGGCGCAGCTTGAAGAGTTCAAGAACATCGCTGAGCAACTGAAGAGGGACAAGGCCGAGGCCGAGAAGCGTGAGGCTCAGACCGCTGAGCAGAACCGCAAGGCCAAGCTGAAGGAAAAGTACATCGCGGTTTCGGACAAGTTCAATTTCTTTGATCGTATGTCCGAGTTCTCGCAGATGGAGCCTTTTCTAAAGGCTGACGGCGACCGCATCGTGGTCATGAATCCAGAGACTGGTCACCCAAGGCTCAACACGAATCTTGAACCCATGACGCTCGAGGAATACGTCGCGGAATATGCCAAGCAGAAGCCGTGGACGGTTAAGGCACCGACAACTGAGGTCGCAGGGGGATCTGGAGCTTCGGAGCAGAGAAAGCTCGATACGGGCCGAACTGATTCGAAGGATTACACCAAGATGACCCTTGACGAGATCAAGGCAGAGTCGGAAAGAGTTATCGCTAAGCAGTACGAACGCCAGCGGTAAAGCACACACATTATACACAAGTCATTTGTGTAAGGAGTTACAGCATTGGCTACTCAGACTACAGCTACAGGAACACTGTCTCCTGAGCTTCGCACATGGTACGACCGAAATCTGCTAGCGCGGCTTCTTCCGCGTCTGGTGTGGATGAACTTCGGACAGGTTCGTCCGATGCCTTCTCACGAGGGTCAGGGCGTCAACTTCCGTCGCTTCGACTCGCTGGCGGCCACTACTTCGGCTCTTACCGAAGGCGTGACACCGAGCGACTCAGCGATGACGGTGAGCCAGCTCACCTCGACACCGGCTCAGTACGGTGCGTGGGTTGAGATCTCAGACATCCTGGACTTCACTGCTCCGGACCCGGTTCTGACCGAGTTCACGCAGGTGCTTGCCGAGCAGGCTGCGAACTCACTCGACCAGATCACGAAGAACGTGCTGGTTGCCGGCACCAACGTCATGTATGCGAACAGCCGCGTGTCACGTATCACCGTGGCGGCTGGCGACGTGCTGACAGCGGTGGAAATCCGCAAGGCCGTTCGCACAATGCAGGCGAACAAGGTGAACAAGATCACGTCGATTCTGAACGCTTCGACTGGTGTTGGCACCAAGCCGGTCAACGCGGCCTACGTGGGCATCGTTGGTCCGAGCGCGCTGTATGACCTGAAGGCGGCTTCTGGATTTGTTCCGGTTGAGGCCTACGGCACATCAGCGGGCGGAACCCTACCGTTCGAAGTCGGCGCTCTTGACGACGTTCGCTTCGTTCTGAGCAACAACTCACACGTGTTCACTGGTGCTGGTGCGGCTGGCATCGACGTGCATGCGTCAATCATCCTCGGCGCGGATGCCTACGGAATGATTTCTCCGATGGGAATCGAGAACATCATCAAGGGCTTCGGCGTGAACGGGAACGACCCGCTCAACCAGCGCGCAACGTCTGGTTGGAAGGCCTACTACTCTGCAGTGATCCTGCAGCAGCTAGCGATCCTTCGCATCGAGCACGCGGTGTCGGCGTAATAACTGACACGGGGCTAGTCGGCAACGGCTAGCCCCTCTCTCCTTGAAAGAGCAATGGCAAAGTCTGAACAGATCGTAAACACAGCGGCGCAGCCGTCGACAGTTACTCCACAGATGATCACTGAGGGGTTCATGCAGCAGGTTCGCCAGTCAACGAAGGATTTGCTGGCAGCGCAACAGAAGTTCACCATCCGTCTCTCGCCGGCGAAGAAGAACGAGCCGAAGTACGAGATTGTCGGAGTCAACGGCTACAACTATCAGATCGAGCGCGGCAAGTCGGTTGAAGTTCCTGAAACGGTCTACAACATCCTAGTCGAAGCCGAACTGATCTAACACCCGCAGTGGCAGCATACACATGGCTCTGATCGATACGATCGGTGGAAGCACATCGGACAGTTATGTCTCTCTAACAGAGGCTAACACGTTCTTTAATAGCCATTACCTGACGGCAAAACAGGAGGCCTGGTCCGGCCTGTCATCTGCCCAGAAGGAGATGGCGCTGAAACGTGCTACGCAGATCCTCGACACGCTGCGAGTCCTAGATACGGAATACGGCAGTGGCGCAATGCCAAACGCGCTGGTTTCGTATGCAGGACATGACATCACCATCCATCGGCAGATGGTGGGTCAGCGTCTTCAGTTCCCTAGGAACATTGACATCGACGTGGATGACGAAGCGTTCATTCCACAGAATGTCAAGGACGCGCAGTGCGAGCAGGCTATTTACCTTCTGTCAGTTGATGAAGCGACTATCGCAACACAGCTAACAGGCGTCAAGGAAGAGTCAGCAGCGGCAGGACAGGCTAGGGTCCGTCAAGAGTTCAGAGGTCAGGGCAGCATGATCGCTCCGTTGGCGCTGGAACTTATGCGTGAGTATCTTAGGCCGACGCGCAGAATGCAGCGTGCCTAATGGACGGAACAGCTCTTCAGGCGAAGATTGCCAAGACTCTCAAGAAACTGGGAGCAACTCATAAGACGGTTTACCTCCGAACCGTGTCAGTGTCAGGCGGGAACACAGTTCTCGGTCTTGGCCAGACGAAGTCTAACAGCGATACGGAGTTGGACCCACAGCCAGCCGTAACCTTGGTTGACGCGTGGGACATTGCTAATAGCGGCGGCCTACTTCTGTTGGGTGACTACAAGCTCACTCTGGCAGGAACGGTCGAAGAGGCGACACTGCGCGGATCACTGATTGTCTACGGAGAAGACGTGCTCAAGATGATCAGCTACAAGCCCTCGGTGCTGGACGGCACGGTGGTCGCTTGGGAAGTAGTCGCTCGAGCCGTTAAAGGCACCTAATGATTTCTGCTACAGACTCATTCATTGCTTACCTGAGTGGGGAGCTATCTGGGACGCTGTCAGTCCACTGGCTCCGCAAGAGTGCCACGGACGCAACCGCGCACCTGTTTCAGAGCAATGCCCTTAACGTCTCAATCTTCCAGGCTGCCGAGAATGGCAGCTCAGAGGAGATTCTAGTCAGCTTGGACATCCTTGCAGACGACGAACGAACCGCCTGGGGATGGGCCAAGGCAGTAAGAGACAAGTTGATCGAGCGTCAGTATACGCCGGAACTGGATTACGAGGCTGACCCAGACTCTCCAGTGGCGACAGGACGCTACGTATCCTGGGACCGGGACGACATCACATTCGAGATGGTTCCAGTTCACGAGAACCAGATCCAGTTGAACGCAACGTTCAATATCTGTCACGTCCGGATGTAACCCTCTGGACTTATCACATTCCTGATAGCGCTATAAGCGCATCGAAAGGATTCTAGCAATGCCTTCAAATAAATGGACTCAGGGCACACCGCTGTCTGGTGCGACGACACGAGCGGTGCTCGCTGAGCGCGTTTACTACGCGGCTTCCAACACCGCCTACTCAAACCCAGCTGCTAAGCTGGACGGCGCTGACCCGGCAGGCTGGTCAGACCTTGGCATCGTCGGTGGCTCGCGTGTTACCCTGACATACACCAAGGAAGTCAAGCCGGTTATGACCGGTATCGAACAGGTGCGCCGTGGTTCATACACGATGGCCCGTTCGTGCAAGTGCTCGTTCACGCTTGAGCAGTATGACCTCGACACGATGGCCATCATCGGCGGTCTGTCGATCAGCTCATACACGGGCGGTGGACGCGTCGAAATCGGTTCGGACGACATCGTTGAGAAGGCCCTTCTGTTTACCGGCACGAACAAGGTGGACGGCAAGGAATACCATCACCACTGCGGTAAGGCCTCGCTGGCCTGGAATATTGACCAGGAAGACGACGCCCGCGTTCTGAAGGTTGACGCAGACCTGTATCTGTTCAACGTCGGCGCGAGCGGTGGTTCGGTCGAAGCCTTCGTCACCATGCACGTTCTCGACTAATTATTCGGCTGACAACCAACTGATAGGGCTGGCCTGGTACGAGCAGGTCAGCCCTTTTTCTTTTTCCGCCCAGCAACTGACAGTCCTGTCACTACTTAGCTAATCCCAATCAATTCACTGCGTTAGCCGCTGCTAATCTGAGAATAGAGCTATCTCTGTCTCGAGCGGTGTTCGGCCCACTGTTCGCACATTGTGCAAACCACCATGAGTCTAACAGTATCTGATATCGCCCGCGCCCGCCGAAACGAACCGGTCGGAACCTTTACGCTCTCAAACCCTCGTACCGGAGAGTCAAAGACCTTCGAGATGATGGACCTCGACTACGACGCGTACATCGAGTTTTGCGAGCTGGCCCGCCCAATCATCTCTGAGTGTTACAACGCCTTCAACGTGAGCAACGAAGGCGGCGAACTGAAGCTAGGGTTCGACCCCATGAGCCTAGACTTCGGCGCAATCCTGAAGCTTGCTGGCAAGGAGCTGCCGAAGATGGCGTGGCTCTGCTGCAAGATGTCGGAACCCAAGATCAAGATTGACGAGGTCAAGCGTCTTGGCCACCGTCCGCAGGCGCTGCTCGAAGTCGTCCTGATGCAGATTAAGCACAACCAGATTGTCCAAGAGTTCGCGGATTTTTTTCCACGTCTCGGCAAGGCGATCGAGGAGCTTCTGCCGACGACACTTCCGACAGAACCTACGGATACGACAGCCGAGGAAACGCCTGCATCCTAATCGATAACTTCGCCCAGACCTACCACTGGTCCTACGAGCAGTGCCTGCGGCTCACGATGCCGCAAATCATCATGATGCAGCACGCCGCCTGGATCAATAAGAAGCGCCTCGACGCAGCCGTTGAGAGCCGCCGAGCCAAGGGCGAACAGACGTTTACCGACAACGTGGCTGAGATGCCACTGTTCAACGGTAAGCCTATCGATCAGCTCACAACAGAGGAGTACATGGCCTATCAAGCCATGCCCATCTAATGGAACTGACAGGGAAGGTCACCTTTCGAGGAAAGGGAGACAGGATTGGCGAGGAGCTGGAAAAGGTCCTGCGCGACCTCCAGCAGGGTGATAGTGAGGAATACGGCGGTAAGACAGTCCCCATTGTTCGTGGCGGTCTTACCGTGCAGGGCCACGACTACTGGGTCATCTTGGAATACGGCTCCAGCCCCCGCACCTCAGACCCTACCCCTAACAAGCCTGGCGACATTGTCCTCAGTATCCCAGAAGACATTCCCAGTCCTAAGTATCACAGTTCCTGGTATCGGATCGAGCCTCGTAGGGCTAAGCGGTTGGTCTACTACGACTCAAGGCAGGGCAGGGTTGTAGTTCGGAAGTGGGTTAGGCACCCTGGCAATCTCTCCAGAGGCTTTATCCGAAAGACGATTGCGCAAGTCGAGAACCTGCTCTGGAACGCGCTACAGGAGCTCGACAACGACGAAGACACACTGCCCACGCGACAGGAAATCAGGCAGGTAATCAACGGCCACCTCAGGCTCCTCTTGCTGGCCATCAGGGAAGCCACACCCGTTCAGGACCGACTAGATCGTGACGGGTTTATCAACGACGACGACACCACACCCCACCTGAAAGATGCGTGGGGAATTGAACTGGCAAAGTAGCGAGGTCTAATGGCTAAGAAGACAGTTTACGAGATTGGCGCAGACGTAAGCAAGCTCGTAAACGGCCTCAAGCAGGTCAAAGACCAGTTCAAGGATATCGACAAGACCCTTAGCCAGGGCATTCGGGTCAAGATTGACCTGAAGCAGTTTATGTCTCTCCAGACGACGCTTCGTACTGGATTCAGAGAGACATCCGGTCACATCGCCTCAGAATTCCGCAAGGTCGGTAAGCAGATTACCGACTCCCTCAAGGAATCGAGCACAGCGTTCAAGGCCATCGAGCAGGCAGCTTCTCGCAGTGGTCAGAACGTCAGCCAGACTATCAGCAAGGCCATCTCGTCAGGTGCTACCGCCGGCGCTAACGTCGCCTCGGCGCAGCTGCGCGAGATCACTTCCCGTCTAGACGCCCAGTTCAACGCCACCGTTCGCGCCTACGAGGCTCGCATCAGCCGACTGGGTGCCTCTGCGCGCACGCTAATCCAGAGCGACATGCAGGCCCGAGGCATGGGTCTGAACGAGGACTTCCTCATCTCTCGCTCGATGAAGAAGGACGGATCGCCCGGCGCGGAGTTCCTGAACCCAGAGCGCGTTGGTGATATCCGCAGACTGGTCGAGGAATACGAGAAGGCCTCACGGGCGAAGCTCCAGATGCTGGAGACATCTCGCAAGGCCGAGATGGAGAACGCCCGCAGCAGGGGCCTCGCAGAGACTCAGCACGTCAAGCTTCTGGACGAGCAGATCGCTCGTATGCGTCTCATCACGGACGCCAAGGAAGCCGAGAACGCCGCGATTGCCAAGGAGCGCCGTGGGGTCGAAGTCGCCCACCAGAAGGCGCTGGAGTCGATTCGCAAGCAGGAAGAGGCAGAGGCGAGGCGGCAGCGCGCCGGTCAGAAGTATGCCTCCGACATGTTCGACAAGCTCGAGCAGAAGGAGCGCCGCGAGAAGGCTGCCAGCGAACGTGCAATAGACCGCGAGAACAAGCTAGACGCCGCCAGCGCGCGGTCACACGCCCGCTTCCTTGAGAGGCAGAAGGAAAAGGAGCAGGCCGCTACCCGTGTGTTCAATCGCCTCCAGGGCCAGGCAGAGCGCGCCAACGTCGCCCCTGCGTCTATCGGCCTAAAGGGTTCTGACCAGTTCCTAGGCGCTCCTGGCAGGGGTCTGAACAAGAACGAGATTGCTAAGGTTGAAGAGGCTCTCCGTAATGCCAAAACCCAGGCAGCTCATGTCAGGAAGAACCTAGCAGACGCTGACAGCGAGGCGAAGAAACTACTCAAGACGAAGCGTGGTATTGGCGACGAGCTGACACGGTCTGTCAGCCTCATGGCCAAGTGGCTAATCTTCTTCCGCCTTGTTAGGGATACCACCCAGGCCATTGAGATGGCCATCAAGTCAGTGGTGGTCGCTGGCTTCCAGTTCCTAGAACAGTCAGAACTGCAGAAGCTTGCCCTCTCTGCCAGCTTGAACGAGCATTTCAAGATTAAGGATGCTCAGGGCCAGCTTGTCGAAGGGGCGGCCAGCCTCAATATCCTGCAGGGTGTCGCCAACGAGCAGTGGTCGGTCATGCAGCGCGCCGCGCTGTCGGTCGTCGGTTCTACGCAGGACCTTATGGACATCTACGTGTCCATCCTGCCGCAGATCTCACGCCTAGGCGGCGGTCTTGAAGAAGCCCAGCACCTCACCAAATCTACAGCCATCGCAGCCTCGCTGCTTAAGGTTCCATTTCAGGACGCCCGCACCGCCGTGCTCGCCCTGCTACAGGGACGTGTGCTTACGCGCAACCGACTGGTTGCAGCGCTTGGTCTTGACAGCGATGACCTAAAGAACTCAGCTACCCGCTTCAAGGTCGTTGAAGCAGCCCTAGACTCATACGCCAAGGTTGGCGATCGCGCCGCGAAGACCTTCGGAGCGATGAAGGAGTCGTTCAAGGAATTCATGGGCATGGTGGGTGCCCAGTTTACGGGACCGTTCGTAGACCTGTTCAAGCGGGCCATGACAGGCTCAAATGGCAAGGGCGGTATTCAGGGTCTTCTGTTCGACAAGGACAACTCAGACACACTAAAACTAAAGGAAGACGTCGAGTTCATGTTCGCTGTCATTCGCGGCTCGATGCGCGAAGTCACAGCAGACCTGACAGAGTTTGGCAAACACCTAGTCGGACAGGGCGGCAAGGACGTCCAGGTGTGGGTGCGTGGCATAGCGAACGGCACTCGGGCGCTGATGGAATTCGCGCAGGGCGTGGTCACCGTCATGGTGAAGATGACCACGTTCGCGGCCCAGAATTCTGCTACCATTATCACACTGGCAAAGCTAGCCCTAGTTGTGGCAGCCTTCCAGAAGATGAGGGGACTGGGTGGCTGGTATACGGACCTCCTGAAGTCCGGCCAGATCGTTGTTGGCGTCGTCCAGAACCTAGCCGTTAAACTCGGCCTGCTCACTCAGGCGACGGGCCAGTTGACAGCCGCGCAGACTGCGGCGAATTCGGCGGGATCCATGTTCCTAGGAACGCTTAAGAACATGGCGATAGGCGGTGTCATCGCTGTCGCCGTTGCTGGCCTCGGATTCCTCATCAGCCGCTACATCGAAGTCAAGGAAGCCGCCAAGGCGGCCGCCGAGGCTCAGGCGCTTGTGGCTCAGGGCCGAGTCTTTGACGCCGCTGCCAAGAACGCCAAGAACCTTAATAGTGAAGATCCGATAACCAGAGCAAACGCCCTTAGAGCTACCTTCGGTCAGGGCGCTAACGTAACAAGTGAACTGCTAAACAAAACAATTGGTGGTCCAGACGGATGGGCTAGGCTCATTCAGGAGCAGACGAAGCTATACAAGGAGCTTGAGAGCGGAACCCTGTCTGACGCCGAGAGAAAGAAGGCCGCCGCTAGGATTGAGGCCCTTGAAGAGCAGAAGGAACTTGCCACTGGATACTTCAACGAACTGAAGCTTATTCTTCAGTCAGAGAACCAGTGGATATCCACCGCAGAAGCAGTGCGCGAAAAGGCTAGGCAACTGTACAAGGAAGCAGAGGAAGCCAAGCTACAGCAGGCTGCTACAGGCGGCGAGATAGGAGCAGACGTACTAGGAAAGCTACAAGAGGCTACACGAGCAGACCAGATCGCGCTGGGTCTGCAGAAGAATCTCAGCCAGTTCCTAGGCTATAAAGCAGCTGTCGCTGCGCATGCTGCGGCAAGGCGAGCTGCGGAGACTCCGTCCAGCATTATGCCTAGGCCTCAGGAGCCAGAGGACGAGACGCGAACAGACCGGTCATGGACTAATCAGTGGGATGAGAGGCTAAAGCAGGCCCTGTCAGTTCTAGAACTGCTCGAAGAGCAGCAGCAGATCATGCGCAAGAATGAGCTGATCAGCGAGGAGGAAATGCAGATGAACATCCTCGCCATCCAGCGTGAACGCATCGACACACAGATGCGGATGTACGACAAGATGGAGGAGGACCTAGACGAGCACGTCAACAAGATTTGGCGTTCAGGCAAGAATCCACTAACAGAAGCAGAAGCCAAGAAGAAGGGTACTGAGTACCGGGCCGGCATCGAGGCTCGCAGAACTGAGGCCCAGACAGCCAACACTCTCCTGAACTTCAGGGTTGGCGCTGACGAGAGCGGACGTCAGGCCGCCCTCGCACGTCTACGCATCAGTGCACAGAACGACGTGGACGGCTTGCTTGCCACCATCTTCGGAGACTCAGAGGAGAAAGTCGAGACTCAGATCCAGAACCTGATCGAGACGATTGAGCGCCAGTTCGCCGGCCTAAAGGAGCGCGGAGAAGGCCAGAAGCTTACGCAGCAGCTGCGCGACGTGGTTGAGAGCGCGAAGGCTTATCGCCAGCTCACCAAGGACGTCGAAGTCTACAACAATCAGGTGAACGACCTGACAGCCAACCAGGAACGACTGGACCGCCAGTTCGCGACTGGTCGTCTGTCCGTGGCTCAGTATGCAGAGTCGACACGCCAGAACGACGCTGATCAGATCGCGGCACTAAGGTCAGAGCGTGCAGGCCTGACACAGTTGATGACCCTTGAAAGGGATCCGTCAAGGCTGGCTCAGTATGCCTCTCGTATCAGGGAGATCAACTCTCACCTGGAGTCGCTGGAAGACACGGCGACCCGGGCGATGGTGGCAGCTCGTGGCCTGACGGCCGCGCTGGGAGACGTTGCCAACTCACTGGCAACGCTTGACGTGGATGGTACCGGCGTTATGACGAACATAGCGCAGGGCTTCAATCAGGCGATGGGACTGGCGAATCAGTTCGCCGGCACTGTCGACTCTGTCCGTGGTGCCATGGCCAAGGCCAAGGCGGCAGGCCTATCAGGCGGAACAGGCTTCCTGTCAGCGTTCTCAGGGGGCCTAGGCATGAAGGACGGCGCGGCGACCGGTTTGAGCGCAGCCATTGGCGGCGCGTTCTTGGGTGCCGGCGCAGCCATCTCGATTGCCACTGCGCTGTATACCCGCGCCGTCGAGAAGGCCAAGGAATCGATGAGCGAAAGCATCAACGAGGTTACCAAGGCCCTAGGGAACGGCGTGATTGGACTAGCAGACGCGCAGCGTCGTCTAGAGGCAGAGCGCGCGGCGGCTGTCAGGCGTTTCTCAAGCAGCAAGTCTGGTAGGGCAGCTTTGAAGGAGATGCTGCCACAGTTCGACCAGCAGCTCGAGGAGGTGCAGAAGCGCATCGAGCAGGTTCGCAAGAGCTTCGATGAAAAACTGCGGGACCTCAATATCGGAGACGGCCCGTATGCCGACTTCGCTAGGATGCTGTTCGATCTTGAGGCGACGACAAAGGAATATCTTGCGACGTTTGAATACGGGTCAAAGGAGTATAACGAAGCTCTGCGCAACGTCGCAGACATGTTTAACCTTACACTCAATAGCGCCAAGAAGAACTTGGTCAGCCAGATGGACAGTTTCAACGCTGACGCACTGTCATCGGCTTTCAAGGTCCTAGACTTGATCGAAGAGCAGGCTGGACTGTATGAGCAGCTAGCCGACACAGCGGAGCGCCGCTTGGCACTGGACGAGGAAGCCGCAGAACTCGCCAAGGAGAACGAGGAGGAGTGGGCCGAGTTCAGCGAGAAGCGCGAGGATCACGCCAAGAAGATCCTCGAAATCGAGGACAAGATCCGTGACGTCATGCGTCAGGCGCTGCTCGATGAGGCAGAGATTCGTCGGCGCGGCGTCCTTGAGGCTCAGGAATCTATCGCCGTAACAAAAGCTAGGGAGATCACTGACGCCCGCAACAAGGCAAGGGACGAGCTGTCGGACCTGCGTGATCAGCTCGCAGAGGAGAAGAGGGTCGACTTTGCTGAGGAAGAGGAAGAGCTCAGGAAGAACCAGGAAAAGCGACTGAAGTCTCTTCAGAAGGAATACACAGAACTCGATAAGCAGGTCGACAAGCTGAACGAGCAGTTGAAGCTGAACAACATTCGACTGAAATACGCTGAGCAGATTCGAGACATTGAAGGCTCCATCTTTGACATATCTGGAAACAGATACGACCTCGAAGAGAAGATGGGCAGACTTCAACTGAAGCAGGCCCAGGATCGTGTCGAAAAGTGGAAAGAAGTGCAGGACCTCATCGACGCCATCGTAGAGAACGGTGAGGGCATCATCTTCAATCCGCCGCCTGGATTCCCACAGATTCGTGTGCAGATCGGTGACATCAATATCAACACCAGCAACACTACAAATAATACAGGTGGATCTGGTGGATCCAATGGTGGAGGCTCTGGCCGTGGACCAGCGCCTGGCGGTGGTGGACCAAGGGGAGGCCGTGGAGGCAACACGAATCTTGGGACCGGTGAGGCGATGACCAGAGCAGAGAGACAGGGACTAAGTTAATGGCAACACTGACACAGATTGTCGGATACGTATACAACGCGATCGGTGCGAAGATAAAGACTGGCCGCCTGACGCTGACGCTGCAGCAGGATATCATTAGTGTCGACGGAACCAAGGTGGCGCCTGTTCCAGTGGTTATCGACCTAACAACGCTGTCAGCACCGTCAGATGTGTCAGTGTCTGTTGTAGGGGTAGCTGGATCTACGTCTTACGGATACAGGGTTGTTGCTGTTGACGCTGACGGGAACTACACCACTCCTAGCGATACTGTTTCTATTAGCAACGGCAACGCCACGCTCAGCGGGTCGAACTATAACCTCGTCTCGTGGAGTGCCGTAACCGGAGCGGCCCAGTACCGTGTTTATGGCAGGACGGCTGGTTCTGAACTGCTCATCGCCACGACATCATCGACGTCATACGCAGATACAGGACTCGCACCGTCTGGTGCGCTACCAACGGTCAATACGACGGGTGGGTATATCAACCAGAGTGTCTACGCGACTGTCGGAGCATCACCGTCAGGCGTAGCATACTACGTCGAGTATGACCCCGATCCGACAGACACGTCTAAGCCAGTCAACCACAAGTCTGGGTATTGGTACAACTACTGGTCAGTTCCAAACCTTCCGACGGCCCAGATCGGGACATTTGTGCAGGCGTCTAGGGGCCAGGCACTCGCCAACTACCTGCCAACTGGTTCTGTAATGTCAACAGCTGCCGACAGCCTGACACTCGGAACGACTGCATCAGCGACAACGAAGCGACTCAGGGCTAACCAAGCGTCTAACACACCAGAGCTGAGATACAACGTCAGCACGTCAAGGTGGCAGTTCTCTAACGATGGCAGCACGTTTGAGGACATGGTCACTCCGTCAGGACCTGCCACGACTATTTCGGCCACGGCACCAGCGCTGAGGTTCAGCGAAACAGACCAGGGCGTGGGCCTAAAGAACTGGGACATTCAGACTGAGTCTCAGATTCTGTCAATCAGGACACTGGATGACAGTTTTGCTTCGCCATCATCGCTCCTAACGCTAAACAGGTCGACAGGACTTCTCAGTCTCCTAGGTAACGTGAAGGTCACGAGGATTCGCCCTGAGTTTCAGCTCACCAGCGGATCCGGCGGATCCGGACGCATGGCGCTATCAGTTGCTGGCCAGTTCGACACTACCTACAACATCGCATTCGATGGCACAAACTGGAACCTAGATGACACGTCGCAGAACGGCCTAATCGTTAGCGCGAACAGGCTGTCAGGACTCTCTGTATACAACGCCACGGCAGGCACGAACCCGAGGACACCGGTATCTCAGTTTAGAGTATCTATTGCGGGTGAAATCTACGAGCGCACACGCACGGTGCCGATGGGTAACTGGACGTCTTACACGCCAACGTGGGGCAACACCGGAACGGCCAACACTATCGGTGCCTCTACCGTTAGTGGCAAATACACGCTAATAGGCAAGACGTGTATCGCCAAAATCTTCTTCGTCTTCGGGGCGGGATCAGCGGTAGGGTCTGGTGTCCATACGTTCTCGTTGCCATTCCAGTCTGTCCCGAACATTATCGGTGCCGACATCATGGGCTACGGGACAATTTATGACGCCAGCGCTGCTGGACACTACGGCGCTACAGTCAACTACGTCAGCAGCACAACCGTGACTCCTGTTAACGTCAACGGCCTGGCTGGCGGCATCACAGCTGTCACCCCAATGATATGGGCTGCCGGCGACTGGCTCTCACTCACAATCGAATACGACATCATCTAATGGCTACTTTCAACTTTAACAGCACAACACCACTTTCAGTTACCGTCGTGCTTAGCGACGAGGAGCGCACAGCCGTGGCACAGAAGTCAACGTCCGTTGGCGTCGAACTGGAAGATTACGTCCAGGACGTCCTGTCAGGACCTATTGACATTCTCGTCCAGCAGTACAGGGACAACTTCGCCGGCAACCTAATGCGCAGATTCAACGCTGCTGACGCAGCGACCCAGGCGCAAGCGCTGGCACAGCTTGAGAATATCCTGCCAAACGTCTAATACGTTAGGGTAAGGAAAAGTCAGAGGACGTGTAACATATATAGGATGGAACAACTTCGCACATTGTGCAAAGAAGCAGAGCACCGGCTGGCAGGCCTGTGTGCCGACTTCGACAGAATGGACAGGGAACTAGCGGCTCTACGACTAGCCATGGAGCAACGCAAGAATGACATCTTGGCTGCCCGTGGCGTCGTAGCCGGTATCAAGTTGGCGATGGGGGAGGCGGCAGACGCCGACTCAGTTCCAGCTTCGATGCTAACTTTAAAGCTATCGGATAGGAGTGAAACAACAGGCCTCGAGGATGGCCCAGCACTCCAGTCTTGACATAGAGCGGGCTCCAATCTGCTCGGGGACGAACCATGGAATTCAGAGAGAAAGTAATTAGCTACGCCCTGTCTGGCGTGCTGGCAGTTGGGGCTAGCGCCTTGACGGCGTGGCGTCAACAGGCAGTTGCAGCTACAGAAATCGAGCAGATGAAGAAGCAACTAGCCGACCACCAGGAAGATATCAAGCGAATCTACTTGATAGACGGCAAGCTGGAGCAGGTCGTTATCGAGCTTCGCAATCTCAGGGACGACATTCGACGCTCAAAGTAAATGGCACAGTATCTGTATCTTGACAATCGAGACGGGTGGGGCCTGAGGGACTTCTCCAAGTTCATAGAGGATCCGGATGGGTTCGTGCAGCACGAGATGAACCTTCCTCAGGTGTTCAACTTCAGGGTCGCCCGCCTTCCTGAGCTAGCCAACTGGGTAGCTCCTAGGAGAGGTGCGTTTGTCAAGTTCGTGGATACTACGTGGGATAGGCGCCACCGACTCACGACCGATGGCGTTCTGTTCACAGGCTACGTTACAGAGGAGCCTGAGCCTACCGTAATGGGTGAAGCCCCCGACGGTTCCGTCCAGTGGGGCTACGACCTGACTTGCACGTCTGAGGAATATCTAGCCAATATCCATAGACTGCCGCCAGTCACGTATGTCAACAAAACTCGCGGGTTCATTCTGTCAGACCTGATTCGTCGCATGTTCCCTGACCAGGTTCCCTATGACCTGTCAGGCGTGTCAGACGGCGGCCTGGAGATGCTTTACGAGGTTGACACGGACAAGAAGTGGTCGGACGTTGCAGCTGACTTCGCCAAGGCTGATGGCTTCGCCTGTTGGGTTCTGGAGAGCCTACTCTACTATGGACCACAGGATGAGGTAAACTCGACCGGAGATCCGCTTTATAACCTGACCATTGACGAAGACGATCCTAGGTGGGTGCCATACGTGGCAACCGTTAGGCGCGTATCCAAGGACATCGTCAACGACGTGACAGTCTTTGGCGAGGATGAGCCAGCAGACGTCGTCACTGAGAAGTTCGTCTCAGACGGCTATCAGGGATTCCATAACCTTGCCTTCGAACCATTCGGCCTAGAAGAGAACAAGATCATCGATGACGATCTGACAGGCTCACTGGACTCTGGAACCTGGGAAGTAGAGGACCCATCGAATTTCATCCAGCCATTCGATGGCGCTCTGAACATCGTTGGCGGGGAAGGCCTTGGAACGTTCACAACATTTCTGCGTGCTGTAAAGCCCATCGAACTAGCGGGAGTGATAGAGTGCCGCGACGGCGAGATCTATTTCAATCCCAGCACAGCTGCGGGCGTGGCGTACCTAGGAGGCCTGCACACATCAGACACTGTCAGCACTGCGAACATGTTCGCCGGCTGGTATATGAACCTGTTCACGACGACATCGGAATGGGGTCTGCTTCAGCCAGTATTCAATGGAGCCATTCAGCCTCAGGTCTACTGGTTCAAGAAGTCTAGGCACTACATCCTTCGTAAGTTTCTGCACATCAAACGTCCGTATGGGCAGGGGCAGGCATACAGCACGTCGAACTGGTTTTCGGCCTCCATCACGAATAACTTCTACCCCTACTCTACGGTGTCGTGGCAGGTCGAGGAGATCAACAACGACGACGAAGAGAACGTGACATCGGCCACGAGGGAAGTGCTGGCAATGCTGACGGACCAGTCCCCAGAACCGTTCGCACTGTATACGCCGCTAATCAGCCAGGACGCCCACTTCGTGATGAACTTCGTCCGTGTCTCGAGGCCTCAGCAGGCCATCGTCACGGTGAACGGAAAGACTACGAAGATCGGGTCGTATCTGGATGGCGGCCGATGCGAGATTACGGTAGACGACGGCAAAGGCAAACTGAACTGGTATGCGTCTGAGTCCCCACTGAAGGACGTATCATATACGAGCCTTATTAAGCGCTACCAGCCCTCACACTACCTAAGGTTTGAGGAGACGTCTGGACTGTTCGCCTATGATTCATCTGGTAATGCCTTCCAGGCCGATAACGGTGGCTACGGACAGTTGACGGCACCTGTCTTCGGTCAGGAAGGTGCCATCGGTGAGGGTGGAACGGCGCTAGGTTTTACCTACGCTACCAACGTTATCATGGCGAACCAGATTCAGATGGGCTCACAGTTCACTGTTTCGTTCTGGTTCAGGACTCCCGTCAATGATAGCGCTGAGCAGATTCTATGGACGACTAGGGATACTGGCGACCTCGGACGTGAGATATTTATCAGCAATGGACAGCTATTCCTGAGGACTGGTGGCGCGAGCGCGGCCTCAGCGCTGGTGCCGTCGATCCGGACAGGACTGGCAGATGGTGCGTGGCACAACGTCGTCTGGACACACAACGACCCGCTCACCTCGCTGTATATAGACGGTCAACCGGATGCCGGTGCGTCTATTAGCATGACTAACCATGTCGCTGCGTGTTGCATGGGACAGTTCTATAACGGCGTGTCAACCACTGGCGGGACGTTCTTCGGTGCGCTAGACGAGGTTGCTCTGTTCAGGGGAGTGGTACTGACGCCGGCGCAGATTGCTGAGCTATACACGAAGTCTCGAGAGTCAGTGCCTCAGGTGATTACGATTCCAAAGTCTGGATCTGAAATCGAGATCACTTACTACCGCAAGCAGCAGGCGTCGGCCCGTGTGCGCAACACAGAGTCGATTGCTGCCGAGAAGGCGCTGTTCAGGGACGACGGAGTGCGGCAGAAGATTATCCGGGCTGACGACATCAACCCGACGCCTCGCAACTCTGACGAGTGTCTTGCCTTGGCGCAAGCGTATCTGCTCGACAACCAGTCCTCGCACTACGAAGGATCATATTCCTTCGAGGCCGTGGAGGGCACGCCGACAGAACTGAGAATCTGGCCAATGCCTGGTGACGCTGTCAGGCTACGGATCGATTTGCCAGATAGCCAGATTGACGAGTGGGTGACTCTCAGGACTATCAATAGCGCATTCCTTGGTAAGAATGCTTACCGGTTTGACGTCACATTCGGACCCGTCACTAGATACGAGACTGTCTTGCGTGAGCTGCTGCTCAAGCGAAGGACCAGTCTTGAGGATCCAGTCATCTCGGTGGATGACGCTGACGAGCTGGCTGACATCGTTGACGGACTACCGAATCCACCAAATCTTACGAACTACCTGTTCACTGCCGACCACCTTGTAGCTTCAGTCGCGGTAGCAGGTCTTCCGCCTGGGGCTGACGGCATCGAAGTCCGCAAGGACGATACAGGCTGGGGTCAGCCGAACTACTGGGGAAGGTTTACGACTACGTTCGAATTCACCCGGTCGCAGAAGGACGAGACGTTCTACGCTAGGCCGTTTAGCTTCAACAGCGAAACTGGAGAATACCGATACTCTAAACAGAGCGCAGTATTCAGGGTCCGATATCCTCGCACCAACAACATCGTCATGAGCGAAGCGTCAGCAGTCGTGAGGGCAGAGGGAACCACCGTGGTGATCCCTATACCTGACGACGACTCGGACCTAGCGGGATACATCATTCGCAACGGAAGCTACGCTGGTGCGCCTATCATATTCAAAGGTGATGGCGTAACGAATGAGATTGCGCCAACCGGAACAGAGGTGACCATCTCGACCAACTATGTAACAGTGTTCCTGCCTGACGTGACTTACATGTCTGACATTGCTGTGAACACCTATAACCTATTGGGCGTAGAGGGAACGCAACAGAATAGCGTGCCTATCGCAGCGTATTCGGCAGCCGCTTCAGGACAGATCCTGCAGGGAACTGGCACACCGGAAGGCACCGTGACGGCACCGCCTGGTTCGATCTACCTGAACACGGCCGGCGGCACGAGCACTACCCTTTATGTGAAGGAATCGGGCACCGGTAATACCGGCTGGCGCGCGATTTAGCCCTCCCATACCTAATCAAATAGGGCAAAACCCACAGAATCCTCGTGTATTCTGTGAGTGTGAAAATCCACAAGGACGATGACCTGGTGGGTGCGATTCTACGCGATGAGGACCTGCGAGGTCAGGACCTGAGCAACAAGACGTTGTTCTCGGCTGACCTTCGCGGGGCCAAGTTGTATGACGCCATCATCAGCCTGAACTGCAAGACCTTCGACCATGCTCGTTTTGACGACGACCAGATCGCTAGTCTGCTGTTCATGATTGCCTCGGCTGACATTCACGTCAGTTGGAAGACAGGCCTCTATCGTCTCATCAAGGAACGGCTAGGCGCTGATAGATATCACGCGCTTAAGCGCCTTCTAAAGGTTACCTAAACTTGGCAGAAAAGAACAAGGAGCCCAAGAAGTTTATTTTCATCACCGACACGCACTACGGGTCTGAGAATAAGCAGGGCAAGAAGGTCGAGATGCACGACGCGCGGGCGATTGACGCGGTCCTGCAGTTCGCCTCGGATTTCAAGCCAGACATCTTCATTCACGGTGGCGACCTGCTCGATCTGGGCGCCGTTTCCCATTGGAACAAGAGCAAGCGCAAGTCCATCGAGGGGCTTCGCGTTGTCGAGGATACCCGCCACGCCAAGGACGGCCTCCTCGCTCCTATCAACGAAGTGGCCGGTGACGCCCAGAAGATCATCATCCTTGGCAATCATGAGCGCTTTCTCCTAGACCTCCTCGAGGACTACCCAGGTCTGGAAGGCATTGTCGACATCGACCAGCTCCTCGGGCTGACAGAGTCCGGCTGGACGGTCATCCCTCAGGGCGGCGTTGCCAAGATTGGCAAGCTGCACTTCATGCACGGCGACACGTTGGGCGGGCGCTACCACGCGAATGCCGCCATCCTCGCCTACGAAAGGTCGATCCGCTATGGCCATTTCCACACTTTTCAGAGTGCTACGAAGATTAGCGCTATTGATATTACAGACGCCCGCACTTCGATCGCTGTGCCGTGCCTTTGCAAAAAGGCTCCTGGCTATGGCAGAAGCGCGCCTAACAGCTGGCTCACAGGCTTCCTCTACGGCTACATCTTCCCAGACGGGTCCTACAACGACTCCGTAGTCGTTATTACTAACAACCGCTTTGCGGTAAATGGCAAGGTTTACAAGGGCTAATGGCAGAGAAACAGAAAGTTCACGTAACGTTTAAAGTCGTGCTTCAGGTGGGAGTTGACGTAACGGCAAACTCGTTCGCAGAAGCAGAGGAAGCCGCTAAGAAGTTCAAGCCGCTAGATTTAGTGAAAGTGTTGCCTGGCAAGGAACTCAACGACTGGGACATCGACATTCACTGGATGACCAAAGACCTTGGCTGAGTTCGCGCCAATTCCAGGCGTCACGTTCATCGGCCTTGGTCACAAGGCTAGGCACGGCAAGGACACAGTAGCCGAGGGGATCGTCTCGATGCACCCTCGACAGGTTCGCCGGTTCGCGTTTGCAGATGCTCTCAAGGCTGTCTGCCGGTCAAGCTACGGCATGACCAAGAAGGATGGCAGCCTCCTGCAGTTCGTCGGACAGGACCTTCGCAGGGCTGACCCTCTGGTCTGGATTAAGGCGCTCTACTGGTTCATCGAGGAGATGCGGCCGCCGGTTGCCCTAGTGACCGATGTCAGGCAGACCAACGAGGCCGAGTTTATCAGGTCTGTCGGCGGTGTCATGGTGAACGTGACTCGCTATAACCCTGACGGAACTGTCTTCGTAACGGCTGACAGGGATCCAAACCACATTACGGAAGTCCAGCTCGATGACTATCCGTACGACTACTACATCAAGAACAACAGGGGAGTTGGCGACCTCGCGATTGCCGGCACCGAGTTGTTCCACGAGGTCATGAACTCGCGTGACTAAGACATCTATCAAGAGGCTGGAGCAGGTTCATCCTGTGCTCGCTAGCAGGGTCTATCAGATGGCAGAAGCCTTGATGGACAACTACAGCATCCAGATAGAAGTCGTTCAGGGCCTGCGAACCTTTGCAGAGCAGGATGCCCTGTATGCCAAGGGCCGAACAGCGCCTGGCAAGATCGTCACCAAGGCCAAGGGTGGCGAGTCGAATCACAACTACGGCTTGGCCGTAGACGTGTGTCCCTACGTGGCTGGCAAGCCTGACTGGGTTGCCAAGGATAGCGTCTGGTCAGAGATTGGCGATGCTGCCAAGGCTGTTGGCTTGGCGTGGGGTGGGGACTGGAAGTTCGTAGACAAACCGCATGTTGAACTGCCTGGCATGTCGGTCAAGGAGTGCCAACAGCACTATCAAGCAGGCGGGATTCGCGCAGTGTGGCTAGCGATGGACACGCTGCTAGCAACGGTCTAGGTATCTCAGTGTTTGATAAATCGACAGAGTCTCGAGTAATTGCAATCGACGTCAACGACATCATCGACACACCTCGCGGCGCCCGTGTTCGCAACGCGCTGCTCTCATCGAAGGGTGTTCTGTATCGCACGAAACGTGGCCGCTTGGCAATTCAGATTAGGCCAGAAATCTTCGCCAAGCTGCAGCCCCAGCTGAACATCGAGCTGGAGGAAGGTCTAGACGGCACACGGGACATCAAGTTCCTGTAGTCGGTAACACGAGGGCTGGGTTCGGCCCCAGCATCCCTCATGGGCATCGTCAAGGTTATCCCCGTATTCGGCACCAGCGGCTTCTGCAACGAAGACACCCCGCCACCGCACTACAAGCACTGGTACGAGGCCGAGCATCCCTTCATTCAGTTCCTCAACAGCCACGGCATCATCCTATTCGACCCGGCAGAGCCGTTCGAATGGTCAGGTGATCTCGATGGCGCGTTCGGTTGGCTCCCGCAGAACTGGTTCGGCAGTAAGGAGCACCGAGACTGGCGCGCCGGCGGGCGAGCTCTTCGCTACTACCTAGCCAGCATCCCCTTGAAGGACCGCAACATTATCGCTCACAGCCACGGACTCCAGGTCGTGCTGTATGCCGTTGGCGGCCCTCGCAAGAACGACAAGCCCTGCCCAGTCAACAAACTGATTAGCGTGGCCAGCCCGCTCAGGGCTGACATGGATGCTCAGACCGCTAAGGCGAGGCCTCACATTTCATATTGGGAACATCTCTATGACCCTACCGGCGACGACTCTATCCAGATTGCAGGGCAGTTCGGTGATGGCAGGGTGGGCGGCGAGCGCAAGGCCTATCGGGCGGATAGGAACACTGCCTGCGACCACTGCGGGCACTCGGACATCCTGAGAGAGCCTGACAAGTTTAGCAAGTGGCTAGATCTGGGGGTCATTGACAGACTGCGATGAGGAAATGCACTAAATGCGGAACGAGCAAGTTTGAATCAGAATTCTCGTTCTTAAGTAATACAAGAAGGATCAGTACGTGGTGTAAGTCGTGCGTTAACTCCTACAACCGTTCCAGATACAATGCCGGAAAGGTAAAGCGAGACAAGGATAAGACACGAACTGGTGCAAGGCGATACGCCTCTAGGCACAAAGCAGAAAACAAAGAGAGGCTAAACTCTTACCGCCGAACACTACGACACAAGGTGTTAGAGAAATATGGAAATAAATGCAACCGCTGTCCGTTTAATGATCCTCGCGTACTCCAGCTGGATCATGTTCACGGCGATGGCGCTGAGGAGCGCAGAGCTATTGGGCATTACGCAATATATCTTAGGGCGCTGAACGATACCGACGGTAGGTATCAGCTTCTGTGCGCTAACTGCAACTGGATTAAACGAATTGAGAACTTCGAGCTTCGCCGCCTACGACTTGAGGAGGCCGATCTAGAAGCGCTCTCAAACGAGTACGAGGCAGACAATGAACTACTTTAAGACATTCATGCTCGCTGCGATCTTTGCACAATGTGCAACCGTGGCCAGTGCTCAGGTGCCTGGCTGCCACAATGGCGTCCTTAGCGATCCGAAGGCTTACTTCTTCAGCCTCATTGGTAGGGAGGAGGGCCAGCCTGCAGATGACTTCGCTGAGGTGCTTCGCGCCTCTGGGTTGCCGGCTGGCTACCATCCCAATGTCGTGCCTACCGACAATGGCTACTACGGGCTGACACAGCAGATTGGCGGCGGCGGGCGAATCGCTGGCCGCATCTTCCTGCCGACCGCCCAGCCTGACGACCTCGGCTATTACAGCCATCCGTTCAGTCCCCTAAGGGACGGGGCACCTGGGCACCTAGTGTGGGAATGGCGCGACTTGGGAGGCCCACCCTACGCTCCGAGGCCCTGTGGAGGCGGCGCGGTGACCCCTCCGGTCCTACCTCCGACTAGCAATGGTCAGGAAGCCGTCCTAGCGGCCCGTATTGCCTCCCTGGAGAACGATCTACTAGCGGCTAAGGGTCAGCTAGCCGAGGCTATCAGAACGCGCCAGGAAGCCTTTAATGAGGTGGAGCAGCGGGATGCTCGCATCCAAGAGTTGATGACAGAAATTGGCAGTCTCCGGATAGAACTGGCAGACACCCAGAACAAGCTTCAGGGCGTGGGCTGCGAGGCCAAGGTGCCTGGCATCCTGAGAGCGCTTGGTATCCGTGTCGGATGTCAAGTTATCAGGTAAGCCATCCCGGCAGCCACTTCCTAGTATCTGGCAGCTACGGGACTAGGACAGACATGCGATACCTGAGATGTAAGTGCGGCAGGCGTCAGGCTTGGTCGTCTATGGGCACGTGGCCATGCGACCGGTGCGACGACTGCCTGTCAGACCTAGCCGAGGGACCAAACGAGCACCACGATCCACAGCCTCATAAGCCTGTCGATTTCAAAGGCGTAATCATCTGCCAGTGGTGTCGGCGTCCCTTGGATAAGAACGATGAATTTTTTGGAGCTCTAGAGTAATGGGAGGTGCGTTGTGGTTGTTCGTCTGTTCAAGACACTCCTGCGAATCTGGCGGCAGCCGCAACGCGATCAGGAGCTTGTCGAGAAGCTAACCAAGCTTAGCGAGAAGGCTAAGCGCCTACGGGAAGGACGTCATGGATGACAAACCAGCAGCCCATGGAACGGTCAGTGTGGAGGAGCGGTACACGCTTCACCAGTGGCCGATAGAGCGCGGCTCGATTCCTACTAGCCTATGCATCCGGTCATATGCTGACGGGACGATATGCCTAGCAATCGAAGAGGACTGGGAGGATTACCTAGACGACTGAGAGTGGTCAGGACCGGCGAACGAAGTGGCAGCTATTTCTCGATTGCACAATGTGCAACGCCAAAGTCGAGAGAAGCTGCCACTGTCATTTTGGACCCGATGTGTCAACTGCCAGGAGCAGAAGGCACACTTAGTTCTTCGTGGTGAGTCCGTAGGTCGGGGCGATGGAGGCATCTAGAACGATGGCAGCTGGGAAGAGAATCTTGAAGCCCTCGGGATTAGCCCCGCCGACTGTGAGTTCCTTGACACCCTTGCCTTCGTTGTCATCCAGATAGAACTGGTGAACGACGTCGCCAGCCCTGTTCAGGATGGTCATCTCGATCGCCCGTCGGTCATAGCCGACGAATGGCCGCGCCCAGTAGTCCTTGGACGGGTGGTCAGCCACGGTCAGCGTGACGACGCGCGCCCTAACAAACTTGGCAGGGATGTTTCCCCAGCGGGCACCGATGATATGGCCCTGAGGCAGGTTGAGTTTCTTTCCTAGTGTTGTACGTTTCATGTCCTAGTAGTCGCCTTGTTCTCCAGCCCAGACGGGACCTTTGACGTCCTCGTTGGTTCGGAACGGCGGCTTAGTTTCCTGTGGCTTCTCGAGCTGTCCTGAGGTCATAGTGGCAAACGTCGAGCTGGTCTGTCAGCGCTGCGATGCCGGTGAGGCTATGGCAGAGCGGACATTCCTGGCTGTAATGGACAATCTTCGGATGGTTATCAGCGCAGATTGTCGGCAAAGATGATGTCCGGAGTGTAGCTGTAGGTTTCACGATTCTCGTTGCGGAACTGTTTCCGATACTGGACCCAGCCAGTGAAGTTGCCACTGCGCGCCTTGGGATCCTCGGCTAGTTCAGCGACGTGTTCGAATGGTGACCAATGGCCAGAGACAAGCAGCCTGTTATGCAGGTCAATGTCTGCCGACTTGTCACGCCTGCCATCGTGGGTCAGGTATGACACGCGAGCGCAGCGGCCGACAGAAACTTCCTTCATCTCCAGCTCGTCCATGCCATATTCGTCTGGCTGGAGCAAAGGAGCGTGGAGGTGCCGTTCCTCTGGCACGTTGTAGAGATATTCCCGCGCCATCATCCTTGCCAGCTTCTGGAACTCGGGCTGGGCATCAGGGTGAGCGCGCAGGTTGAAGAAGTTGTTGTACTCGGTGGCAGAGCAGATCACGGTGATCCACATCCACGGCTCTAGCAGTCGATTAGCAAGCTGCTTGTGGAGGTCAAGACCATTGAGATACCTAACTGACTCGACAGCCTCGTCTCTAGCCTTAAGCCAACTGTAGGCCGCCTTCTTCTGCGTAGGAGCGTCGAGCTGCTCCAGCGCCTGCATGCCCTTCTGGTTCTTTCCCCACCACACCGGCATTGCCGGATCGGTCATGACCATCTCGATCATCTTCTCAATAGGAATCGCCCGCGAGCTGGCAGCGTTCCTTGAGAACATGCGATGCGTCATGAACTCCGCGTGGATGAAACGCGGATAGGTAAGCTCGAAAGTGGTCAGCCGTGGGGAGCGGCCACCATACGAGTCGAGCAGGATCCTACAGCCCCAAGCCATCGAGGTCGGTCTGAGCGTCGTCCAGCTTCTTGACTTCCGCAGCCAGCGCCATCATGGCAGCCGTTGCGTTGGCCTTGTCGGTCTGAATCCTTTCCGACAGGGCGACCTTCATGTTCTTGACTGACTGGATCGCTTCCTTGATGCCTTCGACCTGGGCCTCGCGCTTGAGCGTCTGGCTCCAGAACTTCAGGAACAAACTAAACAGTTTCTGCATTGTCCTCTTCAGGCTCAAGCGAGAACTTGAGCCGCAGTCCCATTGCGCCGGCGAGGTCGGCGGCAGTGGAGATTTTCATGTTGTTACGACCGTAAAGCCTGCTGACAGTCATGGGAGCACTGCCAGACAGAGCAGCGACTTCAATCTGGGTCAGGCCTCTCTGCCTGATAGCCGCAATGATGGCGTCTGCCAGACTACTGATTGCTGCTTCGCGTCGTTCGTCTCGCTTTTCCCGAATTTCGCTTAGAATTTCCGCCGCGAGTCTTTCTTGTCGGGCGCTCCTGTTTTCCATCCGTTAGACCAAGTTTCACAATGTGGAACGGAGCACGAACACCGCTGCAGTAGTATTCCGACACCTGTAGGGCCTTGCGAACGGCCTCCTCGTGAGGCACGCCGAAGTCGCCAAGCACCTTCATTGCGCCAAGGGCGTAGGCCTGGCCTGCGCCAATCGAGGCTGCGCCGTCAGCTGGCTCAATGATGTCGAAGCTTTCCTGCATGATGAATATCCGTCCCTGAAATCCAATGAGCGCAAGACCACCTTGGTCGCGCCCGTCTGAGTCGGTTCTAGTCCAGCCCAGTTCCTTGGCTGTCTTCCTGAGTTCGTCCATGAACTCCCCAGCCAGGAAGTCGTCAACGCTGACAGACCCGTCGAAGTAAGGAGGATTGAACAGAGATCTGAGAATCTGTCCGAACCTGAATTCTCCAGCGTATCCGAAGGCGAACTGTCCCTTGACGAAAACCTTCTGCTGGCTTATCGTCATCATGTCGAAGCCCTCGTTCACCGCAGCGCTGTCACCGCCCAGATAGACGTCGCCAGTTCTTCGGTCAACGAGTCCAGCTATACACGTCAAAGGAATGCCTACACAAGATACACAAGAATTGCTTGTATTACAGGGCCGAAATATGAGGCTGTCGTATGGACCAGCCTCATCGACCGTAGATTTACTGACCGCCGCTAGCCTTTGTTGTGTCTGCGGCGATGTATGCTCGCAGGATTGTGTCCTTCGTGCCGTCGCAAATTTCCTCGCTCAAGTCGTCGCTGTAGCCATTCATGCAGGCATAGCTCTCAGCGATTTCAGCGCAGCGTTGAACGACGCTGCATACGAGGTCAACAAAGGGTTGCGCGCGGGCTTGATGCGTTTCTATTGGGCACTCTCTCTGCTCAACCTGCATACTCATCAGCATTGCTTGCTCGACCAGTACACGAAGTTTGTCCACGCTTCCTGCTCCGACGACGCTGGGTTACGAAAAACAACGAATGTGGAAGAATTATCGCCTGAGGTAGAGAGTAAAGTCAAGCAAATTCTTCCTGACCAGCGCCTTTCCTAGCCTTTTCTCTAGGTCGATCACATGCCTCGCTGGATGCTTTTCATACACTCCAGCCATTTGCAGAGCTTCAGCATGTGTCATGCCATCCTTATGGATGTATAGCAGGACATCGAATCCCTGGTGGCCAAGCTCAGCCTTAACAGCCCGCTCGACGTCGATCCGGTAGTCGATAATCCTCGGCTCGAAATAGTCTCCAGCCTCTCCTGGAACTAGACCATCTTCGAACTCGATGTAATGGTTCAAGACAGATGCAGTGACCTGTCGGTAATACCTATCCCCGTTGCCCATGTGCGCGAGCGCGCACCGGCCGATTAGTCAACTTCATCGAACATGTCCACCATGTCAGCACGGTACAGCGCGTATCCCTTATCAGTGAGAATGAGTGCCGCCCTGATGCCAGCCTTGGTGAACCCGGCGAGCCATTTCTGGAGGTCTGCTAGCCCTTGGCTATCCTTCGGTCGAACGTAAACGCTGAACCGATTCCTCTCAGTGATGGCTACCCCGTCAACTACTCTCGGCATGAAACGACGCGTAAGCTTGAAACATCTCCACGTAAGCGCGCTTCAGGTTCTCGAGCGTCCGCTTGGACGTGTCTTCAATAACGGCGTTGAACGCCATCATTACTTCGGCCCACTGGGCTGGGAGATGCTTCTCCGACCATGCTTCCCAGTAGGGTGGGAACCGGCGAGACTGCAGTTCAGCGATTTTGTACCGCTCGACCTGCTGGTCATACCAGGCCCAGAATTCTTTAGCCGCCGACAGTTGCTGCTCGTCGGACATCTTGTCGTCCTTCAGCTTCGTGATACAGCGTGTCAGGAACCCCTTGTAGGCTTTGACCTTGCTTGGATCTTTTCGAGCTTCGGACTGCTTCTGCTGAATCGACTTCCAGATCGCCTGGATGCCTCTTAGCGTCGGCTCGTATTGCACAAAGTGCAACTCGTTATGAACGTCGTCTACCGTCATTGAGGAATGGCTAGGAGCAGCCCACCTGAAGGAACACTCCTAGCCGTTTGGTTGATGGAGTAAACGACGCTTGTAACAATACACATGATACACGAAACTAGCGTGTGTGTCCAGCAAAAAACGCTAGGAGAAGATGTCCTGAATCCTGTCATCCAGCTCATCCTTGTCGTCCTCTGTCGGCGGCTTCTTCGGCACCTTCAGCGCCAGTTTGATGGCCCAGTCGGCTGCAACAGCCGCGACGGCAGAGATGGCTAGGATTCCGAACGACGCCTGTTTTCCCTTGACACCGACCTCGGCAAATGCTCCGGTGTTGAAGATTCGTGTGGCGACCTGCTCTCCAACCTTGATGGCTCGTGGGTCTAGGTTGCGCGGGATCTGGGGGAGCGGTCCCGTTGGGCCGGGTCCTGTCTCTTCGTCGTCATCCTCGCTCCGTCGTTTCAGCGTGACAGGGTCTAGCCAGACCCCTACTTCCGCCCCTTTGAAGCGCCACTGAAGCTCGTTGCCGTCGGTCAAAACCGTGAACATGACGACGTTGGCGTTCGGTCCAGTGTACCACGCCAGCGTGTCGTTGTACGGGTATCCAGGCGAACCAGCGAGGCCCCAGCTCCCACCGAGGCGAGCCGCGACTTCTCGCAGGAAGGCGGTACGGTCGCTGCCACTGCCGAAATTCGTTTCGCTGGCCACCTGATTGAGCATGGCCTGCGCTCGTTGAGAGTCCGCTGAAGTGATAATAGGCATTAGCTCTTCCTCATTCCTTCCTGCTCACCTGGTGTCAGATCGCGATAGGTCGACCTGCTGCCCTCGAAGTAGAGGTAAGTCTCACCGCCGGCGGCGTAGCGTGCCTTGTCGACCCTGACCAGTGTGTAGGGCGACTGGTTGCCAACGAAGCCAGCTCCGTTAGCTCCGAACGTCTTGACCTCTGACTTGTTTCGTCGGCGCCATAGCAGGATGATGGAGTCGGCGTCTTGATCGATAGCGCTCGCGCCCTTCAAGTCGCCCTTGTGCGGGGCGCGCTGCTCGTCATCGAACTTGCGCAACTGGCTGACCATGATGATGGGGATATGGAGCTCTACGGCCAGCTCCTTCATCCGCTTCGTCACCTTGCCGATTTCCTGGGCCTCGTGTTCGATGCTCCTGACAAAGTAGTTCAGGTTATCAAAGGCCACACACTTCAGGTCGTAGCGCTTTACGGCAGCCCTAATAGTCTGCTCAACATCTTCCAGCGTGCTGCCCTTGTCACCCAGATAGAGTGGAACCTTGGACAGGTTCTGACGATACTGCTCGACGTGCTCCTGCCGAATCTTCAGCATCGGAACGCCGTATTCCTTCTCGATGATCTTGCGCATCATCATGATGGTCGGCATTTCCAGACACATCAGGAATGTCGGATTCTGCATCTTGGCAGTATGGAGTAGCTCCTGTAAGAGGAAGCTAGTCTTGCCAGTGCCTGACGTGCCTGACAGAACGACAAGCTGACCGTTCCAATAGCCGCCGCCCACCATGGTATTGATGTCTTCGAACTGGCTAGGGATGCCGTCAAAGGCGTCCGTCGACAGCCAGAGCTGCTCCTCAAGCTTGTCAAGCACTGTCGACATGGACAGGCAGCTTGGCATCTCCTGGGTGGCGGCAGCCTTGACTAGGCGCTCGAAGTCTTCAGAGCTGTGAGTCTGGAAGTATTCGTTCGCGTCCTTAGCGTCTGGCAGGACGATATTCAGGACTGTCCGGTTGTCCTGTTCGAACTTCTTGACGTGCTTCTCGGCGCCCTTCTGGCCAGCGGCGTCGGAGTCGTAGCAGATGACAACCTTGTTGGGGTTGTACTTCTCGATCGCGTCGTACCATTCGACAGCAAATGAAGCAGATCCTGTCGTAGTTGACAGGACTGGCGAGAAGCCCTGCTGCCACATGGTGATGGCATCCAGCTCACCCTCGACCATGTAGAGGACGCGCTCGTCGTCGCCCTTGTGCTTGTCGAGCAGATGCTGACCGAACAGAATGGACATGCCGCCGCCCTTGCGCTGGAAGCGCTTCTCGGCCGGTGGCAGGCTGCGATACTTGACGTCGACAATCTCCCCGTTATGGATGTAGGGTATAAGCAGCCACTCGACGTCGTTGTTGTCTTTCTTCAGGCCTAGGTGCCAGGCCTTGGCAGTTTCGGCCGTGATGCCACGGCCTGTCAGATAGGCTAGCGCCGCCTCGCTCTCGTGGAGCGCCTTCTCAAGGTGGGCGATTTCAGAGAGTGCCCAGCTCTTAGTCGGCTTTTGTTCGGTCTGCTGTTTAAGCGGGGATACAGGCTCGTTGTCCCCGAGGTGACGCTGGAGCTGGTAGAAGTTTCCTTGTTCTCCGCAGGAGCCGAACTTGCAGGAATACAGGCCGCTTGAGTTATTAAGATAGAACTTAAAAGGGCCTTTGCCGCAAAACGGGCAAATCTCGAGGACCAGTTCTTCACCGCTGGTTTTGTGTTTCCAACCCTTGGACTGAACATAAGATAGAGCTTCACCATTGCTATATATTGGTAGCGGCACGTCTTCCCTTGGCACGAATTGCGTCACACGTTCGGCACATTCTTGTACCGTTTGCTCGAATCTTTGCAGCGCTAAGGTCGTGGCCCCGCACGCAGTGAGTCGGCTTATTCTTCTGTTTATATTTGCGCTTGTTACGGGCTTGCTCCGACTGCGTGGCCCACTTGCAGTTATCAGGAGAATAGCCCTTGTTGTTGTCGATTCTTTCCAGCGTATGCTTAGGAGGCCGCTGACCCATATCGCAGATGAAGGATGAAAAACTAATCCTCCACCTCTCGCACATTAGAATGCCTCTACCGCCATACTCCGGATATGCTGGGTCGTTAGGGTTTGAGCACCTGCTCTTGGCGGCTGCCCATACCCTGTATTCTGGAGTGTTGCTGAGACCGTGTGTTACCAAGTGAGACGACGTGCGATTCGTGCGGTTAGGAACCCTTCTGGGCCTCCTTCCAGTCCCGTAATGCTGACCTCAAACATGGGATCAACATACGAGAGGATGCCTTCGATTTCCGAGTCTGGAATCTCCTGCTTCTCCTGGTCGGCCTGTGTGCGCGATTCCATGAAGCCGATGTAGGCGTCAACAACTAAGAACCTGAGATACGTATCAATCTCAGCCTTCATGGGCGGCCTGACAACTTTGCCTTCGACTGGTGGTCCTCCTGGGAAAACTGACGGTAGCGAGATGCCGTAGCGGCGCATCTCGTCTGACGAGATTGTGGCAGCATGGTCAATCTGCTCGACAATCATGCCAACGTTGGGCACGTGTCGCAGTTCTTCTAGGTGGGTCAGGTTATAGCGCATTGTCAGATTCTGGGTCCGGCTCGTAGGTCTTGGCAGGCGTCACGGCGATGGGAACGTTGACACCCTTATTGCGAACGGTCAGCCTGTCGACGTTGGACAGGGATGCCTCAGGCTGCTTGCCGCTCTTGGGCACAGGCGTGATCCACTGGAGGATGTTCTCTTCCTTGAAGAACACGCGAATGTGCTTGCGCAGTCGCTGGTCGAGCGACCGTACGTATTCGTCAGCTGCGTAGTTCTGGAGCGCGGCGCTGACGTCGTTCATGGTCACTCGGCCCCGGCGCATCATCGCCTGGATGTTCCTGAACAGGCCGATGTATTCGTCCTTCGAGTGGTTGCGCACGTTCTTGAGGTAGAACGTGACCAGCTTCGAGATTTCCCGAGTCGTCGGGATGTAGATCTCAGAGGGATCCGGCTGGGAGGGACTCTCTGAAGTCGTCAATAATGGCAGTGAGTTGGTCGTAGGTTTCCTCGAGGACATCGTGCGGCTCATCCATCTCCGTGGCTAATACGAACCCAAGCGCCATTGCTAGGGCTGCGGCAATCTCATGTGGAGGCCAGCCCTCGCAGAGAGCGATGATGTTCGCTGCGAGGCCCCTGACCGCCTTGGCTGCGGCAATTTCTTCTGGTGTCGATTCGTTCACGCTGCTTCCTCGGTATCCACGTAGGTGTCCGAGTCCTTGATGTAGCCTTCCAGTACGCCGAAGGCCCACGACTTGTTCTTGAAGAACCACGTGCCCTGGTCAGACTCGACGCGCACCACGACACCCTCGCGAATGTGCGAGCTGTCCAGTGTTGACGGGCCGTCTGTTAGCGCCTCGACAGTGTCTGTCAACATCTGGCGAGAGATGTCACTATCGTCAGTCGTGAACATCATGTCCAGTTCCGGCACAGTCTGCAGGCCCAGCTCCTTGCACCGCTGCTTGACCTGTTGCCACGACAGGTCTGTTTCGACGCCGTCCTCGTTGAGCCGAGTCACACGATACACAAGCATCTTGTGTTCGCCTGACAATGTGCCATACCTGTAATCCATCTTCTTGCCATACTGCTTCTGGATGTCCTTCAGTTCATCCTTGACAGTGTGGACAGGCATGATGGGCTGACCTTCTGCCACGTCGCCAACAATCTCGAAGTAGAGCACTTCGCCCTTGTGCAGCTCGATGCCGGCGACGACGTCCTCGCGGAAACTGTTGGTCCCGTAGTAACTGGCAGCTTCTGGCTGCTTGTCCAGCACTACCCGGCGAGAGCCTGACAGATGCTGATAGCCGAAGAACTCTGTTGCAGGGTCAAACCTTCCGATGAATCCTGCCAGCTTGGCCCAGAACTTCTGCCAGCCTGACATCGGCGTCGTCTCTGCCACATTGCCATACCTGCCAGAAGTGCCATGCGCCTTCTCGGTGATGTACACGACCGCGCCGACAGGGATGCGATGTGAGTTGTAGCGGAACTGGGCTGTGTCGATGTGCTCAGGGAAGATCAGGTTGCGCTGCTTGCGCGCCTGACCAGGTCTGGACATCTTGGCCCGCGTGGCAGGAGTGTAATACTTCTGACAGACCTGAACGCCGCCTAGCTCTGTGAAGGCGAAGCCGTCCTCCAGAGTAGACAGATCATAGCCGGTAAAGGCCAATTTGTCAAGCTCGATGAAGAAGCCGTCAGACTTCTCACCACGAAACTTCTGCGCTCGCACCCTGCGATTCTTCGCGAAGAAGCCACCCTTCTTCTCTCCGGTGGCTGGGTCAGTGTAGCCGACAAGGTCGTTAGCCTCGGCCATGGCCTCGGAGAGTTGCCCGTCGCAGGGGAAGAACACGCCTCGATCACCTTCCTTGGCCTCGAGGCCGACCACCACCTGGTGGCCATGCACAGTGGCGAGGTTCAAGCGATCCGCGTTGGGATGCTTTCGCACATTGTGCAAACTAGTAACTATTGCCTGATAGCTCACTTATTCTTAGTCCTGAAAAGCTTGACCCATCCTGGCACTGACAGGAACAAGCAGGTTAACGACGCCCAGCCTTCGGCAGGTATACCAAAGCGCAGATACATGGCCAGATGTGCCATGCCTAGTGTCGCTGGGATTCCTGCCAGAACCGCAGCGAACTGGTAGTTCGACATTACGTGGACAGGTCCAAGAGGAACTCGTCAGCCTTGTCCAGTTGAAATCCGTAGCGTGCGCACAGCTTCACGAGTCGCTCGCGAGTACTGTCCGGCGTATTGAGATGACAGGCCCTCGGCTGCTGGTCAATCGGTGTCCAGTTCTTACCCTTTACAAGTGTGAACGGGTCTGCCAGCATGTAGCCGATGGCATGCGTGGACACGTCGAACCGGTTTACCAGTTCCTGTAAGGTCTTCTCAGGTGCCGCTAGAATCTGCACGGTCTTGCCAGACACCTTGCTGTGATAGGCGCGTAGCAATGCGAAGGTGGTATCCTGATAATCCTTCTGGACATGCTCAGGGACATCATCTGGGAACCTGCGGAAAGCATTGACAGTCCGGTCAATCTGAAGGGCTATGCTGTGTTGCAGGTTCCAAGTGCTGCCCTTAATGTCTTGGTCTAGCAGCCACACGTCAATGTCGCCAGCCTTGTCAGGGCAGGCAGCGTAGCCGCCGGCGATCGCCACATTGCGGAAGTTGACAGTGATCTTGGCAATCTCTTCCAGCGCTGCGTCTCTGAACAGTGTAATCATAGATATATCGACTTATGCCACGCCTCTTTTAGGCAATGACAGCACCGGTTAAGGTCCCAACGAACTTTACTGAGCTTGCAGAATTTGCTGGCTCTCATCTCGAATAGCTTGCGGTGATAACAGTGCAGGCCTATGCGACAGAACAGCCCTTTAAACACCGACTAGCTTCCTTCCCAGATATAAGAAAGCTCTTGCAGCAGCAGCTGGGACGACGCCGTTTCCCAAAATTCGAAGCTGATCGAGCCGCCTGAGAGCCAGTTCCGGGGCAGGCCCATCAACCACGTCACGAAAGCTGGATTGAGCTTCCGCCGTGAGGGCGGGGGAGTATTCTGGGAAGTCTCGGATGATATCTGCCCAGACAGGATGGTTAGGTCCTGGGGCAAAGATTCCAAGGCTTGAGAAATCACGGACAGAGATGTAATCTTCTTCCTCGGCCCGCCCTTCATCCGCGCCTTCATCGCCATGTGCGCCGCCGGCGTCTTGTTGTCGTCCTGCGCTACCGGCGTCGGCCACGTCTGCGCCTCCCCCGTCAGCGACAGGAACGGCTTCGAGTGATCCCCGTTGCTGTAGCTGTATCCACGACTCTTGGCATCCGTCGCAGTAATCGTCTGCCATGACCCCGCCGTCCCCGCGAGAGTCGCTCCATGGGAGACTCCGTGAGAGGGCGCATTCTGTGTCGTGCGGTTCTCGTTGTCCGAAGCTCGAGGTGTCGGCCAGACCGATGCCGCTGTCTGGATGTTCTCCCCGCCTTGCCGTCCCTGACGACCCGCTCCGTTCGTGCAGTTCGCGTGAGGTGTCGGCCACATCTTGGCAGCCGCTCCAAGATCCCGTTGCACCTTCTTCCCGTTGTGGTAGACAGTGGCCCCCACAATTTCCGCATGCGCAATCGAGCGCCCGCCGTTCGGCACCATCGGCGTGGGCCAGGTGGAGAAGCCCTGTTCCGCCTGATAGTCCAGCATGTCCATCCGAGACTTGCCGTCGTCGCGAACGACCTTTGTTCCGCTGCCCTTCCAGATGCGCGCGGTAGGCGTGGCCCAGTTCTTCGCTTGCAAGTCGAGCTGCGCTTGCCCAGGCGGGTTGTATGAGCCGTCTGAGGGTTTCGACAGCGCGGTCGGAGTCTTCCACCGCAAGGATGAAGAGTCGACGTCGCGCATGGCTTGCGCCAACTTCGAACGCCTCAAACAATCCGACTTCAGGTCGGTAGCCAATTGCTTCCAGTCCCTCGTGGACTTCTGGGTAGCCGTTGTTGAGGTGCTGGGCGACGTTCTCGAAGAAGCAGACGGCTGGTCGAACAAGTCGAACAAGGTCTGCGATGGTTGGCCAGAGGTGGCGAGGGTCGTGCTTACCTCGCTGCTTGCCTGCAATGGAGAATGGCTGGCACGGGTAGCCGCCAATGATGCAATCCACGACTCCACGCCAAGGGCGGCCGTCGAAGGAGTGCAGATCTGACCAAACAGGCGCTGCGTCCAGGCTTCCGTCTTGTATGCGCGCCGCCAAGACTTGGACTGCGCTGATTTCCCTTTCAACGTAGCAGACTGTACGAGCGCTTGGAACAGCGAGTCTGAGTCCGAGATCCAGCATTCCCGCACCGCTGCAGAGGGAAAGCACGTTGAAGGTACCACGAGCCACATTAGTCTTCGTCGTCACTGAGCTTGTCTAGGTAAGCCTGAAGGTCGCCGTCGATGTATTCCACGATGACCATGATGTCGCCAGTCTCGTCGTCACAGAGTTCATGGACCTGGCAGATCTCATGCTCGTTGAGAGGAGTTACCGTGTATGTCATTAGTGCTTGTATCCCCAGGTGACAGTAGCGGTAATAGCGAATGCGCTTAGCCAGTAGCACATGTCGGCCCACTTGCCGCTGACGCCCCAGCGCATAGCGTTTAGGGCGTAGAGAGTTAGGATGGTGTAGTTGAACACCATCGGGTTAAGCAGAAAGGACTTCATGTCAGTTCTCGCGAAGCTTCCAGACCTTGACAGTTCTCTCGTGAACGTTGCGAGAGTCGTCACGGTAGGAGAAGTACTGGCCAGTCCAGACAAAGACTGACGAGCGAAAGACCACGCCGAGCCAGTGGTCAGCGAGGGCAGGGTTGGTCAGGTGGCCCTGCTTGTCCATTTCTGCCCGCACCTCTCGGCTATGGACAGTGCCGTTAGCCTTCGCAAGGTCGATAGCGATGGCTCGAGCCTTGGTGATCAGGTTGCCGCGATGCCTGTTGAGAAGCTTCGCGGCCTGAGACGTTGTCTTGGTAACCTTGCGACCATGAACACGTGGTGTCAGGTCGAACAGTTCGAACTGGGTGTCAGGACTGCTCATCGTCTTCGAGTGTCGGCTCTGCCTTCAGTTTCTTGACACTTTCCAGCTTGTAGACAGCGACTGATTCGCCGTTCTCGATGTCGACCTCTACTAGCAGGTCTGAGAGGGATGTGGCTGCGTAGATGCCATCCTCGTTCTCGTAGACGTAGAGGGTGTCAGTGAGTGCCATTACTTGACAGGAATGAAAGGCACCGCTCCGGTGCTTGTTACGGTCGGCAATACGCCGTTCCACTTCTCGATGGCCTTCGACTGCAGCACCTTGTCGCCAAACTGCTCCAGCGACTTGGCGATGATTTCGTTCGCCTTAGCTTGGGCCAGCGCTGTCAGCTCGATGGACTGTGCCTCGCCCTTGGCGCGCTCGATGGCCTGCGCAGCTTCGGCTGTGATCTGGCGAGTCTTGGCCTCGGCCTGATTGGCTGCCTGAACCTGCTGGATGACGTTGTTGATCGCCTGCTCGACGGACGATGCAACGTGCGGCTTGCCGATGATGTTCACGTAGTCGAACGTGATGCCGTAGGCGGCCGTATCGGTGTTGACGAGGTTCTTGGCAGAGTCGCCAACCTCGGTCAGTCGCGGGCCGAGGATGTCCAGAATCGGCATCTTCTCGGTGACTGAGCACAGAGACTTGCGAACCTGATCCCGCACATAGCTGCTCGTAATTTCATCTGCGGACTGGCGGAACTTCACGAACAGCGCCGGCACCTTGTCGGCTGTGAACTGATAAGCGACCGCGATATCGAGAGCGACCTGCGTGCCCTCCTTTGATCGGCACTCGACGGACGTGTTCGCGCCGCCCTCTTCTGAGGACTTCGACCACTGGGCGCGCTGCTGCGACGTCGGGAACACGTAGACGTCGGTCGTGATCGGGTTATAGATAACGCGACCTGTCCGAATCGGATAGTCCTGAACGCCACGGCCAGCGCCGTAGTTGTTGACCTCGATGCCAACGGTGCCAGGCTTGACGGTGGTGCAGGCGGTGGCCATCATTGCCACGACTGCGAGAACGGCGAACTTCTTAAGCACGCTTGAAGACCTTTCGAAGGAGAACGGGCAGGGTGGCAGAGAGTCCTGCGCCTACCAGAACGACGGTGCCAAGGATGACGAACACGGCCACGATGGCGCTGTAATACATGGCCAACTGGGTGGCCACTGACGCGCCAACGGACACCGCGAACGTGGCGAGACAGAGCAGAGCTAGCAGGGCTAGCAGATTAACGACAAGCATTTCGCCTCCACGTGATACACGTGTTTATTGTGTATTGACAAGCCTAGACGATCTGGCCGTTATTGTCAAGCTAAAAGGGAATGCAGTCGTCGCAGACCTGCTCCAGCAAGCGGTATCCTGAATAGGGACCGCCGCGCCGCCAAGGAGAACAGTTGTCCTTGTATTCATCACAGACGCAGCACTTCCGCAGGCCGAGGGACGCGAAGAACTCAGGGGCCGTAGACGTCTGCCCAGCATCTGAGGCAGATGTCTTGAAATAAATCGTCTTTTCGGTCGTCTGTGTATTCATCGCAAACGCGGCACTGCCACATCCCTAGCGCTTCGAAGAACTCATTCTGGGATTTCTCCGTAGCACTTGGTGCAGACATCAAACGGGTCACACGGCTCAAGCACGAGTTCATCGCAGATCGCACAACGCCAAGCTCCGAGGGCTTCAAAGAATTCCTCAACCTCTACGTCCACAGGTAGAGCCGAACCTCAGCGAGGCGCTTGAGCATGCGTTCATCCTCATCCTCGTAGCCCTGCTCCATGGCAGAACTCATCCTCAGGATCAGATTCTGGTAGTCTTTCTTGTCAGGATTGCCAGGAACGTCTCTCTCACGGACGGTACATCCGCCATCAGCGTGCTCGATAACCTCGTAGTTTTCGTCAGGCTCAAGCATGCTGGTATACATGCCATGAGCCTTGAGGGTATCGGCCCACCATTCGGTAGGGTCGATTCTGGCAGGCCTGACATTTACCCACCAGTCATACAGGGTGGCCACTTCCTGCCATTCATCGCGGCCATCCCATCTCAAGAACTCGTCGCCGTCGATGAAATAGGCGCGGCTGTTTAGCCAGTCCTCGCGCTCAACGGCATGTCGCAGGATGGTAAAGCTGGCATACAGGAGCAGCTCGCTGCGGTCTGTCCAGGTTGGGTGAAGGCTGTCAACTCTGACGACGTTGTATTGATGCCAGAGGCGGCACTTCAGGTAGTACCAGATGTCTGGCAGGAAGCCGTCAAGACGATAGCCTCGCCAGAACTGCCAGCGTGGATAGAGTTCGCCGTAAGGCCGACGCAGGAACAACCAGCGACGGCGATGGGTGCGGAGGTAGTCGCGGAAGGTTGCGCGCTTCATCCGAAAATCCAACGCATAACAGGATCGAAAACGTACTTAAACCACATGCCCATGATTACTACGGCAACTGTTGCACAGGTGAGTACGTATATGAAGGCGGCTAGCTGCAAGAGGGCGCGCTTCATCCGACTTGTCTACACCAATGCAGAAGGTTGCACGTGTCACAGATAACGCAGCACTTGGCTTCGCTTGCTCGCCACTGGACCTTGTGTCCTTTAACAGCGCAAAAAGCAGCGTCGATGAATGCGAGAAATTTATACATTGGCGAGTCAGGCTGGATTCGCACCAGCGTCACAGGTTTTGGAGACGAGTATCCTAGGCTTCTAGACGACTGACTCAGTTGCGCCCTTAGGGGTGACCGGCGGGAATCGAACCCGCGTGGCCGGATTCACAGTCCGGTGGCAGGCCTCTCGGCGTCCAACACTACCATCGGCCACACCTAAAGACACAAGTTGGTGGCGCATCGTGGAGTCGAACCACGCGAGGCACTAGGCCGCCGGTTCTACAGACCGGCCCGCCTCCCTAACGGTATACTACGCCAAAAAACAGGCCTGACAGAAGCCTCCCAGCACTGTCAGGCCTTGCCGTCCTGGGCAATGTCAACTATCGACAGGAACAACAATACACGTTTATTTTGTGGTTGTCAAGCACCGTTCGCACTGACAGGGTCGGATGGGCTGGCCGATGAATTCTCGCTCGAAGGCGGGCTTGCACATTGTGCAAACGTAGTAGTGGGTACCGTCAGTGGCTAACAGGTAAGGGACCAGTTCTGTCAGCTTCTTCTCGCGCCGACAGTCGCCGTCACACTCTGCCCGAGCGGCCAAGAGGTTAGCTCTGGCAGCCCTACCCATTAGAGCTCCGCAATGGTGATGGAAGCTTGGTTAGGAATCTCCCAAGTCCGCTTGAAGTAGCCTGGACGCATGGCGAGTGGTACAGGGCTGGAAGGGTCAGGGTCGAGTTCGACGGTGTAGTCGACTCCGTCATCCTCGCTTGGAGCCAGATAGAAGTCGAGATTGCCTGAAAGAGGAATCTCAACGATGGCAACCAATGGACTGATGATAGAGCCGGCGAACGGTTTGAACCCGTTAGGAGTAATCCGAAGCTGGCCAGACATGATCTTCAGGCCAGTCTTTGGGTTGTAGAAGGAGCCAGTGACTTGGCACATGCCAGGAACTGGAACGCCGCCAACGTAGAAGGCATTGTTGTCAAAGGCTCCAGCGTAGAACGGCATTACTGTCTGTTCGCTTCCTCCGGTAGATTCCGTACCGGTCTACCAATAGGTAGTCGCGCGTGAGCCTCGATCCTTAGCGCAGCACCGAACTGTCTAGGTTCTGCGAAGATTCGAACAACCGAGCCATCACTAAGCTGCAAGAACAGCTCGTCCTGGTCATGGCCCATAGCGCTGCTATGCACCTCCCACCACTTGACTGCTTTGCCGGCGATCTGGTTATTGAAAGCTAGGAGCTGGTCGTCTGTATGCATTACTTCACCTGAACTGCTACGAGTCCGAACACAGGGCTGGCCACGCTGTCGCCATTCAGACCAACAATCCTAAGGATGCGGTCCTGCTTGGCTCCAGCCACCAGCGTTACCCACGATGAGGCCTTATCGCCAGCCACGTCGATCGCTACGCTAGGTCCAGTAGCGCCGTCAGCATACTGCCATGCCGAACCATCCCAGTACTGCACTCGCAGCACTGCTCCAGTCGGGCCAGGCGTGACCACTTGGGCAAGGATTCGCATCTGAGTAGCATATGTCAGGTCATACTGCACCCTGAACGCGCGGTCAATGCCGAGATACTCTGTCAGCGAGGACGGCATGACTGACCACGTTGCGAGCGCACCTGTAGAGGCTGCCAGTACTGTCCATGCTGGCGAGAAGTGAGTTGCGTTCCAGTCTGAGGGCTGGATGTCAGCAGGGTCAGCCCCATCGGACTGACCACTGACTTTCTGATGAGTTACTGGCATTATCGGAACAGGATCTGAAGGTTGTTGATGCTAGTAGCGGAACCAGTTCCGGTATGTGCCGCAACAACGCGGAAGATTGTATTGGCGGCTCGAGCACCGGATGCTAGCGTTCCATAGGCAGACTGAATCAGCGTGTCGCCGGTGCCACCGGTCTGAGATACTCCTGCATCTGCCCATGCGCTACCATTCCAATACTCAACCTTGAACGTCACAGCGCTGAGGTCTGACGCCTGGTGAGTGAGAACGATTGAGATCTGGGTAAAGTTCTGCGTGTCATACACGAACCGACGCCTAGCCGAACCAACGATTTCAGCGTAAGCGCCACTGTTACCAGGCGTAATGTTGACTGTTGACGAGTTGACCATCACGCTTGCAGGCTGGGTGCTAGACCCGCCGCCGCTCACTGTGGTCCACACCTTCACTGGTCCAGTAGCCTGCAGAACCTTGAACGCGATATTGGTCGTGTCCCACCATGTGTCGCAGACCTTAAGAGCCGTGGTGGAGTTCTCTTCAGGCTCCGTTGGTCCGACGAATGACCGGCAATAATTGCCGTTCCACATTGACGGCCGCAGCGCCCGAGGTGTCGTAGGTTCGTCTGGAACTGGTGTCGGGCTGGTGATGGTTACTGTATACGTAGCGTTGCTAGATACGCCAGCTGAAGTCGCGGTCACTACAACCGTGTAGGTGCCTGGAACTGTTGGACGTCCATCAAACACGCCAGCCGCGCTCATGGTCACGCCAGTCGGCTGCCCGCTAACACTCCACGAGCAGCTACCAGAACATCCAGTGGCTGTCATTGTGGCCGAGTAGTTAGTGCTTGTGTTGCCGCTTGGTAGCGAAGACGTCGTGATAGTAGGAGGAACAACCGGCGTGCCGCCAGTAGCATCTCCTGACAGGGCGACATTGGTGAAGGCAGCAATGGCAGAGATATTGGCACCGAGGTCAGTGCCGTCAGATCCGGCGTTGTGATACGGAGATGTCGACTTCAGCAGGTAGTTGTCGTTATCGAAGTCAGTGAACTCGTTCCTCAGCGTAGCAGTCGACGGGCAGAAGTTCTGAGCGCTGCCGCCTGGGTAGTTCGCGCAGGTAATGTCAGCGCCGAGGTTCTTGAGCCAGCTCCTCGTGCCCGTCACGTGCATCGTCCAGCATCCAGTCGTAGAGGCGTTAGTAAAGTCACCCTCTCCACAACTGTTACCACCTGTCATTCCATAGCCCAGCTTGTAGAATATGTTGTTGCTAACAGTCATATTCTCGACTGCCTGTTCGATTGTCTTGAACAGGTCGAACCAGATAAACGCATTGCCAGATGTCTGGGCAAATGTGTTATGCGTTAGCGTGATGTTCCTTGGCCCCATGGGTGTGCCAGCGGGGTAGATATTGGCATGGGCACGAGTCGTGATAATGAATACTCGGTTAGAGGCTCCGAAGCTTGTGCCCATGTCAAAGAACAGATTGTTATGGAACGTCAAGTCTTCTGTTCGTGCGGATGGAACTCCAGAGCTGAGATCGCGCCCGCCGATCTGCACACCGCCAGCTGCGTTCTTAACGATGTTATTTCGGAACGTCACGCGGCGCAGGATGGTGGAGTCGTTGCCATTACTGGTATTGGAAACAGTAAATACGATGGCGTATCCAGTCTGTCCGTCAGCCCATGAGCCGCTGAACACATTGCCCTCAACTAGGGCTGTGTCCATGTGCTTCAGTTCGAAAATATTCTTAATGAACCACGTCGTTCCGGTCGAAGTGGGGACGCTCTCTGTAGTGCCAGCCGAACCTGTGTCCGTGTATGTGCATACCGTCGCACTGCACGCAGAAGTCGTAACGCTAAATCGAACGTTCTGAGCTCCAGAGCTTCGACCGTAGATGTAGTAGGTTTCTGCATTGGTCACTGGACTCCAGGTGATTCGAACGGATCCAGTTTCAGACAGTGTCGCGGCTACCTCTGTAGAGGCCGTTGACCGAGCCGTAGCAGCGTTGGCGATGCCCATGCGCGCCACAACGCGATACGAGTAGTTGCCAGCAGTCAGTGTTCCGCCTGCCACTCCTGAAGCGGTAGGATTCTGTGGTGTACCAAGAATCGGGTTCCGCCAGTCGAGTGGCTTTTCTACAAGGTTCCTAGTAAACGTTAGGTTGGCTGGCGAAGGACCCCAGTCCACATCACCGCCCACGTTCGGCGCTGCGTCAAGTGCGGTAAATGTAACGTTGGCACTGGTACACAGCGCGCCGTCTACTGATGTCCCGCAAGACACAATCTTCGTGAGCTGCTCAACGGTCGTGCCGCCCAACGTAACGTCGAAGGTGAGATGCTTCCCAACGCGCAGACCATTGAAGGTTGACAACGTTGCCGAGGTGGTCGTCGGGGCTGGAGAAGCTGATACCGTTACTGACGGGCGAGCTGCACCGCTAGCGCCGCCAGCAATCACGTTCTCGCCGTTACCAACGATGTAGCAGTTGTCAATCGTATAAGGACCCTCAGAGCTGTTAATGAACACGCCCTGACCCTCTGCACTAGACTTGATGTCCTGGATCGTGCAGTCCTTGACGGTGACGTTGTTGGCGTGGAGCGACAGCCCACGGAACTGACCCTTAACAGGGTCGCCAGCGAGGACGAACTGCTCGAGGGTGAAGTTGCTTGGAATCTCTGAGATCTGGGTAACGGTGCTATTGCTGTCGTCACCGAGCCGCAGTAGGTCGCCGCCTCCGTAGAACGCGCCTCCGGTTCCGCCGGCGATGATCTTGATCCACTTGATGGCCCAATACTGAGTAGCCACGCCGGCGCTGGGATCAGCGGTTCGGAGAGCTGGCTCGTTGTTGATATTGGACTTCAGGATTGCCAGGTTGTATGTCGTGGCCAGCGCGTTCGTCATGCGAACGCCAGCAGCAGGGAACGAGCCGAGGCTGATAATGCTACCAGTCGATGTCACGCCAGTTCGGACGGTGACATTGGACGCCCCACCGTGTCGCCGCAACGTGTAGTTGCCGACGTATGTGAAGCCAGCCTGCAAGAGCACCGAGTCGCCGGCGACGGCCGCATTGAGCGCGGTCTGAAGCTGGCTGTTCGTGTAGGTGCAGCCTGTCGCGCAGACGGTGAGAGTGGCAGCTTCTGCTCGTCCTGTCAGGACTCCGAGAGCGAGGATAGCAGCTGCGAGAACCTTACGGATATTCATTATGGGTTGACGACCTGTGCCAGCGTGACAACGTCGCCGTTGTCATTGCACTTGATTTCGGCTGTGCGTGTACCAGACCCCGTGATCTGAATCCAGCACATGCCGTTGCTGGTGTTGGTAGGAGCGGCCAGGGATGACCGGAAGAGAGTGGCAGAATTACCGTTCCCGATGACGGTATTGCCATACACGTCCGTCGAGATGACAGCGCCAGAGTTGATGGTGAGCTGTGCGTAGGCTGTTGGTGCGAAGGAGATGAGGACTCCAAACACAGCCCCGGCAGCCAGCAAGCCTAGTTTCTTGAGCATGTCGCTAGCTTACAGGACATACCCAGAATACTTACCCTAACAGGATAGCTAATGTATTAGGTAGGATGGAGCCACCGGCAGGAATCGAACCCGCAACCGTCACATTACAAATGTGCTGCTCTACCGGATTGAGCTACGGTGGCTTAAAGAGTGGCGGAGAGTGAGGGAATCGAACCCCCAGCCGTTTTACCGGCGACAGTTTTCAAGACTGCTTGGCCAGCCAATAGCCCGACTCTCCGTGGTGGGGAATGAGGGATTCGAACCCCCGATATTTCTCGCTCCCAAAGCGAGCGCCGTAGACCAGGCTGGGCCAATTCCCCGAATTGTTACTTATCGAACCGCCGCTCGTATCGGTACGTCGCGCGGACTTTGCGCTTTGGTGGCTTCGGCGTCTCCAAGACTACCTCGTTGAAATAGAAAACGAGTGGTGCGCTTGGTGTGCGATCAGCAATGAACGCCTCAGGGCTTGTCGGCAGTTCCGGTACCGTGGTGGTAGGGATGAAAGCGAAGAAAACACAGACCGCTACTAGAACGGTAAAGCTGGGAACCAAATACTTGCGCACGCTATTTCACCTGGGATATCAAGAACATCGCTACATGAGCTGGTAGCGTGAATGAGTGGTACATTTTCATGCCGTTGACCCTCTCGTCGCTCACCATAGAGAAGTCAGGATCGTATGCATTGCATCGATACCCGAGCGGCTTGAACAGGCTGTCAAGCTTCTGCGCAGCCTTGGACCACTTCTCGAGATAGAGAAGATGGAAGTCAGTACGAGTTCCGTCAGGAAGCTTGTAATCCATGAGAGTTGGTGGGACTGAAAGGATTTGAACCTTCACGGGTTGCCCCAGCGGTTCCTAAGACCGCCGTGTATGCCTTTCCACCACAGTCCCTAAAAAGTTGCCTTACACCTCTTGCACATTGTGCATTGTAGGCGTGCGGTGACGCCTCGTTCGTTGTGTAAGCACGGCCCCGGCGGGATTCGAACCCGCGTCTCACCCTCTAAGAGGGCACGACCTGCCGCTAATCGACGGGGCCAGAGTCGGCTGCTACTTTGGCAGCCTGTTTCCTGTTGCAGGGATTCTTGTTAATGTCGTGCCATCTGCCGCACTGTTCACAGCATTCTGTAGCTGTCTCCCCGTAGTAGCGGTAGTAGTCTTTTTCAGATGGTGTCATGGGCAGTTAAGGCAGGGCCGGCTTCGTTCCTGAATACCGGCCCTGTAATCGTATGATAGCGCTAGGAGCTATTAGCAGGTCCCTAGCAGATCATGCCGAACGAGCTATCCTCACCTGTTAGCCGACGCCGGTTGGCTATTAAGACTGTCGCTCTACCGCTGAGCTACCCGCGCATGTGTTTTTGGGGCGCGGGACCGGATTCGAACCGGCGACCTCCAGTAAAGGTCCGACGTGCTAATAGGCGTGCTGGCCGTTCGTTAACCTTTTGGGCATCCACTTAAGCTTGATACCAGCTCCGACTGGTTCTAACCTTGAGCCTAAATTTAAGCCTATACCCACTTGCTGCCAGTGTGGTTAGAGACTGGCAAAGATACTGTCGGGAGGGGCATCATTGGCTAGGCTGCTCTAGCAGCGGCCTGCCAGCGAGGCTAGATCCCCTCCCAAGTTGTTTCCGGGCGGGCCAACACAGCCCAATAGCCTCTCTCGCAGAAGCCGAAAGCTGTGAGACGAGACAACCCGCCGGGAATCCTATGACGAAGCCTTGAAGTGCTCCAATTCGACCTGAAGCCTTAGGAGTTCTGCTGCGGCCTCGCGGAACAAAAGCGCACGCTGTTTGGCGCTCTTTGAAAAGTCGTTCCCGCGCTGAGCCACGCCGTCTTCGTCTCGTGCGGCGACCAGCAGTTTCTCGACAATCACTTAGTGCCCTTGAAGATGTATCCGAGCACCTTCGAGCCGATGGTCGAGTTAGTGTCGACGTTGGTATCGTTCGCCTTCGACAGGGCGCGCTTCACGGCCACGCGCAGCTCCTCGACGCGATCGAGCATGTCGCCCTTGGCGGTGACGGTGATGAGGCCGCTCCACTCCTGGCTCACGAGGTCGCCAACCTTGACGTCCTCGCTGATGAGCTGCGTCTGAGCCGGATGCTCAGGGGTGGCAGGATATAGCACCAGCGCCTTCTGCTGCTTGGCCGTCCGCGCCTTCTTCTCGGTGCGAGCCTCGTAGATGCCGTGGCCCTGGTCATCGGCCGGCTTGAAGCCCTTGGCAGGGTCGAGCGTCGGGATCGCCTGAACGAAGAGCTGAATCTCGGTCAGTCGCTTGTCCAGCTCGAGAAGCGCGGTCGCAGGGATGCCGCTCAGGAAAGTGACGTTCCCGCTGAGCATCACGTCTGCCTTGGCCGACGAATTGCCGAGAGCGATCTGGAATGCGTTGTCGAACGCCGGCGCCAACATGGCGGTGATCCACTCCAGTTCCTTCGGAACATTGGTGTTGACCGCCAGCTCTGACTCGACAGAGGTTTCCTGGCCGTCAGCGGAGGGATAGAAGACCTTCTTGTGCCCGCTGAAAAGGTGGGCCTTGCTCTTGAAGGTGTGGGTCAGGTCCTTGAGCGTAGCGGTGGCCTTCCCCTTGAGGGTGGCGTCCACTGCGATCAACTGGTGTAGCTTTGACATGTGTCTCCTGTGAGGGCTAGTTGCCGTCAGCGATAGACACATAATACACAAGCTCCTTGTGTGTGTCAACACAATTCTTCGCTCGTGGCCGGTTCCAGGGGTTGCCCGAGGGCGAAGCCAGTCTCTTCCTCCAGAAAAAAGGCGCGTCAGCGCCGTAGGAGCTTCGCTCCTACGAAAAAACTGCTCTTTAGTTTTTTCCCTACTCTTAGTTCCACGTTGGTACAAGTATAGCTAGTTGTGTGTAGTACATAGATCCTATCTAAGAAGAAGATCTAGCACCGCCTCCTCCCCTAAGGCTATTGTAGGCAGATATGGGAAATTTTCGCAACCTACTTCGTTAGGGTAAGAATTCTGGCAGGGGCTGGTAGCCTCTGTAGTGAGGGAGGAAACGGGATGGACTTTGACTGGGTTGGACCAGACATTAAGAGGCGGGCTAGGCGGGTTAGGTTGATTGGCCTAGGGATGGCGATGCCAATCTTGATCGCCCTAGCATGGGCGATAGGGCTGACTGGCATCTTCTGGGTGTTGGTGGTGGCCTGTACGCTGGCAGGGATAGTGGCCGCCGTCTTTGGCTTTGCACTCCTGTTCAATATTGACGGGATTGCTGATAGCTTTGCCAGGAACGGCTGGTTTAAGTAGGCTTGTTAAACCTTGAGAAGAACGTATCAGGGTTCTGACAGAACTGTTCTTCATCTGTAGGCCTCGTGGAGGCCTCTGGCTTGGCCTCAGAGCGACGATAGTCATCGACAAGGGTCAGCATAGGGTTGTCGGTTCCTGACATCACCTGGAGGCTCCTGAGGGCCTCCACGATGGTTATAGCGTTGTTCAGGAATAGGGCTAGTTCCTTGGACACCCGCTGACCAGGCTTGATAGGTAGTGTCACATCGCCAGAGGTTAGCAGGGATAGAGCGTCATCGCAGTCGATGACAGGCCGACATTCCGAACAGAACCTGCCGAATGTGTGCGCGCAGCTCATAGCTTCTCCTGTCTTGTTAGGGCCTAGGAAGGCCTTATGCGTCTCCTCGCCTGGGACGTAGGCATGGTCCCTGAATCCGAACGGCCCGTGCTTGCATTCTGGGTCCTCACATTTCTGGCAGACCGTTGTCCGGTGCTGGCATTCACCTGTCCAGTCTGAGCATTCGAACGGCCAGTCCTTGATGTTCACTGCTTAACCTCCTTGACCTGAGCGCCGCAGTCAGGGCAGTACAGGTGTCCTGCCAATACTATAAAGTGGCCAGCACTCCAAGACCAGCCGTGTGACGAACAGAACCAACGTGACCTGAGATACGTCATCGGCCTGCCTTTCGTTTGCGAGATTCCATGAGGCTGATAATGCTGGCAGCCTCGCCTCTGGTCATCTTCTTCGGGTCGACGTTCAGCTTGTAGCCCTTGATCTTGCTGATCTGCCTGGGATTGGGAGCCGCCTGTCTCCAGCCCGCGTCCCGCTTCAGGTCATTAACCCGCATCGAGCGGTTGATTTCCAGCCACATCTCAGCACTGTCGAAGGCTTCCTCCATGCTCAGCGCTGGTTTTCCAACCGGCCGAGGTGGTCCGAACTCCTTGAGCAGCACCTCCCACTGTCCGATGGTGTTCTGCTGAATGATAAGGCTCTCGTTGGTCACAGGGCCAGGGAACGAGACTTCGAAGTGGTTCGGCTCCGTCTTCATCCACGCAAGGTTGGAGTGCTCCTCCATGTCTGGGTCGTGGAATGGTTCGAACAGGTCGACTTCCTGCGCCTGGACTTCGATCTGGTCCAGCGTCTTGGCTCCATCGGCCGTCATCGCCTCGACGTCGATGTAGGGCGACTTGGCCTTGATCTGCTCGATCTTGTCCACCATCTCCACGAGGTCGACGCCCTGCGTATCGAAGTTGGCCGGCAGTCCTACCAGCGTGGGAGCTGCTATCAGGCGGTGCTTGCTGGTCACGTCTACGATGTCGAGCAGGAGGCAGTAGGGCTTCTTCAACCTGTCCAGAGGCGTCTTGGTCCTCTTGACGCCGACAGGGTCACAGGGATGCAGCCGCACGCCACGGCCCGCCATCTGCACGTAGAGCAGCTGTGACTTGGTCGGTCGAGCCATGATGATGCACTCGACTTCAGGGTCATCGAAGCCCTCGGTCAGGATCTGGCAGTTGACGATAACGTCGATAAGGCGCTGCTCGAAGTCTTTCAGAATGCGCTCGCGGTCAGCGTCTGTCGTCTTGCCAGACACGGCCTCGGCGCGCACGCCGTTGGCTTGGAACTCGGCAGCGAGGCTGGTGGCCTGCGAGATGTTGACCGTGAAGGCGATCGTCTTCTTGCCCTTGGCATGTTCCAGCCAGGACTTGACAATCAGGCGATTGCGTTCAGCGGTGTTGATAGCCTCGCCAAGTTGCACCTGGTCGAGGTCCTGACCGGCGACCTTGACGTTGTCCAGATTGACGTTGCTGTTGATGCGCAGCGCTCGCATGTTGGCGAGGTAGCCCGCCTTGATCATGTCCAGCATATTGCGCTGGAAGACAATCTTCTGGAACACGAGCTCGAGGCCGATCTTGTCGCCTCGACGCGAGGTGGCCGTGATCCCCATCAGGAGCCGGTTACGGGGAGCGACCGCGTCCCAGTTCTTCAGCCGGTCCCGCTGCCACGCCAGCGCCGCCTCAAGCTGCAGGCCATCAGGCTGCGGCATGAAGTCGTCAGGTGGCAGGAACTTGAAGTATTGCATCACACGCTGATAGGACCCAGCGACAGCGTGGTGAGCCTCGTCAATGATGACGATGCGGAAGTCGTCAAAGTCGAACTTGCCCATCCGGCGCCCGTTGGAGGCCGCAAGGGTAGCGACAGAGGCCACAACCACGTCAGCATCGATATCAGCGTGCTGTTCAGCCTTCTCAACCTGGACATTCAGGTCAGGGTTGTAGTGCTTGATCTTCTTGGCAGCCTGCTTGATCAGCTCATCGGTGTGAGCGATGAACATGATCCTACGCTGGCCAGTTGGGAAGGTGTCCAGCCACTGTTGGATGGTCGGCTGATGGCGCAGGGTGCCAGCGACAACAGTCTTGCCACACCCTGTCGGTAGGACAGTCAACTGTCGCCAGACCGCCTCCTCGGGGCGGGCGAAGAAGTTGACCGCAACGGCGTTCAGGTTCTCGTGCTGGTAGTCTCTAAGCTTGAGCCATTCCATATTCTAGAATCCGAAAAGTTGTCTAATGACTGGGCTGACTGTGGTTTTGTGATCGCACTGATTGCACGCGATTATGCAGTATCTATGCTCCAGTTCCTGGGACCACGCCCACACGGTTACGCAGGAGCATTTCGAGCAGAAGATCTCCGATGTCTTAGCGAGCGCCGCAAAGAACTCCTCGTTGTCCACGCCTAGATGCCGTGACGTCTCAGGATGTATTTTGTTCCCCAATAGTCGACCTCCTGGCAGAGTGTGCAGAATACTAGTGTGGTTGGCCCGCCTTCCTCTGGGCCTTCGCCAACGAGCAGCAGTTTGCCATTGCCATTACACTTGAGGCAGTGGTCCTCAATAGACGGTGTCAGAGCCTGAAAGAAGTCCTCTACTCTTTCAGCATTCTCAGGCCCTGGAAGAAGTTGAGAGTCGTCTGGCTGACGCCTGTTCCCCTGACCATGAATCCCAGTTGATGCCATACTTCTGCCTGTCCTTCGATGGTGAACCTCTGGTCGTTCAGGTTGACTCCGGTGACGAAGTGCCAGCCGCCCTTCCATTCCAGCCAACCGAACGCCTTCTGTCGGTCGAGGAACATGTCGACCCTCGCCCAGATTGTGCCGTCCTCTGTCAGCGCCAGCCGAACTTTGACGCGCTGGACAGCCTTGAGATCGATCATGTCCTGCCGAGTGTGCCGCGTCTTCGGCTTGGGATCATCGGCCATGGTTCGGTGCGTCTTGCCCTTGCGTCCGCGCCGGATGAACTCCTTGGCTCGAGAGCCGGCTGGGTAGGGGTATCGACGGTAGACGAATGCGTTCAGGGCTATAGCCCCTGCGAGTTTTCTCCTGCCGCCCTTTCCAGAGTACTTCTTGATGAGCTTCTCGATGTCTGGCTTGAAGAAGGCCCCACTCCAGTCAGCGGGAGTCGTCGTGTTCCCGTTCGTGTACGGCATGCTCTCTCCAGCGGAAGTGTATCACAGCATTGCAGTCGCTGCCAAGCACAAGAACCTTGTGTTTTTCTACCAGGTCGTGACAGACGTTGCACAATGTGCAAAGGTTCCAGTCTTCATCGATCCTGAGATTGGACCGCTTGAAGAAGGTGTGGTGGACTTGCAGATTCTGGCGGGACTGACACCTACGGCAAGCCCAGCCATCTCTGGCTAGGACTCGCCGTGTCAGTTGTCGGTAGGCGTCCCCAGTGAGGACAACCTTCTTACGTTTTTGAGGAGCTGGCAGGTTTCTTGTTAGCCTTGCAGGCGTTGTAGCTGTCCAGTGTCAGCTTGATTGCGAGGAGTTCTCCGGTGACCTTGTTGCAGTACTCGGACAACTGCCAGTAATGCCTGTCGCCGCGAAGCGCAGCGGCGCGCCAGTGCAATCCCCAGAAAGAGGTAAGAACCCACAGGATAACCACAATAAAGAACAGCGTTGTCACAGGCTGGCCTCCACTTGTTCGGCTTCTAGTAGTTCTCTGACGTTGAACCAAGCTGTCAGGATGACGTCGACCAGGATTGACGCCTCTGACATTTCCTCTGGTAGCGCGTAGATACGGCGAGCTTCACTGATGCACTCGTTGAACATCTTCTGCTGAGACTCGGTCGTCTTCAGCACGGTCACGATGAGCGGGTCTGACTCCCTGCCGAGGGCCTTGTCGCGCAGCTTCTTCGCTTCCTTCTGGACTTCCGCCACTGACATGCTGTCAGCCTTGTCCAGTAGGGCCTTCTTGTCGCCTTCGCCAGGAACGCCGGCGATCTCTCGCAGCTTGCTCACGCCGATCTGCTCGACCTTCTCTGCCGGGATGGACAGGTTGTCAACCATGTCCACGACTGAGATGAGATAACGTGCCTGACGAGCGCCGTAGTCAAGCAGCCCCGAGGAATGGTAGGCCTCGATAGCCTCATCGAACGACGAGAAGCCGTCCTCCTTGGCGTAGCCGTTAGCCTTGTATTCCCTGAGCAGGGTGCCAGACTCGATGATGATGCTGGCAGCGTGCTTATTGATCTGAATCAGGCGGTCCTTGACGTAGGCCGCCCGATTGTCCTTGACTGCTAGCGCTACCATTACCAGCGCCGCCCGCGTTTCGAGATACCGATGCCGACGATGATGCAGGCCACGAGGAAGAAGCCTAGGGCGAATAGGATACTGCCCCAGAGAGGGGCGAGCACTAGCCACCATGACCACGTGATATGGCCTGTCAGCTTAAGGGTTATGAACAGGAGGAGCAGGAGGGTCAGAAAATTAGGACCCTGATAGACGACCTTGTTGTCAGCCATTAGAACGCCGGTTCCTCGTCTTCCTCGATCGGCAGGATGCCGCTGACCGAGTTGTACGCCGCCTCGACCTCAGCCTTGACGTCGCTGGGCACCGGAGCGATGCTGTCGAAGCGCGGCACATACCAGGTTACTTTCTGGCCGTCCTTTACGGCTTCCTGCATCTCCGACTTCATGGTGACCACGTAGTCTCGAGCGTTCTTCTTGCGGTCCTGGATGGACTTCACGAAGGCGCGGACGATCTTCAGCTGCGTGCTCTTGAACTCGATTTCGAAGATGATCGGCTCGCTCTTGGATCGTGTGTCGTTCACGTCCATAGCAATGACCGTGTAGACCATGTCCTTGTTGGCGAACTCGCAACTGGCGCACTCGTCAGCCTGAGGGTTCTTGATGCGAGCCGACGGGAGAATGCCGTCATCTGAGGCGCAGCGAGGCCCCTTGTGGCCAGGCGGCGCTGGGTTCTTCTTGTCGTAGAAGAGCACGCGCTTGGTGTCGACGCGCAGCACAACCACGTCCATCGACTTGCCGACTTCACGCTTGTTGGTGAGGTCGAGGAAATATCCCTTACGGAAATCATCAAAGCCGACAGTCGAGACTGACGTCTGGCCTTGGGCGAGCATCCGCTTGTCGCGGGTCGACTTCACGAAAACTTCGCGGTCGTCTTTGAAACCTTCAAAACCTGTTGACACTTACTTGCCTTACCCTAAGAAACCCTGAAAGCCGTCGTCAGTCTGGGCAGACTGAATGGCTTTAGCGTCCTCGTAAGCCTTGCACTCACGGGTCACTGGACAGAAGCGGCATTCCCAACCCTTGTCGGGATCCCCGATCACGCCATCTGGCATGTAATCAGGCTCAGCGAACCCGCGCCGCCGCTTAGGCCCGCGCTCGATGAGGTATTCTTCGACTTGATCGTAGGAGTAGACTGGAACGTCTGGCACCTTGATAGTGAACTGCCAGTTCGTATAGCCCCACTCGTTGGTGCCCGCAGCCTTACGGGAACCCTTGACTTCGTTGCGATACTTCTTGCCGTAGTTGGGCGAGGTCTTCTGCCTGATAGTCTCTACGAATGGCACGCCAGTGCTGATAACCCTGTCCATGAACAGGTAGTGCAACTGGAGCGACTCGACCGGCCAGAAGATCTGCGGGCCGTCCTTGCTGCCGATGTGGCCACCGTGTAGGAGCCATCGGTAGACGTTCAACTGCCAGACATACTGCTCGTCTGGATCCTCTTTGTAGAGGTAGGTTAGGGCCTTGTCAGCCTTGGTCTTGTAGTCCTCGATCCGCTTGAGCAGCCTGTCATAGTAGTCAATGCGGCCAGAGATGAGCCATGGAGCCATTGGCCCCTTGGTGATGTACTTATAGACCCTCGTCTCCTGGACAACGTCTGGGAGCTCAGCTTCGAGGAAGGCGTGGTAGAGGGCGCCGCGCGTGGCCCAGTAGAGCTTGCGCGGCTCCTCATAGTAGTCGACAGTGCGTGTCAGCTTGAGTTTGCGTGGGCAGCCTGACATGGCTGTCGGGCTGAGCATGTCTCCAGCGTGCTCATTGCCTGATTCCCTGTCAGCGATAACCTTAAGGACACCGCGAGGCTGGCAGCGGTGCGGGCAGACGTTGACGCAGTGGTCGAAGCTGTTCTCGTTACCTTCAGTAGGAGTCCCAGCAGGACATTTGAAACCTTTTAGTGGCAAGCATGACTATTATCTCTTGCACAATGTGCAAATAGATGCTAGTCGGTTAGCTATTGTATTAGGCTAATGGATTACGAACTAGGAAGACTAAAAGTGGCTGGTGATCCTTGAGCGCGTCACATTTGTGGCATGCTGGCGCTCTGTTGGTCCAGCTGTCAGGGCCACCTAGCGATTTTGGTACTATGTGGTCGCGGCCAATACCCTTGCGGCCTCTGTGTTTCGCCGGCATGCGGCGCATACAGTAAACGCAGGGGTCTTTTAGTATGTACCTGACGCCAAAGGAGATACGATACGTCAGGCGGTTAAAGAACCACTCTGGTAGCCCGCTTAAGTCCGACAGCTCCATGCCTGTGGCTGTTCGAAACCACTGAGGGTCTTTGTTCATTTCGTAAGCGAGTCCCAGAATTCCCGCTGTCTTTTCTGGGCGCGGCGCTTGGCTGGCCGGCACTGTTCGGGTTTAACGGGACGGGACAGTGGGTTAACGATCCGGTATTGCAGTCCGCGATTGAATTCATCCCTAGCCTGACGTTCTGCTATCTCTTTCCGTTGCTGCCTACGTCTTAACAGGGCCGATGCCAGCTTCTTCCAGCCTTTGTCGTCGTAACGGCCAGGAGCTGTCAGACCTGGCCATAGAGTTTCCATGGTGTCAGTGGCTGGGCACTGAGGGCAGCGGCGCGATAAGCTTCTGGAGACGAAGCGATGGTCTATGCAGACCGATGTGTAGTTAGCCAAGGTCTGGAGTGTCGATGGGATCGTGCGTAAGCGCTCGCTGGCGGGCGGCCTGAGCAATCTCTAGCTGCTGAGCGGCGTGCGCCTCACGGACTCCAGTCATCTTCAGGTTCATGTCGTGGGCCTCCTTGGGGTTGACCCTGACGCCCTTTACGCCGGCGCAGACCGCTACGCATGCTGACAGAAGTTTGTAGTCTTTTTCAGTCAATGTCAGAACGAACACGGCTTCAGGTCTAATATCCATTACAGCCGCCTCCAATTCTTGCAGCTATCCCAACGCGGGTGGGGAGTTGACCCGCTGTTCCTGTCGCACACTCCGAGGCCAAACAGTCTCCATAGCCACGAGAACATTTACAGAGCCTCCTCGAGAATCTCGAGCGCGCGTTGGTAGAGCAGTGGCATTCTGGCACCGGCCCGATAGGTGGCTACCAGCGGTGCGAACTCCTTGCGAGTCTTGCGAGCGTAGTTCTCTGCCCACTTGTGGCCAGCGACTGACGCGGCGGCCATCCTTCGGAAGTCGTTCAGGTTGTCAATCCTGTCCAGCATCTTCAGGTCGAGCGCGCCTGGCGTGTTGAGGATCAGGTGATAGTAGGCATCCTTGTCAACGTCTGACGGGGAATGTTCATCCCGCCATGGCTTTGTCAGGGCCTTGACAAGGTCGCCAATCTCCTGGCCGAACAGGTTGTACACCGTGGGCAGCGGTGTCGGGGTGTCCTCGACCACGTCGTGGAGATACGCAGCTGCGACTTGGCTGACAGTCATGCCAAGCTTGGCAGCGGCGTGTCCAACCCTGAGAGGATGGACAATGTAGGGTTCGTTCAGGTCCTTACGGACTTGGCCCTTGTGGGCCTCGGCTGCGAAACTGGCCGCACTGGCAAGTATGATGGTGTCGTTCATAGGATATGGCTGGCAACGGTAACCAGCTCTATCAGACAGAGGAGTGCAGAGTAATGCATTATGGCTGATGGCGTTTCGTTCTCGTCGTCGTCGTTCTTGCGGCGCTTTACGAACTCAATACGGACGTCGTGGTCGAGAGAGTTGGCAATCCTAACAAGGGTCCTAATGCTTAGGTTGCTGGTGTCGCCCTTCTCGATGCGATTCATGTGGCCCATGCTCATCGATGACAGCTTCGCCAGTCCCGACTGACTGATAGACCTGTCAGTCCTAACCTTGATGATCCATTTGCGGATGTTCTCAGCGAGCGTTTCGAAGTGTACCGTCATTGTGTGGTCACCCGAATTGTAACAGAATTGTCACGTCGCAATTTGATGAGAATCAAACTATCCTTGTGTATGTGTTTGTCCTACAAGCTTCGCCTGTTCAGCTCCAGCCTTTAGAGCGTCGATGCCCACGTTGGTAATGACTGCCTGGAGGTACGCGTTGACTTCTGTCTTGGCCTCCTCAACCTTCTTCTCGATGTGCTCATCGAACTGGTCGACAACGAACTGAATTGAACCCGAGATGCCGGCAGCGATAGCCGTCAGTCGACGTTCGATCTCGGACTGCGTCGACTTGGCCATCTTGGCCTCTCGTACGAACTGGGCAAGAGCTGCGATGTCTGCCTTCGCGTCTGACATCTCCTTGCTAAGTTCATGCCGGAACTCGTTGTTCTTGTTCGGCGGCTCAGGGAGCTGAGGGATGTCTTCGCCCTGAAGGTAGTGCAGAGTGCAGGGGACACCGCTGCCTGTGTTCGGTGAGCTGACGAACGTGGCCCACTGGGACTCGGTGAGGGCGACCTCGATATACTGCTTCCTAGCGAAAATCCAGTCGTTTGACAGGTTTCTGTGGCGTTCTGCAGCGCTGATCCTGATGGTCAGGTAGTGGTTCTGAGGGAACCCTGAGTTGAAAAGGACGGCGTGTCCGCTGACCCTGCTGACGCCGATCGAGGCGTAGCACGGGTGAGTCTCGACGGTGTCGTCGCGGCCTCCGAGCTTACCTACGTTGACTGTGGGTTGCTCAAATCGTCTCGGCAAATGAGTTCTCCATAAGGATGAGTTCCGCTCCGCAGTCTTTCAATATGGCCTCTGTCTGAATGAATGCAGGCCCCCAACGCTCGAGCTGGTCTGCAGTGGCTCTTGGGGCGACGAACCGTTTGACGCCAGCCTGAATCATCATAACAGCGCAGCGGTCGCAGGGCATGAACGGCCAAGTGTAAAGCGTTGAGCCATCCGGCACGCTGAACCCAGCCATAATCAGGGCGTTGACCTCGCCGTGGATGATGCGAGAGTACTTCTCAGCCCTGTCATTGAGCCATTCAGTCCGGTCAGGCATGTCCTGTGGGAAGCCGTTGAAGCCGGTCCCCACGATGCGGCGGCGCCTGTCAGTAATGACAGCTCCGACCTTGGTCGACGGGTCCTTGGAAGCCGTTGAATAATACTGGGCAAGGCCGAGGAACCACCTGTGCCACCACCCGTCGCCTCGTCCGATGTCAGCCATGTTATGCCGTTGCCGTTACTTCGTTCTTGCACACTGTGCAGTGATATACGTCTATGTCGTCCGACCAATATACCTTTTTCAGAACGACTTCCTCACACACTCTGCACCAGATGTTCATGTCCATCCATCCTGACCAGTCTTCTAGTGCCTCGAAGAACTCTGTTACGAGTGGGTTGCTGTCAGGTGGTAGTAGCGCTGGAGAAACATCTGTTCCGCGATTCGTGGTGTCCATTCTTCTATCGCCAGTGGAAGATGCTCAGCGAATGACCAGTGGTCAGGGTTGGGATGCGGTTGGAGTTGCCAGCCTTCTGTGCAGACGAGGCGGTTGTCGATTTCCTTGACGTGCGGCGGCAGCGGGTCTGGCAGGCCGAACACGTCGGCTAGGACTGACCAGACTTTGTGTTCCTGTTCGCGGTACCAGATCATCTCAGGCACGTGCTTGATCGGCCTGCTCAAGTCGTTCATGTAGGCCTCGGCGGCGTCATGGAGCAGACAGGCCAGCTCATAACCAGGCTGACAGAACATGGAAGCGTAGTAGGAGTGCTGCGCTACCGAGTAGTGAAAGCGAATGGAGCCTGTGAACCGGCATAGCTTTGACAGGTGAGCAGCGATGTCACGAATGTCAATCTGGTCAGGCTGCGGGTCGAGGATGTTGAACCGCTTGCCGGTGAATGTGTTGATAGCCCCGAGCTTCTTGGTTCCGTTGGTGAACTCGTTACTTTCTGCTGACAGCATCTTCCCGCTTCTTGAGTATCACGTAAAGGCGAGTGGCGTTGTCAGAGAACCAGAGTTCTACGGTGTCACCGTCCTTGGCCTTGCGGTCGCGGAGCCACGTGCGGGGCAGGCTCGTCCAGCCCGCCCCGTTGTGCCTGACAACTTTGTAGCGCTTGTCTCGAGCCTTGACTGTCTTGTCGAGCAGTTCAAGCTTAAGAACGCCGCGCTGGACCTCACGAAAGTCGGCCTCGCTATCCTCGGTGTAACAGAGCACCCACTCCCACGGGAGATGGAGCAGCTGCTGCTGCTTGTCGCTGTTCTTGAGGACGAACGACCGATACAATTTCGTAAGTTTATCTTCGATCACTCACCCATGATACACAAGATTCATGTGTTTGTCAACGTTAATGCACAGGTCCAGTGGTCTTGAACTCCGAAGGTATGTCAGGGTGGTTGTCGTCGGAACGTGTCTCGCGCCGTGGTGTGTTGTCGACAACGCCTACGAACTCGGCGTTCGCTCTGCCGCACATGCACTCATCGGCCAGGTTCGCAGCGTAGTTAGCTACGTCATCGATCATGTTGTTCTGGCAGGACGAGTTGTTGCGGTGATACTCGAAGTCGTCCTTGTCCCAGTGGTAGGGGGCGTCAACCTCGATGTCGAAGGTGTATCTGACCCTGACGCGCCGTGTGACGATGACGCATTCAGGGCTATGCGGTTTTCCGACCTTCTGGTGACAGTAGAAGCACTCGTCAGGCGGTCCTGCCGGTCGAATGCCGTCGTCCTGTGGATGAACTAGCGGCCAACCTTTCATAGCAATCCTTGTGTATTAGTCGCCGTGAATGTCATCGATGATCCAAGACATGGCTGAGTCGAAGTCGCTGAATTCCTTGGCGACCTGGCTTCTGGTGGCAGCTTCGAAGCGTGATCCCATCGTTTCGATAGTCCCATGGAATCGACCGTGCAGGAAGACTGACACTGTCCGTGCCTCAGAGAACGTAATAGCGCTGGCAGTTTCGACAGCCATGACACCTTCCTTAGAGTGAGAACGCTTTGCCGTCCTTGGTTTTTCCGAACAACGCGCCTGGACCGTTTCCTTCCTCGTCTCGAGACGCGTAGATCAGCGTCCCGTCCGAGAATTCTATCACCGATCTGGTTTCGTAGTCGTCCCAGCCTTCGTCGCTGGCTTCCTTACGTGTCATTTTCCGAATCTTCTTCACGGTCAGGTTGGTCAGGTCCAGTTCCACGCGGTGCCTCCACCCAAAGCAGGACCTCGTAGGGGTCCTTTTGACGACGCATGTTGCGGTTGAGCGGCCTCAGTTTCTGGCTGCGCAGTTTGAGGCCCGCCTTATTGCAGAGGTAAGCAATCTTGAGACGGAGCGGTGTCAGGTTCGTGTCATCGCTGACGAACTTGACGGCCTTGCCATCGTTCTCTCCCCCTGGTGCGGTCGACATGACAGCCTCAATCAGGCGCTCAGGTGTAGCAGCGAATGACGGGGCCTTACGCGATGTCGGACGCTCTGTGATTTCCAGCCGGATCTGCATCGAGTCCGGCTGACATGGTAGCACATCAGGGCTATGGCCGGATGAGCTTCCGACGGGTCGGTTTCTTCCACGTAGAAGGAATGATGTACTTTTTTCTTCCGAGTAGACGGGCGAGCCGGAAATAATCAACTAGGGCCTCCTCGATGACCCACGAGCGCGACTTGTTTTCGTCCTTGGCGATGGCGTCGATGCCTTGCTTGATGGCCGGCGGCAGGCCGTTGTAGAGAGGTTCACGTGTTTCGCCGTTGGCGAGCCTTGGTGCGATTTGACGGGCCAAGCTATCGTCCCTCCTTAGCTCTGAACATCTCGGTCAGGATGTCGTCAGGCTGTTTCCAGTTGATCGCGTCTTCCATGTTCTGAACGGGGCCGCTCTCAGTGACAGGTGCCCCGTCGTCCACCCAGATTGTCGCGCGCTTGGCGTAGGCCATGCTGGTCGCAACCAAGGCGAACACCTCTCGCACCGTGAGGTTGTTGTCAGCGATGGTCGAGCCGTCATGCCGCTCAGCCATTACGACGTAGCGATTGTCGTAGATGGTGCGAACCTTGCCAGTCATGTCAGCCTTTCAGTTTAGCGCAGTTTCCGCAGAGCGGTCTGTGTAGCGTGTCTTCACCGTACTTGATTTTGGTTGCGTAGTGTGGCGAGCGCTTAGACCATTCCTCGTAGCGTTCGATTCTCCATCCGAAGTCCTGGCCGCAGAATGTGTGAGTGGATGACCTAGCTATATGGCGAAAGCCGTACTGCTTCCAGAGAATGCTCTCGCCACGTTCTGGACGGTGTAGCGCCATGTCAGTTGTAGTTTACCAGATGATCCCACATGCAGTGGCGAGGCTTTCCGCTGGGATGGCGACCACGGACGATGCAGACCAGCTCCTCCCCGATATACTTGTCGGGGTCAGCCGCGAACCGCTTCAACCACGCGTTGTTCTTGGTCTTGGCAGACGTCTTGATCGCTGGGTTGTTCTTCTCCTTGAGCGTCACCTTGCTATAAGGTCCGTTCTTGCCAGCCTCGTAGCCGGTGATGATATACGGGACCGGCTCCAGCTTCTTGATCTTGAGCCACGTAGTGGACCGTCGTCCTGGCTGGTATGTGCTGTCTGGGTCCTTCAGCATCGCACCCTCGCCGCCGTTGTCCCAGATTTTCTTTACGTGATCGAAGGTGGCGTTGTCTATGACTTCTGATAGCCTGACATGCTTCAGCCCGACTCCTGTCAAGTTGAACAGGTGTGTCAGTATCTGTCGACGCGACCTGTAGGGCAGCTTGGTCTGGTTGCCCGAGGGCAACCTCGGCACCTTCATGTTGGACAGGTGCAGCACGTCGAAGATGACCAAACAGCGCTCATGTTCTTTGTCGAGCCTAGTCACGTCCGACGACATGTCGGTTTCTGACCCGCCTACCAGTTCGCAGTCGTAGGTGCCGTAGGCGCTCTGTTCTTCGGTCCTGCCGGTCACGAGCTGGCGCAGTTCCTTAACGATGTGCGAAGGAAGCTGGCTGGGCAACCCGACCTTGCCAGCGCCGGACTTGGGGCGCGACCACGCCCTGACACCGTTCTTGTCTACGTAGACGATCTTGCGATGTCCGTCGTACTTCTTCTCGCAGACGTATCCTTGAGCCAGATACTTGTCCATCATGACTCGGACAGCGTCGAGCCATTCGGCGTAGTTCAGTTCACTCCCATCAAGGAGAGCTTCTGCCAGCATCGGCTGGATGTATCCGAAAGGCACATCGCTGGAGGGGGCAGTTTCATTTTGAACTTTTACCCCTTCAGAACTTAGTATGGGAAGCTGCTGTTGTGGGTTCTTGACGTAGACGAACTCGCCGCCTCGCACCTCCACGTCAAACTTGTGTATCTTGATTACGTCCCTCATGTGAGTGCATTCGCGGACACTGTCGCCGCGCCGGACGGTGTAGCCCTTGCAGTTGCAACCAAGCTTGCCGTCGTCTGTCAGGACTGTCGTGTAGTCCTTGTCGCTGCTCTTAGATTTGAAAGGCCAAGTCTGCATTATTTCTTCTCCAGCCACTTTATCAGGCCTACTACGATGAGGCAACCGACGCCGAAGATGATAGCCCCTTCAGGCCAGAACAGCATGTAGAGGAATATCAGAACGTCGATAAAGATCCACATGTTAGTGCCAGACCGTTGGTTCTTTTCTCAGGATGATATCTTGAGCAATCCTCTCAGCCTCCTCAGGGCTGATCGGCGGCACCAGCGGCTGCAGGTTGGCGGCTGCCAGCTTGATCGCCATGTCAATCTTCTCCTCTGCCTGGTCGAGCAGAGTGTTGATGATTTGCACCATGTCAGCATTGAACTGACAGCAGTCGTGAATGCTGACCACGTTGGTAGGGCCTTCGTCCATCTCGACAGGCTCGTCAAGAATGACAGCATTGCCATCCTCCTTGACAGCATTCCTGACGTAGAGGCGAGGGCAGGCAGGATCGATGTTGCTTTTGACGAGGATTGTCTTCATCGTGGGTAGTCGATTTCCATTTCTTGAAGGGAGGACTCTGTCCAGTAATCAATGTAGTTGCATTTGATGCACTTTCCCTGTACCCATTGTCCTCTGCCTAATCGTGCTTGGTAATTAGGTAGAGGTCCTAGTCTAGACTTGTGAACACCTAGCATGGCGTGTTCTGTTAACTCATGGCATCTATTGCAGTAGAGTCGACCAGTTGGTGCTAGCGACTCGAAGAACTCCTCTGTGTCCACTGTGTTGCCATGGCTCGCGCCACGCCGTCGAACGTGGTGCTGCGAATCTTTGCCCTGTCCTTCGTCTGGCCCAGAAGGTGGAGCTTGTTCCATTTCCGCCATTCCTGTTCGTCCTCCCAACGCTTGGGCGGCGGCCCAACCACGCGAGTATATTTCAACGGTGGCAGGCCTTTCAACCATAAACACGTGGTTTTGCACGCCTTATGGCCGAACTGCCAGGGGTGGATAATCTGATCAGGTCGCCGGATGTGCGTGCTGATGATGCTGACAGGATTTTCCAGCGCGATCAGCGGCACGTCAGCGGTGAGCAGGAACCTGACGAGGGCCAAGTCTTGCTCTTGCAAGTGATGCTTGTGTTTGAAGTGTTTCGAGCCGCTCACTGCGAGGTTGGTGCAGGGCGGGAAGGCGATCAGGCCGTCAAACTTGCTAAGGTTGACCTTCCTGATATCGTCTTGAATGTGTGGGCCAGGTCTGTCAGTTGGTCGGAGGTCGCACGAGATGGCTTGGTGGCCTCGAGCTATCAGGGCGTCTCGGACCTTCCCCGAGAACTCGCAGGCGACGAGGAATCTCATCAGAAATGTTTGTCGATATGCTCTGCTAGGCCTTTGAAAAAGTTGACAGCGGCTGTTTTGTCTGCGAACACGCCAACGTGGGCGATAGTCTCGTTCTTGCGGTCAATAAAGTTGACGTAGATGCTTTTAGTAATGGACGTGTTGACGAAAACCCTGCGAACCTTTCTTTTTCCATCTGGCATGTTGATGGTTGGAGCAGGTTCGTCTATAAAACTCCTAGTGAATCCGGATACCCCGAACGATTCAAAATACACAAGGTCCTCGTTGGCTAGCGCATCCCAGAATTCAAGGTCGTCGTGGGTTGTAGCTGTTGGTAGTTGGCCAGACACGCTCATCTCTGTCCTTGGCAATCATGACTCTGTCGCGTTGGCATTTAGTGCAGATGACTTGATGGCCGATGTCGTTACACATCGTCTCGTCGCACTTAAACCATTCGACGGTCTTGCAGTAGATGCAGCGTAGCCAGTTGCCGCATATTAGGGCTGCGAAGAATTCTTCGGACTTGTTTTGCACTTTGTGCAGGCGGTTTCGATTCGGACTCTAGGATTGGGCGCACCGCAGTCGTTTCGGCACGCCCAAGAGTGTTGACAGTCTGGGCAGACATGCCAGTGCAGCACGTAGAACACGGTTGCCTTTCGACGTTACAGCCACGGCAGTCGTCACCCCAGAATCCGCATGCGCAGACGTCTCCAAGGTCGTAGCACCCGACGCAGGGCATTACGCTACCTGCTTCTGCTTGGTTCCGAGCCGTTTGAGGTCGATTTCCACGAGCGAGCATGGCCAGGGCGGCGGCGCTCCGCTCCCTTCCACCTTGACGAGTACGAGCTTGGCCTTTGGCGGCTTGGCGGGCCAAGGCGTTTCGCAGTCTGTCAGGAGGATCATCAGGTTGATCTTCGGGCGAACCTCTTCGAGCTTGGCAATGCCGACACCCATGTCAGTGCCACCACCACCTCTGAGTGCGAGCTGGCCCTTGTGGGTGATGCGCTGAATAGAGTGGACACCGGAATCGCAGGAGGCGACCACGACTTCCTTGTTGCCAAGGCATGACAGAGCCTTGCCGATTTCTGCCACGCACTGACTGATCTGGTCCTGACTCATCGAGCCTGACGTGTCGACAACTATGCCAACGTTGACATCAGGGGCATACATGCCAGGCATGATGAATCTGCCGTAGGCGTCCTGCTGACGATGGCGGCGCGTCCAGGAATAGTCGATCCTGCCAGCCACGCCCTGATAGGCATTGCTGACAGCTGCGCGAATCCAGCGCATGTAATCGACCTGCGGCTGCATGATGTCGTCGGCCCAGCGTTCCCAGCCTCCCGGCACGCTGCCGGCCTTCTTACCAGCCTGCTCCTTGATGTCATGGGCGACCTGAAGCCTGACCATCGTGACGTCAGCTTCTGACAGCCCGCCATGCCGGTCATCATTGGCACCGGTTGCCAGTTCATGGTCGCAACGCTGACCGTGCTGGCCGGAACCGCAGTCCGAGTTGGCCGCCATGCCCTCCAAGATGGCCTTGAACTTGGGCGACTTCTCGGCCTGCTTTAGCAGTTCTTCGTAGTAGAACTCGGCCGTCTGTCCTTTCGGCAGCGGCGGGTTGCACTTCTCGGGAAGGCAGCCTTCCTTGGGAAGGCCCTCGATTGTCTTGGTAGCGGCCGACTTTGCCAGTTCGTCCATCTCTGACTGGATGGTCGAGTTGATAGCGCAGTCAGTGGCTACCATCCATACCGTCTGGTTGAATTCTTCGCCGTACTTTTCCGCCCGCTGGAAGTGTTCTCCCAGAAGGTGGCTCAGCTCGTGGTAGAGCACGCCGGCGACCTCTGGGATGGTCCACTTGTCGAAGATTCCCGGTGCCCAGTAGAGTCGCCAGTGCTTGTCGACAGCCATCGTGGCCTGTCCCTGCGGGAAGAACTTGTCCTCCACTTCGACTGGCACAAGGGCGTGATAGGCCGCACTGAAGTACGGCCTGTTGTCCATGGCGAGTATCTTGACTGCTGCCAGCTTCTGCTGAGGTGTCGATTTAGCTAGCAGTTCTGCCGGTGATGTCTGACTCGGAGGCATGTGTTATTTGCTCGCAGCCTTTTCAGCCTTGACTCGGGATGCGAGAACGACCGAGTTGTACATGTGCTCGATCTCGGAGTTGTCCGGCAGCTTGGTCACGCCTGCCGGTCTGCGAGCGGCGAGCGGCTTCGCGAGGGCGACGACGACGTCCTGGTGGGTCTTGGCCACGTGGTTCATGACGGACCATGACTTGACCCAGATGTCAGGCTGGCCACGCTCTGCCACGTAGCCTACCAGCGATGACAGGGCGGCGTAGATCTGGTCACCACGCTTCGGCCAGACGACCTTCTTCGGGTCCTTCAGCATGTCCTCGGGCTTCGGCAGGTCCATGCTGGTGCGGTAGGTGTGGTATTCACGAGCAGCGCCAGTTCCGACGCATCCCTCGAGAAGGGAGAGGCGAACGTCTTCACCGGCACCGATGGAGTCGGCGGCAGCCCAGAGCCGAGCAGCCATGGTCCACGAGCGCGGCGTCGGGAACGGCCCGCTGCGCTGTGATTCATCGGACGGGATGGCCTTCATCAAATTGCTCTTGCGCATGATGAAGCCGGCGATGATTGCCTGCGACTGCGGGACATACGTCTCCCAGAAGTCGGGCAGGCTGGGGGCTTCGATCTTCGGGAAGTTGGCCATCATGGCCTGAGTCCAGAAGTCGACGGTCAGCTTCCACTTGAGGTGGAAGAACCGATTGGCGAGCGGCGGGTCGAACAGGAAGCCGTTGGCCGACGTCTCGGGCGGGTTGATGGCCGCGACACGACGGACGTTGACGCCCAGTTTCATGTCGCCAACCTCACGGTCATGGACGACTCGCATGAAGGCGCTCTGAACGGCCTTGGGAGCCAGATTCAGTTCCTCCAAGAAGATGGCAGCGGATTCCTCGCCCAGCGTTTTCTCGGAGAAGTCCACAGCCCACTTCGGAGCCTGGCGGATGATTGCTCCGTTGTCGTTGATGGGCCAGCCTCCGACGTCGGTAGGATCCATGTAGGAACCGTTCACGATCTTGAACGGCCACCTGTAGGAATTGAACACTTCCGCCATGATGGAGCTCTTCGCTTCACCCGGATCGGATTCGATGACGGTGGGAACGTTGGCCTGCAGGGCGATGCCGAGAATGCGAATCTTCAGTCGTGTTTCGTCCACAAAATACTCCTGTTTTGTGTGTAGGAATCCTACGCTACCGCGATCGGAATGTCAACCGCTATTTCGTGATGCAGATCAGCACGTTTCCGGGCTGCAAGTCGCCATCCACGATGGCGTGCTTTAGCAGGGTGTGAGTGAATCGGCTTCCGACTGGCAACTTGCCAACCTGGAAGTTGGACAGGTCTGCGCGGTCGAAGCGGTCGAGATTGCCGCGCACATCCTCGTAGGCCAGATAGGACCCAAATGATACATGTTCATCTCTTGCAACGCTGAACCGGATGTTCCACCGCTCAGAGATGTATCGCTCGAAGTCCTCCGACTCGATGTACTGGTAGTGCCGATCTGTGATCTTGAGGGTCATGGTACGTACAGGTCTGTTCCCCTAATTTCTGCCTTGCCGCCGGTCTTCGGGATGCTCTGCGCGACGTGCGTGCAGAAGCGATACGTTCCAGCCAGAGTATAACTCTTGCCGTTGTGCCAGAAGCTCTCGAAGTGCGACTTGATCTGGCGCGTCCAGCCCATGCAGTTGCAGGACAGCTTGCCGTCGCCGTGGTGGATGGCGGTGTATTCTCTCTTGCCGTCGCTGGAGGGGTAACTCCACTCACCCCTCCGGTTCAGCTTTGCCAGTTCTCCGAAGAATTCGCCCGCTAATGTCTTAGCCATTTTCTTCTTCCTTGGCATCTATTCGTTTGGCCGAGCGTTGCCCTTGGCTTCCCAGTTGACGCATTCCTGCCGGTCCTCGTATTCGAACTCGCCGCGTTCGAATCTCTCAAGGGCATCATCCTCGTCTGTGCCCTTGACGATTACCTCGCCGGTGTAGGTGAGTCGGCAGGGAATGATGAACTCCTTGAGTTTTTTTCTAGGCATTGATCACCTTCAGCACTTTGTTCTTCGTGCCGCCGTCAGGCTGGAAGCCGACGACGAGGTTGCGCTCCCTGAGCATAGCCGGCGACTTGCACAATGTGCAATCCTCGCAGGTCACCTGAGTCCTGCCACCCTTGAACTGGGCAGGGCAGGGCACGATGTTCAGCCCGCCAAACTGATAGACCTTGTTCGACGGGTGCTGGGGCGTTATCAGGGCGGCCGCGTAGCCTCGAGCCAGCGCCTGCCGGACCTGATCGGGCGTCTCACAGCTTGCCAGCACTCGCGCGCCCTGCCAGTGCTTTGGCAGGATCCGTCTCCAGCTGTGGGTATACGTCCACGCCGCCTTGCCATGCTTGGCCTCGTGCGCCACCATGGCCGCGCCTACCAGTTTAGCAGCTTCTGGCGTTGCGCAGTCGCCCACGACGTGAACGCGCAGCTGCCGCTTGCCGGTCAGCTTGTTGATGATGCCGTCAGCCTCCTGCCTGGCCAGCATCACTCGCAGGTCTGCCAGACTCCTCTTGTGCCTGCGAGCCTTGCCATTCATGCGATGCGTGTGCAGGCCGGACTTGTTGACCTCGGCGTAGCACCCGTTCCGCTTGAGAGGGCAGTCCTCGTGGCAGGACTGTTGGGGCACCCAGGTTGCCGAGACGTTCTTGTCGCGTGTGAGCTTGCGGTCGCCGCTCCGTTCCACAATAGACACAAGCATTATGTGTATCGCCTCACTCGGTATAGCACGCCGATACTCCGCGCTCGTTGATGAGCACGGCTCGCGCGCCTTTGACGGGATGTTCTCCTGACATGAAGGTGCTGGCTTTGTACGGATTGTAGCTGATCTTGGCTGGCAGGTCCTTGCCGTTCCTGTCAGTGCCGTAAGCGCTGCTGACAGGTGTGCCAACCACGAACGCGTGAACGTTCTTCCGGCCTTCGCGAACGGTTCGCAGGCGCCCGCCTTCCCTGACCACGAATCGGCAACCGGTCAGAAGGATGCGCCTGACACGCCTGACAACCCTGCCATTCTGCATGACAGAGTAGAGCGGCCGAGCAGTCCTGCCATGGCGCAGGTTCCGATAGACCCAGACTTCCTTAGCCATGATGTCCTCGCTTGCAGTCGGGGCACATCTTCTTAGGGTCGTAGCTGATCGTGTCAGTGATATCAACCCTGAATTGCTGCCGACATTTGGAGCATGTCAGGGTGATCTTAGTCATCGGCCTCCTCGTCAGTCTGATAGAGTTCTGGGTCCAGCTTCCACTCTGTCTCAGGCTGGTATAAGTTGTCCCACTCTGGCCACTCGTCCTCCTGGTCCTTGGCCTCTTCCAGCGCCTGTTCGGGGCTGTCAGCCTTGATAACCTTGTAGACCGAGCGGGTTGTCACGACGTCAACGATGACCTTGTAGTTGGGCATCAGTAATCATCCTTGCCGTTGACCCTGTCCCAAGCTTCGTCGTCTGTCATTTTGTAGAGGAACTTGTCTATTTCACCGAGGGCCTTGTCGCGGTCGTTGTACTGCCTGCCGTACTTCTGGGTCCATTCATGGGCTATGACTGGGCGCAGCTTGAAGTACACGACTAGGCCGCTGTCGTTGTATTCAATTTCAATACCGCGCTGCAGGCTATCGGGCCGATTCACGACTTCCGAAAGGTTTCCAATCGATGGCATTAGCAGCGAACGCGCGTATTTCATGCCGTCGACATCGCCAAGTTCGTTAATCAGTATTTCCTTGGCGTAAAACAAGGCTTCGAGAGATACGAGGGCTGCGGCCTTGGCCACATGTCGTGCGCGCTGGTCTGGTGTCTGGCCCTCTTCCCGTTCTCCAAAGCCAATTCGCTCAAGATCTTCTTCTTTTTTCGCCTCTTCCTCGAGCCTCTTTTCTCTGCCTTTGGCCCTCACGTATTCGAACATGTCAGGCGGAATATTGATGCCCTTCAAAGAGCGGTTCTTAGATGGGCATGTTTTTATCCATCTGCTTAGGCTTTCGAAGATCTCTTCGTGGGACCTGGCACCGGTTGTCCACTCTTCAGCCAGCTCGTTGCCCTTGGCAACCCAGTCCTCGTGGGTTAACTCGCTCATTAGTGATATCTCCGTCCGATGGTGGCTTCGTAGGCGTCCAGCATCCTCTCGGCGGCCGTCAGCAGGACATCCTTGATAGCTGCTGGTATGTCATGAGCGCGCACGATAATCCTGAGAGCGCGTGATAGCGCCTTATCCTTGACAGACTTGGACAGGGCTACCACCGTTTGGAAGTCGTCGCTGTTCGGGTCGCACATATTACATGCCTTGGGCTTTGAGGTGGGCCTCCTCGTCGGTCATGTCGGCCAAGAACCGACGTTGCTCAGCGACGGCAGTGTCGTATTCGTTGAAGACGAAAGTGCGCCCGCTCCAGCCAAGGTAAGGATCTGTCGGAGTACCCTTGACGAAGAACGTGACGTGAGTGTCGCGGCCCTTGATCTGAACTTCAGCCTTGCGCTCCATTAGTCGTTCTCTCCACGGCTTCGCAGGATCGCCTCGAGCGCGTCCGCGATTCTGGTCAGTTGCTTGATCAGGTCTGGCAGTTGCGAATCGAAGAACCGTTTGCCGTAGCCGGTCTGGTAGAACTCGGGTCCGTCTGACATGACTATCGTCCCTCCAATACTTCTCGCACCAAGGTTAGGCCGCCGAATTCGTATTTGGTCAACCCGCCGCACTGGCACTTGTCAGGGTTCTGAGGCGTCCAGATGTGCCACTCGCCAGCGCACTGCCCACGTTCGCACTGTTCGCGTTCAGGAGCTGTCATCTCTAGCCGCTTGAACAGCTCGTGTCGGATTGTCATGTCAGTAGCACTCGTAGGCGCAGGTTCAGCTTGGCAGGCGTGTCAAAGCCTTGCTTGGTCAGGAGTTCCAGTGTGAATGGATCGTAGTCTGTCATAGCTTTGTGAAGTCGACAGGAAAACCGCCGAGTTTCTGGTGTTCCTCGTACATGTCGAGCACGAGCTGTGCCACTGTGAAGGCGCGACGAGCATCGCAGCCAGCGAAGTAGGCGTAAGATCTGGCTAGTTCAACCGTTTCGGCGGTGAACTCTTTACTGGTGGCCTGAATAGATTTGTTGATGTACTCGCTTGCGATGTATCCCTTGCTACGAGCTGCGTTCATTAGTTCTCGCATCGCGTCGTAGACGACATTGCTGCGATAGATCCTGTCGTCGCGCTCGTCTTGGTAGCGAATGCGCGACCTTTCTAGGTAGACTTTCGGCCCTGTCAGCGCATCCCAGAACTCGCCGTTTTTCTCAGCTTCTGTCATGGCTTGTTCGTTTCTGCCAGCCACTGTTCTAACTCAGCAATCGTGGCCGAGTCAAGTAGGCCGCGCTCTCGGGTGGCCAGATTAACAGCGATGTCAGCGGATGAGGTCAGCAGCTCATCGTTTACGCTGTCGTTCTCGCCAGTCTTTGATGCGGTCGGCTGACCGTTTGACGATGCACTCGAGACGTTGACATTGGCCATTGACCACCTGTGTGAGGCTCAGGCAGTACGGACAGCGCCTGTTATAGGCCCTGTCCCCTGTGGCCTCTTCTAGGAAAGACTCAGTGACTGTGAGGGGCTGAGGATCTTCTCGCAGCTTGCGACGAATCTGCCGAAGCTTGCGCCTATGCACTAGCAGGAGCAGGAGAAGAACGAGATGCGTTTGTCGGCAGTAACCTTGAGGCCGCTGTATTGCTCAAAGCGATTCCAAAACTCGCGGGTCGAGATGCTGTCCATGCTTTCGTACCAGAAGTACTCGTCGTTCACGACCCAGTTTGTGCAGTCACGTATGAGCTTTTCGAATGGAATTCCGAAGTCGGCGGCGAAACCCTGCAGCCACTTCTTGGATCCGTCGTTCAGCGCGTCGAAGAATTCTTCAGACCTACTGGAGTACACGCTCGCCCTCTTCCTTGAACGACGGGTGTTTCCACACGTGCGTGAGCGACGTGGTGGTTCCTGGGAACAGGCACATGTAGAAGTCCTGTCCGGGCATGACAGGCTTGCCCATGAACGGGTCAACGATGCCAACGTAGTCAGTCACGCGGCCGACGAGGAGCTGGTCCTCATCTACGAAGCCGATTCGTTCGCCTGGTTGGAGGATCTGGGCGGCCCTGACAGGAGCTATGGCAATATGGACAGCGTCTCTGCCAGCGTTGTCACCCTTGATGATGCGTCCGAGCTTAACAGGTTCCATTAGAGTCTCCTAGTGTAAATAGGCCTGCAACATACACACAAGCATACGTTGCAGGCCCTTGGTTACCGATTACTGACGGGGAACCTTCCGGAAGTTGGTAGGCACTCCCGGCGGCGGGCTAACGTTTTCGTAGGCGAACGGAAAAGGGGTCGAGCTACCTCCGCAGCCCCACGCGTTGCACGCCCTGAGAGCTACGGTATGGTTGCCGTTGGAGAAGGGCGGCACGTAGCGGTATGACGAGTGTCCGTCCTGTGTCAGCGCGTCCCTGAACTGCGTAGTGTTCAGCGTCTGGAAGGTACACTGAGTTGTCGCCGGATTGCAGTCCCAAGTCACCTCGAAACGCTGGACCGCGTAGTCGGCCATGTAGTCGTCCCTGTAGTCGAAGCTCAGGGCGTCGTTCACGGTGATCACGAGCGACTGCGCCGACAGAGTGGCGCCGAAAACTAGCAAGGCTGCGAGAAGTACAAATTTCCTCATTACTGTCCTCTTGGTGTGGTTGTTGGTGAACTTGGGGCCGAGGCTAGGACTGATAGGGCGAGTATCAATGTTATGACTAGCCCCGACCCCAAGACTGTTAGGCCGCTACGGCCTTGCGCTTGGACTTCTTCGCGGCCGCCGGCTCTTCGGCCTTCGCCATGCGCTTTTTGGTCTTGCCGGACTTGGCTTGCTCCAGCGTCTTGGTCAGAGCCTCCATGATGTCCTCGGTCGGCGGCGCTTCCTTGACGACTGGCGCGGTGTATTCGATGCCAGCGACCTTGGACTCGATCAGGTTGAGCAGCTCTCGCCGGTAGCTGTCCTCATGGAGAGCCGGATCGAACTCCTGCTCCATGCTGTCGATGATCTGGGACACCATGGCGACGTGCGGCCCATCGGCAGCCGAGGCCAGTTCCTCGTATCCTGGCAGGATCTCGATGCCACGCACCTCGCGGCGTTCACGGATGCGCTGCATCACAAGGCCGCTGCCTTCGGGACGGATGGCCATGAGATGGTCCCTGCCATACATGGTGATGACGCCGAGCGCTACCTTGCCGGTTCGCTTCATGCCGTCGCGGAGAGCCTTGTAGGGCTTGTAGGCGACAGGTCCGTTCGGCCCGAGGTAATAGGGCCGGTCGAAGTAGATCAGGTCGATGTCCTTCACGGGCGTGAAGCTGTCGACGTTGATGGTGTGCGTGGACGTTGGTTTGATGTTGGCCAGTTCCTCGTTGGAGAGCTGGATGAACTGACCCTTGGCGATCTCGTAGCCCTTGACGATGTCGTCCGTCGTGACGTCCACGCCGCAGGGCACGCACTTCCTCGGCTGATTGATCGGGTTTGCGCACTTCGAGTGGAGCAGCCTAAGCTGCAAGTCGTTGACGTCGTCCGTCGCCGTGAACACGGCTACGGGGATATTGAGAAGACCGATGGACAGGCTGCCTTTCCAATTTGCACGAGCACTCATCGCTGCTGGCTCCTTCGATTGACCGAACTCGCTACCAGACTGAGCTGTCTTGTGAAGTCGTCGTCCTGCTCGTTGATTGTGCGGTTCTCCTTGTTTGCTGGGACGTGGCCGCAGGCGGGGCAACGCGGCCGAGTCTTCAGGTACTCGTGGTGACACATGGCGCAGTAGGTCAGGGGCATACCACCTCCGGTCCTAAGAGCTTCTTGATGTCGCTGGCCTTCCAGAAGTAGGTCTTGCCGTCGCGCGTGGCTCCGACTGAGCGCAAGGCATTCGGGTTGACGTCGCTGATTGTGTAGGTCTTGCCGCCGAACGAGAACTGGCGCCCGAAGTCGGTAGGCTGCAGCCCCAGCGCCTTGGCCCACTGCTCGAAGCGCAACCTTCCGCCGTCTGCTACGTTGAACACGATCTTTGGAGTGAAAGTCGTGCTGTCGAACCTGCCACCCCTGACGTCGATGGTCAGGCCATGACGTGTGGCGATAGGCGCTAGAGCTACGGCGACTTCCGCAGAGATGACTTGGCACTTCTTTCTGTCGAACATCAGTTGGTCCTCTTGGCGAGTCTGTCGTTTCTGAGAACGTGACGAGATGGTTGACCGTCGAGCAGCCTCTTGGGTTCGCCTGTTACCTCGATACCAGGTGTCTCATGCTGGCACTCCTGACAGCGCAGGGCCATCCTTTTACCCTCATGATACACAAGGTAATTGTGCTTACAGAGCCATTGCGCTAGCCACGTGGCCAACTTCTGATAGACCCCTGATGGCGCTCTGGAGATGGTCCGTTCTGCCAGTTCCACTAATCCTCCTCATCTCTCTGCATGATTGGCACAGGGCAAACTTGGTGTCGTGTTCACCCTTGCACCTGACGCAACGTTTGGCGTTCTTGCGTTTGTGGTAGCGAGCCGTGTATTGCTTCGAGTTGACGAGCCGACAGTCCCGGCACATCCTGAACGGATACCCGGTGCGTTTGTTGATCGTCGGTTTGTTTTTGCAGCGTGAGCGAACGCACAGGCCGCGCGCTCGCCGCCGCTCTTGCTGGAGGAGTCCCATTACCGCCGTGCGTCCTTGATGATGACGTGATCAACCTCGATGAAGCGCCGGTCGCTGGCATTCCATCTATAGTAGATCCCTTGGCTGAGAATTGCACTATCTTTGTGCGTCTCTTTGAGTCGTCGCCAGAGGTCAGCAGCAGCTTGCAGGTCATCCCAGCCTTTACCAAGTGGCCGGAATTTGTTGCCGAAGGCGTCAACTACGCAGGCCGCGCCGCCCAGACGAGCTACCCAGCGCCGCAGCCCGTTTCTGCCGTAGATGACAGGCTGCTTGAGCTGGGCCTCAATCTGCCGTTCCGCCCATGGGATGTCCCGAGGGCGAGTCCTCTCAACCTCTAGCGTTGCTATCACCGGTATAGCCTTCCTATCTCTCGTCCGCTGATGGTTTCGATCTTGATTTGGTGAACGCTGGGAGCACTGTCAATGATTCTCCGAGCCTCTGCCAGCGCCTTGACAGCACCCTGCCAGTAGAAGGAGCCAGCGCCTTTCAGCCTAGCCGTTCTGTGCTCCATGACAGGGTCGCTGTTCCACGCTTGCCATCCTGCCGGCTTGAAAGCGATGGGCGTGTAGGGCCGCTTCTTTGTCGGTCGGCCAGTGGCTACGGCTACGATACCGAAGACGGCCATTCTGCAAGGGACTAACAGTTGTGGCCGTTCGTCTGACAGGTAGAATCGCATCACCCTATCCCGCTCCAGTTGGCCATGCGCGTGGCCCCGAAGCCAACCTTGGCCATGGCCTGAGTCATGCCATCAGGAACAGAGCTGCCGATGTTGACGTATTTGTCATGCTGCCATCGGAACCAGACCTGACGGCGCTGCAGTGAGTAGAGGCCGAACGGCACGAACTCCGCGACGGCGTAGTCGTAGGAGAATTCGTAGATGTCGCCGTAGTTGCCCTCGATCAACTCGGTGGCTTCCTCCAGCGTTCGCACCACACCCGGCGTTCTATGGCCCTTTGGGAAATCGGCGCTACTGATGGTGGTGATCGCCCAGACTCCACTCACGTTTTCCATGTGTATTACGTGCTCCTAGTCCATGCGCGAGCCGGCGCTCGCCTGAATGCCGTGCTTCCGCAATACTTCGGCGTAGGCTTCGGCGTAGGCTTCCTTGCGTGCCATCGACTGGCCGAAGTCGCTGACCCAGATCTCCATGCCGCCGTAGTAGTGCTTGTGCGCGTTGAGATTCTTCTTGGCGTAGTTGGCAGCTGGCGAGTTTCCTGGCCGAATGACAACCCACGCGAAGCCGCACGGGCCGTCCGGCACCACGTAGTCCCGGTCGAGGATGGGCCGCTGGCCAGAGCTGGTCACGATCGACATGCTATCACGAGTGACGATCATCGGTCGAGGTGTGATCGCCTGTCCCGCTGCCAGTCCGGCTTGTCGAGCTTCCTCGAAGATGGCCTTGAACTGGTCGTTCTTCTCGGCCCGAACCGCCGCCTGTTCAGCGACGAAGTCCTTGAACCTCAAGCGGGCCAGCTTGCGATGGTTGTTGCCCTTCGGGCCGCAGTACTTGCTGTTGCCATCCGATTCGAACGTGCAGGCTTCGTCTTTCCATGCGCATGTAGCCATGTTCTCTCCTCCTACTCGGGAAGCTTGTCCAGATCCTTGTGGACGTAGGGAACCTTGTCAGTCGGCCGCAGGCTATCCAGTGGCCACTCGTGATAGTCCGGCGAGTAGCGCTTCTCGAAGGCGCTCTTGGGGTTCTCCAGCATGACCACAGGGCGGCAGACGTCGCCGGCCTTGTCAGCGTAGAACAGGCCTCCATGCAGGTTCATCAGGATCCCGCCGACTTTCAGTTCCAGCGGCCGGTAGACAGGATCCCAGATGCGTGACGCGCCATACCAGGCATTGCTAGGCTTGTGGCCTATGAGCTCTAGCACGTTGATAGGCTCGACAACCTCGTAGTAGCTGTTCGGCGGCGCGAGGTTGGTTTCGAAGTAGCTCATGGTCAGCGGCCGTTACGGCGCTTGCTGTCCCACTTCTCGAACTGGTCGATGACGGCGCGCAGGAACCGCGTCTTGTAGCGGCTGTCCTCGAGGTCGATCAGGCGCACGAAGTCCCAATACTGGGTCTGTCCGTCCTTGTCTTCGTACTTGCGCGACGGCATGGTGATGGAGTAGGGCAGGTCGCCCTCTTGTGCGTTCCGACGCTGCCAGATGGAGAAGCCGGCGATGCACAGGCCTTCGAGCAAGCTGCCGGGTTCGGTGAATTCGATTTGGAAGTCGGCCAGTGAGCGCTGATTGGGACGGGGCGGAAAGAATACGATACGCATGTTACTCCTGTGATTTGTAGACGATGGTGTTGGCGTCTGCCAGCTTCACCCAGAACCTGATAGACTTCTTGATCTTGAAGTCTGCCAGCGCTGCGAAGAATTCGTCAACGCTGTTAGTGGCGTAGTCGCTGGCCCTGAACGTGATGCTATCGAAGTCGGGCATGCCTTTCTTGATGTAGATGCGGTCGACCGTCAGAACAGTTCCGACAGGCAGTGTCAGGTTGTTAACGTGGTGAACGCCGTAGCGTTGCTGGACATGGTTGACCATTGACAGGATGTCGGCGTTCCGATATTCGCTGTAGACCTTGAAGGTCCACGGCTCTGCGAGCACAAGTTGCGTGCCGATGGTCGGTATGAACAGTTTGTCAGCCATGTCAGCGTTACTTGAAGTGGACAACGACAACGGTTGTTTCGACCTTGACGACGCGAGTAACGTCGCCATTTCTTGCCAGTCTGTTAGCCAACCTGACAGCTGGTGACTGGCGCTTGTAGGGCTTGGCGATATCCTTCCAATACGCCATGTTCAGGAACTGAATCCGGTATTCGACCTGTTTGTCAGCCATTGCGCCGTTCCATGCGCCGCTGCCGATCCTCGTATTCCGCCTTCTCCTCTTCGAACTGCGTCGGCGTGTAGAGCGCGATGTGGCCCTCGTTGACATGCTTGCGCAGACACGGCCAGTCCTTGACAACGAATGAGATGTCGTAGAGAGGCCCGCCACCCATGCCAGTGGCTAGCAGGGTGCCGTTGTTGAGATGCTGGACAATCCTGTCCCAGCACTCAGTCTTGGTCAGCAGTCGTCCGAAGATGGAGCGAGTACCGCCCGCATATCGCTCATACCACCAGCCAGCGACGTCCTCGCGCTGTCCGGTTGACATGTTGTCGAAGACACCTTGCGGGATGGACGTGTCGACGTGTGATGATTCGTCTTTTCCGACTGCGAGTTCGATCAGCTTGCCGAGTGTCAGCACAGAGCCTCCATGAAGTCTTGGTTGAGGGGCACGAGCGTTACTTCGCTGTCCATGCACTTGCTGGTCATGCCGTCGTCCCAGCGGATTTCGACGGCCATACAGTAGCCGTTCCATCCTGCCCAGGTGACAGTGCCTCGCCGGTCCCTGTCACGTTGATACCAGTTCCATGCGCTGGTGGCATAGCTGGTGTATTTGCGTTCCTCCCAAAACCTGCGCGCCTTCTCTATGACGCGGTCACAGTTGCGAACCCTGTCGCCCTCTTTGAACTTGGACTCTCTGCCCACTGTTGCTACGCCTAGCAGCATGGCTAGCGTCCGAACCTGCCGACGACAACTGCTGCCATCATGGCCAGCACTGTCATGACACGGCGCGGGCCTACGACGTTGACGGGCTTGTTGACGCGGCGGCGCTTGGCAGGCGTGAGCGGTGCGAGCTGACCGGCCTTGGCGAGCTTGGCAGTCTTGTTGTTCCTGGCAGCGTATCCCATGACCTATTCCACCTTTCCAGTGATGTTCAGTTTGAGATTGCGGGCGACAAAGTCGAGCACTTTTGCTCCGAATTCGGTGATGATGATGCCCCTGCCTTCGCAACGCCAACAGGGGAATTCGCTCTCGCTCTTAGCGCCTTTGCCATTGCAGGCGAAGCACTTATCCTCTAGCACGATGTCGCATGGTCCGAGCACTTCGGGCATGAAGCCTCACTTTGACGGGCAACCCGTCCAGTCTGATATCCAGTCGATGGTTCGTGGACCGTAGTCGCTATCGTGGTTCTGTTGTGTCAGGTCCTCAGGCTTGAACCCGCCTACCAGTAGGTCCACCTGATAGAGCCTGTCGGTCTTTGTGACTTGCAGCTCCCACGTGTATGTTCCTGACTTGTAACGCCCAGACTTGCCGTCGATGAACTTCTGCGGGAACTTCTCGCAGCTGTATTTCTTGTAGCTGACCAGCGACAGCAGAATGTCGCAGCCAGCCGGTAGCTCGATCGTGAATACGGCATACGCGCCGTCCTTGACCGAGTTCACGTCGCGCCTAGTGATGTACTTGTCCACGTTCGCCTTGGTTACCACTGGGCACACGGGCGGCGGTGGCGGTGGCGGTGGCGGTGGAGGTGGAGGTGGAGGCGGCGGTGGCGGCGGTGGTGGTGGTGGCGGTGGCGGTGGTGGTGGCGGCGGTGGTGGTGGCGGCGGTGGTGGTGGCGGTGGCACCACTACGCAGCGCGTTCCGCCGTAGTGAGACGAGAACTGGCTGATGTCGAACAGATTCTCGCCCTGCCCGAAGTTGGGCTTGGAACCCTTCGCGCCGACGGATTCAATCGTGTGATACGGGTCAAACTGATATTCACCGCACGGCGGCGGCAGTTCAGCTGTGATCTCGACTGTCGCGCCTGGTTGAACTACTACGTTGACGTCCGAGAACAGCTCCTGATTGTCCTGCGTCAGTGGCAGGAACGGGTCAATCGCCTTGTAGACGGCGACTCCCGCTCTGCGTTCGCAGATGTCGTTGTTCCTGACCTTGAGATAGGCACGGTCAACCGACGCCTCGAGCACGGTCATGTTGAACGCGCAGGCCTTCGGTGACAGCTCCTGAGTCGATGCCGTGGGTGTAGTAGGGCCGACTATGGCGACGGGCGAGTCGCCACAGCCAGCCGAAAGCAGCGCAGCCAACGCGGCTGCTGCGAACGAACGACGCATTAGTTCTCCCTCGGTTTCCAGATGTTGAGCAGCAGACTTGGCATCATGCGGAACGTGGCCAGCAGGATAACCTCGTCGTTAGTCAGGCCACCGATTTCCGACCTGATAGCCATGATGTGGCGGTATTCGAAGTCTTCGCCGCTGGAGTATTCAAGCCCGTCATTGCCGTAGCGGGCAATCAGGCTTGGACCAGTCTTGTAGGCGCTGACCGGCGGGCAGTACCAGATGTCGTACTTGTCAACCTGCCCAATGAATCGGCAGGCTGAACAGTCATGCTGGTATCTGGGCGGTGCTGTTGGTTTCTGTCCCTTGCCTCGCAGTAGGAAGGTGGTCATCCTGCGAATCCGATCAGGCCGACTGCCACCAAGAACAGCAGGAGCAGGAACGTGATGAAACCTCTCAGCGGTGGTTCGGTGTGTGTATACTGCATCACAGATTGGCCTCGATGTAGTCCGCGATTTCAGCGAAGGTGGCCCCGTCGTCGTTCAGGCCACTGATGAAGCGCTGCGTGTCGTCGGTCATGCCGACGTATTTGGTAACCGCTAGCGGAGGATACCCGCCAACGTAGCGCTGTTCGTCCTTGATGCCGAAAAGGTCTTTTTTCCACTCGCCATTGACGGCATCCTTGAAGACTTCGCACATCACGCCGAGGCAGCAGAAACGGTTCAGGTCGAACAGGTTGCGAAGTTGTGTCTTTGTTTGGCCGAAGTTCCCGCTGCGCAGGGCTGACAACCACGCCGCCTTCGCATCGGCGTTGGTGAGCGGTTCGATCCGATAGTCGTTGATGCGAGCGGCCACCATCTGTTCGAACGTTTTCGTGCTCATTGCCGCACCCCTTCCATGTAGTTGTTCTGAACGGTTCTCCTGTTGGCGTAGGTGTTGGCCTCTTGCTCGTCAACGAACGCGGCTTCAACGAGCTGGCCCGATTGCTGGGTTCCGAGGTCACTGATTGGCCCTTCGTAGGACACGTAGCGCCCTCTGTCGTAGGACCAATACACAAGATACACGCGCATTACCACCTCATCTGGTCGGGCCACGGGAACGCACTAGGGTAGCGCGCCCTCGGCAGCCTGTCAAGGCTTGCGAGAAATTTCTGCCAATCTGGCAGATTCTTCGAGGAGCTGAGCCGTATTGTTGCAGCCCTGTTCACGGGCCAGTTCTGCCAGCCGCTGGTAGGTATCGGGCTGGGCCTTGGGGAGAGTGCCCTTATCGAACAACGTGGCCTGCGCTGGCTTCATGGGTCACTCCAGCAGGTTCCGAGATTGTATCACGGCCAGGAAGTCTCGAGCTTGCAGTGCCAGTTCGACAGCCTCGGCGGTCTGTTGCTTGGTCAGGCCTGACCGCCATGCTATCTCTAGCGCGTCTGACACGGCTGATACGAGTTCCAACTGGCCTAGGGTGAACGCTGCGAGTTTCGCGTTGCGTTCGTCGTCGTCCATGGGTCAAAGGCCGGTGTAGTAGGCGATGCAGGCGATGTCGTCCCTGTAATTGGCCTGCACGTCCTCGAATTCGAGGTTGTAGGCCTTACCGATTGGGCAGCGGCTGATGCTGTCAATGCTCAGCGTGCAGGTACATTCGCCAAGCAGCTTCCAATGTTCCAGCAGCCAGAGCAGCCATTCCTTGTTCTGGCACAGGAGCCACGCGTCGAGCAGTCCCTGCTGTGGTTGCAGGTTCGTGTTCACCCACGGTATGGCGCCCTTAGATCCATCGCAGGCTCCCATGTTCTTCAGCGCCTTCATCAGGTTCATCTGTCGGCTCTCGTTCACGTTGATACGCATAAACCTCCTAGCATGACTTATAGGCCCTCTAAACTGTCGGGCAATGGTTAGGGTGCGGGTAGTCCTGAGATGCGCTCATAACGCATCCTGAGCGTTTTAGAGGCTATCTAGGTTGTGAGCCTTGGCACTGTTTGCACTTTGTGCAATGAACGCCGAATCTTGAACACGTGTGCAAAGCGGCCTAGACGTACTTGGCCTCGTAGATCCAGTCACAGGACAGGCAATGAAACTTATGGAACCTGCCGTTATACCGTGACTCATTTGGCGACAATGGCGCTACCGGCTTGACGCGCTCTTTCCAGCAGCCACACTTAGGACAGGCTGGTAAGGTGTACAGGTCGTCAGGTGCGCAGCGCTCGACCAAGTCCTTAGCTTCTTTCAGACCTAGCCGTGTGCGCTCTCTGACAGCCTTGATAGCCGGTATCTTGCCCTCGCGCCGCCGAATGATGCGCTCAGCTGCGGTCAGGGCATCATTGGCTGCCAGCGCATCAAAGAACTCAGCATTCTTGTCAGCGTCGGCTAGGGTGGCCTTGAGCTCTTCGCGCTCCTGTTCTGTCAGGGCGGTGAGGAATGTCAGCCAGTTCATGTGCTCCTAGCCTTGTCCCAGTCTGCCACCTTGACCGCGCGAATCTTGCGCTTGACCTCGCAGGCTTGCTTGAGCCGTGCGCGCAGCTCCTTGATCCACTGGTCAGCCAGTTCCAAGGCTTGCACCTTGGAGGTTTCGCTGAAGTCGAAGCTGTCCGAGCAACATGAGCAGCCAGTGGTGCGCCCTGAGAAAAACAGCGCGTCTGCCGTCAGGTCGGTGTGGCTGATCTTCTCGCCTGGAATCTGAATGTCGAGATAGTCTATGGACACATCAGCCCTCTTTCGATTTCTTCGATGTAGTCGTTCCAGCCCTTGTCCCACTCAGTGTCGCCCTGAGAGCGGTGAGTGGTGATGTTGATTCCGCCAGCGTGGGCACGTTTAGCAGCGAGCCAGCCTTCATAGTGGTCTGGGTCTTCGCCTCTGTCCATGCCCATGTAATCCCCAAAGATATCGGCCATGTCAGTGTCCGTAATGCTTGGCCGCGTTGGGAGCCTTGGACCAGTCCGGTTCGAAGCCGCCGTCCCTGAGCCAGTCATACAGGGCCTGCCGCAGGTCGAGCAGGCGCTCAGCATATTCGCGCCAGTCAGGGTTTGGCAGTTCCCTTTCAGCGATGATGCGTTCCTGTTCTTGCAGATTGGCGTTGGGATCCATGCTAGGATCTCTCCAAGTGCTCAAGAATGGCATTGATGGCAATCCTGACGGCCAGGTCAGGACTCATACGAATAATAGACGACGAACTTCCATCCTTTCCCCTGATGACAAGGCCGTTGTTACCGCCGCCATGCCGTAAGACAGACATGTTGCAGTCTCGGAGTTCGACCAGCATGTCCTCGATGGCCAGCCTGCCAATTTCGGAAAGGTCTGTTCGTGTGGTTATGGCGTCGGAGACTACCCTGAAGGCTGTCTTGATGTCCATGCTAGAACCTGTCATTCGCGATGCGGTCTAGCAGTTCCTGCGCCTCTTTGGCCTGCCGTGCGAACTGTTCGGCCACGCGCTTGAAGACGTCGGAATTGTCCAGCTCATCGGCGCGCCACATGCGGCGCTCTTCTTCCTGGTAGCACGTGATAGCGACTTGCAGTGCGATGGTGATGATGTGCTTGTCTTTCTCGTTCATTCTTTGAACCTCCAACACACGTTGAACCAGTGAGCCTGACCGGTCTGGCCGCAGCGTTTGCAGACGTGTCGGTAGGTGGCAGGCTCGACGCCTCTTATCCACCACCATAGTTCGCGGAACATGGCTACCCTTTCGGTGGAAGAGCCTTGACGCTGACGATGTCAGGGCTGTATTTGCGAATGCGGCGCACGTAGCTTTCTGCGACCTCCTGACCTGAGAAACTGTTAACGATGGTCAGTTTCTCGCGGTCTTCGTTGAGTCGGACCTCAACCACGGTCCAGTGTTCCTCGTCGGCCAGTTGTGCTGGACTTCGTCGTTCCTTGGGATATTCGTGCTCCACCAGACAAACCTCCTAGTCAAGGTCAACAGAATACACGTGTATGGCCCTGACTGCGAGGTTGGACAGGGCTAGCCATTCTACCAGCCCTGTCCGGTTTTGTCTAGCGCTTCTCCATGAGCCGCAGACACCTCTTGCAGGTTACTGCGTGCCGCTCAGGATTGGTGCGCAGCCTCGACTTGTCGAGGTCTAGCAGTTTGGTCGACGCATAGCAGGCCGGAAAGTCCATGCCAGCGTTGTTGAACAGCCGAATGCTGCGCCAGTGGATGACGTGCGGTGTTCGCATGTGAAATAGATCGAAGGCTTCGGCGTTTGCGTCTGCCTTGTTGGTGTGTCCGTGCAAGCCGCATTGTGGACACTTGTCCTTTTCTATGGTGCCGTTGTACTGATGTCCACGGGCGCACCATAGAGGTACTGCCGCCAGCGCAACGCACTCTGGGCAGGTAGCCATAGGTAGCTCATCAGTGGACAGTTCATACATCGCGCAGCAAAGCGGTAACACTAGTCCGGCAGGCTTATAGTGTAATGGAGCTTTCACGGCGAATCCTTCAGGCCTTGAAGCCCGTGACCCCGATGACATAGCTGCCATCGTCTGGCCGCGTGGTCAGGACTTTCAGGCCTTTCCGGTTGGCCAGCAGTTCCACCGCATGAGCGGCATGGCTGTCCGTGGTCCGACAGGTGACGCGCCGCGCCTTCATGTCGACGCTGACCACGCTGCCAAGGCCGTTGGGCTGATTGGCGGCGAGCATCTCAACGAACTCGCCGGGTGACAGGGTGCTAGCGGTTCTCAGGGTTGGCATGGCTATCCTTTGCCAGTTTAGCCACCAGCTCTCTGATTTCGATGGCGTCTTTGCACCGTGAACAGTCCTCCATTGGCACGATGAAGCTGTGACACATGGAGGAACGATTGCCGAGCGGGATGAAGCGGTCGATTATCTCCTGTATCCGTTTGACGTCATTCATGGTTCAGGTATCCAGTGGACTCCTTCGTGTCCGTAGTTCTGGGTGAATTCTTCGGGGTCGTAGTCCTTGCGCGCCTTGATCATGTTGGCGCATTTCCCGCAGAGGCCAAAGCCCGTGTCGCGGTTCCACCAGTGTTTCACCGCTAAGGCGAGGCCTCCACAGCAGCAACACTCAAGCCTTCTCATTGTCGGCATGGGTTCAGGAATGTGACCCTATAGAGGCGGTTTCCATAGGGCGACTTGTGTTCGGTATACTCGATGTTGACGTCGTAGAAGTCTGACCCTTCTGGGAACTTGAGGCCGATGAACGACAACTTCTTGGTTGGAACCTTGTTGCCAGCCTTTTGCCAAGCCTCATAAAGGGCCAGCAGTTGACGACGAGTGACTAGCATTCCAGCGTTCATGCTCGTTCCACGGCCGTGCGCCATTGCAGGTGTGGCTGTATTGCGCTGGCGTTGGTTACGGCCTCGCGGGCCGCTGCCTTTGCAGCTGCTGCGCTATTGAAACGCTCCGCGTTGCCCTTCTCGTTGGGCGTATATTCGTCACGAATCCAGAACCAGTTGAAATCGTGCTTCGTGCCACCGACAGAGTAGCCGTAGCGTGCGATCCAGCGTTCGTTTTGTGGCAGCGGTGTGAGGCAGAGGGCACAACGCCCGCCCTCGAAGATGTGAGGTTGGGCGTCGTCTCTGCTAGGGCAGATGTCCATTCAGGGTGCCTCCTAGGCGTCGAGCGCGGCTATGATTGCCGCGTCCAACGCCGATGGCAGGGATCTTACCAGACGATCGAGCAGGTCAAGCAGGTAGGCCCTCATTCGCTGGCCTTGAGGGCTTCGCGCTGACGGACGCAGTCCCCGAACGTGACGCCCATGGGGACGTAGCGGGTGCATTCCACGTAGCGCGGGTCGGTCCAGTTGCGGCCGCCCTTGACCAGACGGATACCACCAGATGCGATCCTGATGGCGTTGTCGATGGTGGCCGAGCTGCTGTGCGGGTTGGACAGGGTCAGCAGCGGGTTCTCGATGAGCGCCGGCCGCACGGTCATCCTCATGCCCTGCGGGTTGCTGATGGTCTTGGCGGTGGCGTTCGGCATGACGCGGCGCACGGGGTTGATGATGTTCTGGCCAGCGTTGGTGCTGACGATGACGAGGGCGGCTTCGGTTGCGCGGACACGGTTCCACTGAGATGCGGTAAGCATGGTCATTCTCCTGTCAGGTTGTGAGGGTTAACGCTTGTTGACGGTCGGGTGAGAGTTGCCGAGAGCGATCACGACGATGAGCTCGTCTATCAGTTGACCCATGACGACCTCCTAACAAAGCCACTGTCACTGGCCTTGTTGCGAGGTTGGACAGGACTAGCCATAGGGCCAGCCCTGTCCATGTGGGTAGCGGTTACTTGGAGTAGCGGCTGATGAAGAACTTGCTGTTCTCGTCCTCCAGCACCAGCTCGTGGACGGCCTTGTGGCCCTTGGACTCGCGGGCGAAGGTCAGCGTGTGGGTGCCGAGGTCACCGAGGTTCAGGGTGATGGGCGCGGTGTTGAGCTGCGGCGTCGGGTTGCCCACGGTGCCGACGTTGGTGCCGCCGTTGGCCTTGAGCAGGGCAGCGGCCATGGGGGTCTGGCCGAGCGCGGCGGCGAGGGCCTGGATGAACGCAGCCTGCGGGTTGACGGCGGGCGCGGCGGTGGCGGGCTGGGCCTTGCGGCTCGCGGTGCGCGTGGTGTGGCGGTTGGCGGTCTTGGCCTGCTTGCGGGCGGCAACCTTGGCGATGAAAGCCTGCTTGCGGGCGCGGGTGGCGGCGGTGGTGTTGGCGAACATAGTGTCCTCCTGTCCGGCTAGGCGGTATTGCCTAGTAGGCACTCGCAGTCTTACGAGCGCTCTTGCGTAGGTCATGACAGCCATGACCCACACAGCAGCGTTCACAAAATGCTTGTGTATTACTTGGATGCTAGCGGTTGAGCCGATATTCGACCCAATGGGCGTAGCCGACGATTTCGGTGAACAGCTCGATTGCGACCAGCCCTAACAGCCACCACTGCGTCTCGGGGCTGGCCAGTCGGACGACGTCGTTACGGGCAAGGACGAGCAGCAGTGTCAGCATTATCGCAGGTTCCCCAGAACAGTGACAACGTGGTTAAGGATAGGGACTACTGTGATGTAGACGAACAGCGCCATCACGGCAGCCCAGGATGCGTAGGCGAACAGTCTCAGCATGGCCTAGCCGATGAACCAGCCGATGATGCGGCGCAGCTTGCCCTTGCGGCCGCAGTTGCTGCAGTAGTGCGGGCGGATGTAGTTGAACTCGAAGGCGTGGCAGGTTGGGCACTCATAGGTCTTGATAGACATTGGTTTCCTCCAGTTAGGGCGGTTAAGATGCTCCCTATAGAGCGGTTCCCTAGCCTTTCAGCGGTTTGGCCAGGTATAGCAGACCCGTTCTATAGAGAGGGGACCTACTAGCAGCTTACTTGACAGGCATGGTTAAGCCATGCCCCGCTTGGGCTGTTTCGGTCCCGTTTCCTCCCTCTCTACTTCCCGCAGCTCGCCGGTTTAACTCGAGGTTAAACCCGCTGCCTTTGTCAACCACCTACTATTGAACGTGCATGGTTGACGCCAGATTGTCCTGCAAGCCTAGCGGTTAGAAGGCAGGGGCTAGGCGCGTATAGGGATCATGGCCTATGGAAGGCTCGCATCCTATGCGCGGTTGGGCAGGATATATTGCATCCGGCTAGGGGCATACGTCGGCACACACTACTCCCTTGGTCCACTTCGGTCGACTGATGAAGTCGCGGGGCAGGCCTGGTTGTGGTGGGGCCGGCGATAGGTCCGTTACAGGTTAGTCGGATCTATCCCCTCTATTGGAATGGCAGTATTAGACAGTCCTGTAGGCGTATAGCGTGCTAGTGCTTACCCTGCCTGAGTGCTAGCCTGTAGTCTTTCAGGCTATGCCAGCACAGTAACAGCACTAACGGTGCCTGCTAGACGTTGCCACGTGCTAGCAGGGACGACCATACACTGTCATTCGCGCCAATACAGACTAGACTCAGGTGGCCATTAAAGGCAGGCAGGCAGGATGCTACTTAGTCGGCAGATACCGCCAACGGATAACCTATGCGGCACGATTAGCGGGACGTCCTAGGACGTATTACTGTCACGGCATGCTAGGCCACTAACGAACGGCTAAACACGCTAAAACCGCAATCTGCTGGGCAATTGCTAGGATGCTACCGTGCATGCCACCTAAAGCGCTTCACTGCGCGACGTGGTCTTAATGCACTCGCCGTGGTCTATGTGATTGCACTCGCCGTGCCTACGTTAGACTCTACGGTCTTTTGCTTCTCTAGCGGTATCGGCAGTGACAATAGCGTCACTGTCTGCCACCTGAGTCTAGTCCGCATTGTTGGCCATAGTGGGCGAATCGCCCGAACCTACAGCGCTGTTACGCGGTATGTAAAGAGCTAGAGACTTGGTAGTCTCTAACAGAACCGATCAAGGCGCATGCCGTGATAGGCTCTGCTAGAGACTAGCAGGGCCGATACCCTGCTAGTCTGCTAGTGCCTGCCGACTACTTCTGAGCGTATGCGCTGAGGTAGACCGTGAACTGAGCACCGTTGATCGAAGTGATAACGGATCCCTTGTATCGCCGGACGCTCCCGTCTGCCTTGCGCCCGTCAACTGACAGGGAAACAGGCTTGCCATTGATCGGCAGGCTGAGCGTAGCAGGCTGGACAGGGACGGCAGGCTGAGCCACCTTGCCACCTTGCAGAGCCTGTATCAGCCCTGCCAGAACGGCAGGATTGCCGAGTGCGGCCAGAACGGCAGGATCAACGGCAGGGACGGCAGGCTGAGCCACCTTGCGAACCTTGCCACGTGACACAAGACGGCTAGAGGTAGTGTTACGCATGATCTACTCCTGTTGAATGTATGCGCCGTAGGTGGCGCAAACGTGAGACAGATACGGACTAGCCTTGCTAACGGAACTGTCAGCGCTAGCCTTGCGAGATACGACGGTCAGAGCATAGGAACGGACGATAGACTCTGCCATGTAGGTGGCGCGCGCCGAGGTATCGGGCTGAGTGCTAGCACTGCGGTAGTGGCTGGACACTAGGGAACGGTGAACCATGGCGCGCAACCGTCTACGCTCAGACCTAGCGGACATTGAGCACCCTGATAGCGGCATCCAGAACGGCATCGAATGCTAGACGCTCAGCAGCAGACAGGGTGCTAACAGAACGCAAGCGGTCATAGCCAAGCGCCGCAAGCGCCAAACCGACCGCGTCAGAACCAAACCAAGTAACCATGCGACAAGCCTACAGCCTGTATTCCTTCTATGTCAATACCCTGCCTAGGCTCTGCCCATACACAAAAGACTTGTGTATTAGGTGGCCAAGCATAACAGGCTATACCTTGTCAAATTTGACAAGCACTATCAGCCTATGCTAGTCCGCACTAACCAAAAGGCCTGGCACTCACCAGCTGTGAGTAACTATACAAAGGTAAGTAGCCGGCGAAATAGTAAGGGAGCCCGACGGCAGCCATCGACCTCGAGGCCGGGTAAGGGCAGGCGGTTTCCCTAGTGCGATCGACCTGTAAAATTATATGGGAATGTTACGAGAGGCTTGAAATATGGGAAAAATCGGGGTGAAATGGCTAAAATGGCCATTTTTATGTTGATTTTGGGGTGCGAAGTGGAGTATGGGGCTGGCCAACTGGCAAGTTGCGAACTGGTCGGGCAAAAAGTGCTTGACAAAGTGGTCAAATCTGACCTGACTTTATCAATTTACGCTCGATTGTGAAGAAGCTTTCCCAAACGTTGCCGCAGTCCTGGCAGGTAGCACTCCATGTGGAGCCTTGCACATGTGTGCAAACGAACTTGACGATCTGGACGCAGACGATGCAGTGCGCCACGACTACTGGGCCTGTTAGCGACTGGAAGAATTCCTCAGATTTAGTCATCGCCGGAGAAATCAGACGCGCGGGACACTCGACCGCAACGCTTACAGCGACTGACGCCGATGATGGTCCCCCACCCGGCGCCGGACTCCCATTCGTGGTATCCCGGCTCGCATTCAGTCATTCGCTCAATCCCTTCTGCGTGGCAGGCAGCCGGTGCAGTGAGCCTCGACTACTGGACCTGTGATCGCCTGAAAGAATTCCTCAGATTTAGTCATCAGTAACACTGAAGGCGATAACGTTACCGCACACTTGGCAGGTCGCTTCCCATTGCGGTCCTAGAACATGTGTGCAAACGAACATTCTGTTAACCTGGCAGTGGTGGCATGATGCTTCGACTACCGGGCCTGTGAGCGCCTGAAAGAATTCCTCAGATTTTGTCAAATCTTGCCCTCCTCTAGGAGCGCCTCATGAATGACAAGGCTGCTGACCCACATAGCCCCGCATTTTAGGCACCTAGCCTCCCAAAAGGAATCGGGAAGTGGCGTGCAGGCGTGCAAGGTGGTGCCGCACGAGCGGTCGTTATCGCAGACAGCCATAGTAGTCGGTGTCAGGGCCTGGAAGAACTCCTCAGAATTGGTCATGTCGCGTTGTTCGGTCCAGCTTATCGTTGATCCAAGCCTTGGCGGCCCATACCTGCTGGCCACAATTGCTGCAGGTCAGCATGGCTTGTCCATCCCTGACGTCATGATAGCTGACAGTGTCGATAATCCAGAACACGCGATGTTCGAAGCTGCCCTGACAGGCGTCGTGCGCACCTATAACGGACGGAGCGAGCGCGTGAAAGAACTCCTCAGATGTTGACATGAAAGGAATACACTAGTAAGTGTTGTCAGGTAGCCAAAATCGGCATATGCTAGAGCTATGACGCGATACGAGACGTTGCGCCGTGTGGTTCGCCCTGTCGAGCACCCGCTGTACTGGCGTGTTTCGAGGATGCTGCGAGAGATGGAGGCAGACGGCCCTCTGCGAATCCTGGACGTCGGCGGTCGCCGCAGCCAGTATACCATCGGCCTGCGCAGTCGGGTGATCATCTCCGACATTCCTCGCCAGTCCGAGCTGCAGGAGCGGCTGGACCTTGGGGCGACGGAGGCCATTCGTCGGCAGGTCATCGCCTCCAGAACGAACGTCTACGACTACGTCATTGACGACATGACCGATACGCGGCTGCCGGCGCGGTCGTTCGACGTGGTGGTGGCGGTGGAGGTGTTGGAGCACGTGGAGGCTGACGAGGCCTTCGTGGCGAATGTCGCCCGCGTGCTGAGGCCTGGCGGCAGGTTCCTGATGACGACGCCAAACGGTGATTTCCTGACACGTCCCTACCATGACCATAAGAGGCATTACAGGACCGAGCAGCTGCGAGAGTTGCTGGGCCGTCATTTCCCTCTGGTGAACATTAGGTACGCTGTCAATCATGGCCGCCTGATGCGGTGGGGTGTTCCGTGCTCGCGTTCTCGAGTCCGTCAGCTTCTGGGCGCGCCGGCGTTGGGTCTGTCGACGGCACTGGAAAGTATCGGTATCGGAGGTCAGGGGCCGCATAGAAAGAGGCATCTCGTCGCTCTTTCAGCTCTAACAGCCGCTCGTAGGGCATAAAGGGAATAAAGCAGCCGTAGCACATGCTTTTGCCGTTATTGGTGAACTGACTGCAGGCTATGCACCTGACAACACCTACAGCTTCGAAGAATTCTTCAGTCGTTAGGGAGGATGTATCCATCTCTAGCCAGCCTTTGTGCGTAGCCGCCACCGGGCTGGCAGTCGTACTCCCAGCCGCAGCTCTTGCACGTCGCCCTCCAGAACCATACCATCTCTTGCCTGACTGGCACACACTCGGCAGGCTTGCTGGGACTGCTACATCCACACATCGCCAGCTCGATGGTGGGCGGTATCAGTGAGTCCCAGAACTCTTTAGCGTCCATACGACAATCCTCTGTCCGTCGAGTCCTGGCGGCCTGATAGCTGTGCCAGTGGCGATAGTAATCTCAGTCCTTATCCAATCGCCGTCAGGATCTGGCACGAGCTGTCCGTTCTCACAGCGATACTTCATCGTACTTCTTCTGGGCTATGTAGTAGCTCTTCCAGTCATTGCCGCATTGTTGACAGATCACTGCCCAGACGCCTTCGGGAAGCGGCTCGCAGTCATGTAGTTGTTCAGAGTCGCACGATGGGCATTCCAGTTCAAGCACGACAACGCCGATAGCCTTGAAGAACTCTCGAGACTTGTCAGTCATGATCGTCTGGTAGCCTGTGGCCTATGGCTTTTAGGTCTTTGTAGTATGTTCCCCGAGGAGATGACTGAAAACTCTCGCCGCACTGGCAGAATAACTCCCAGGCGCATTGTCCAGTGATATGCCTGTATGGCCTAGCCATTTCTGTGGCCTTGCAGGATGGACAAGTGGACGTCGATTGCACAGTGTGCAAAGCCTCGAAGAATTCTTCAGCCTTTGAGGCCAAGTTCTTTCCTCCTTGAGACTACCCACAGTTCCCAAGATCTTATATTTCCTGCCGAGGTCATTCCCCACGAGCCATAGCAGCCTGGACACATCGGGAGTTGACAATAGGAATCCTCGTCCTTCTTACAGTTCGGAGGGATGAAATCGTGGTCCCAGACGTATACGAAGTAGTAGCCTTTGCCACCCAACGGCTTCTCGGTAGGCACTATCGGGGCATAACAGATGCCGCACATGGTGCCTGTCAGGGCTGCGAAGAACTCTTCAGACTGCATGTGTGCTGAGTCTATCATCGACGTAAGATTTTGTTGTGCGGCACCATCGCTTGCAGCGAGAGCACTTGACTAGTACGTTGTCAAGTAATTCATGCTTGACAGCCTGATAGCTGGCCATGTCGACAGTCCAGATAACGCCGCCAGATTCTGCTAGTGTTGGCGCGCACTGGCCGTGAGCACCACTGAACCGCATTGACAGCGCCTCGAAGAACTCTTCAGTCTTGGACATAAGTTATCAGTCCTGCCAGCCATGAGGCTGCCGACCAGATGACGGCCAGAATGAACGAGCCTGCCAGTCCAACGAGTAGAACGTCGTAGAACCTGAGCAGGAATATTAGGAGATTGATCATGCCCTTACCCGACCTCGAGGTTGTTCATTTTTGCGAGCTTCGATGTAGCCGGCGCTGTGCCATACGATGTTGCCGCATGTCTGGCACTCAGTCTTAGCCCACATCGCATTTGCGTACCAACCTATTACGCTCAACCAGGTGTGGCTTCCTTCTCGCCTTGTCTTAGGGTTGCACCGATCGCAGTCGGCCCAGATCATGTCCAGCGCCTGGAAGAACTCTTCGGCTTTAGAGGGCAAAGCGATCCCAAGAATAGTTAAACCAGATAGATGTTTTTCGACAAGACATGCATTGTCCTACTGTCGTGGCTGCATCGTGTGGTTCCAGCTTAGCTACGGTGCGTTGCGGCCCGCAGTAAGGGCAGTTTAGTCTCGCCAACGTTGATAGCGCCTGGAAGAACTCTTCAGCCTTGTCTACTGGCACAGGTTCTTCTCGACAGTGTCATGGTACCATCCGTCCTTGTAGCCGCACTGTGGGCAAACGCAGTATGTGTACCGGTCGTCTCTCTCGTCTGTGATAATCATCTTTGAGCGCCCATATACGGAATCTCCGCATGGGTGGAAAGATGACGACAGCAGGGCCATCGGTCTTAGCGCCTGAAAGAACTCTTTAGATCTGCCCAAACTCTTTGAGTTGCTCATATTCCCTCTCAGCCTTGGCAGCTTCTGCTAGGTAGTACTCTTCGATGGCGGCGTCCAAGCAGAGCTCGCAGCTTTGCCAGTTCACTCTGAATTCGTCCTCGCTGATAGCGCGCCCGCATTCCTGACAGCGTTCTGTCAGGCCGTTCAGGATGTTCAGCGCCTCGAAGAAGTCGTCAGGATATGCCATTGCGGTCAAAGGTGACGTCAAGCCAAGGAGCTACAGCGTTGCACCGTGTGCATTCGGCTTCTATCCAGCCTACATGCTTGTAGACAGGTTCTGGGCCGAGGTAACGCCATGCCGTTGCGCAATTGCACCCATCGCAGTACAAGGTTGCCATCTTTGACAGCGCCTGGAAGAACTCCTCAGATTTGGTAGTCTGCACAGAGGACATCCTCATGCCATTCTTCTAGGTAGCCGCATGTGAGGCATTTCATCGTGTGGGTACCTTGGACCACGTCTTTAGATACGTGCTGCCGCTGTTTACGGCAGACCCCAAAGCAGTAGAGCATCCAGCGCGACTCAAGAGCCTGAAAGAACTCCTCAGACCTATCAGATGGCATGGCGCTCAAGCGTCTTGCGGGGCCAATAGTCAGTACCGTTGCACAGTGTGCAACCAACATAGACAATGTCTTGGTGGAAGATCGGGTCGGTGAAAGGGCCTGTAATCCTGTGAGGTGTGTCCATGCAGCAGCCAAAATAGCAGTAGAGACGGTATAACGGCTCCAGCGCCTGAAAGAACTCGGCCGACCTGTCAGCCGCTGTTTCTGGTGAAGGTGACGTCGCCATTCTTGAATCGCTCCACCATCAGTCCGCAGAATCTGCACACATGCCTTGTTCTGTCAGCTAGCTGATAGGTGTAATGGTCTACCGTTGCTTCGCAGTCCAGGCAATGTTGTCTGACAATTTCGGCCAGCGCTGCGAAGAACTCCTCAGCCTGGTCTGTGTTCTGTTGTGAGGGCATGACAGCGTTCGCATTCGTACCAGACGTAATGTTTTCCATAACTATAGGAGTGCTCTGTTTGTTCCTTGCAACCCGAACAGCGCTTGATGATGGTTTCCCTCAAGGCCTCGAAGAACTCGGCCGACTTGTCAGCTTGCACGCTATCCATGTGTGTTACGTGTGTCAGTGTCAGTTGCCGTAAGACATGTCAACTTCATAGATCACGTCCGGCAAGCCGTAAACGTGGTGTCCATACGACGTTTCGTGCTCGCTGCATATGAGTTTTGACCACGCCGTGTATGACGAACCGTAATTATATCTCTCCGTGGCTGTCAGCCTGAGCCACTTTGTCACGCGCTCGCAGTGGTGGCAGTATTGCGGCGTGCCAGGTGCTAGCGCTCCGAAGAACTCGTCAGACTTGTCCATTCTGTTGCCAGCCGCCCTTGCACAATGGTATCTGTTGTTTGCTCATTCGTTGCCCTAACGCGTTAGGTGGTGGCGGTGGTGGGAATCGAACCCACATGACCGTGAGGTCGGGAGGTTTTGAGTCTCCTGCGTCTGCCAGTTCCGCCACACCGCCAAAGCACAATTATACCTCAGTTCGGGCCTGTTTCGGCTGCTCGCTGCATTCTGGGGCGATCGTAGCGCGAAAGCTGGTAAACACAGCGAGCAACGCAGCGAATTTGCTTGATTTTGGCGATTTTAGGGCATATTCTCACTTCTCAACAGGACTCAAAATCCCGTAAACAACACAAAATTCTTGTGTGTTTTGTGTTCCTTTAAAGAAATTCTAGGAATCCGAAGCGCACACACACATTTTGTGTGTGTTTTGGGGTAAAATAACACGTGCAATGCGCGTAGCAACGCAGCGAGCGTGAAATTCCCGAACGCGTAGGAGCCAGGATGCCAAGAAAAGCCAAAAAAGCGTCGGCGTGGGGCCTCGGACGAGTGTTCAAGGCGAAATGGCGCGACCGGAAGACGGGCGAAATGCGAGAATCGCCCAATTACAGCCTCGGGTACTACGTCAGCGGCGAGTACAAGACCGAGACGACCGACACGGACGACTACGGCAAGGCGATGCAGCTGCTGATCGACCGGAATCAGTCCCGCAAGGACGGCGTGCCGATCACGGACAAGCGCAGCACGACCTTCGAGGATTGCCTGAGCCTCGTCAAGCAGGACTACACCCTCAAGGACCGCAGGCAGAGCCTCTACAGACTCACGCACACCGCCATGCCCAAGCTGGCAGCGTTCTTCGGCGGCTGGCGGGCCTCCCAGATAACGACGGCCGCTGTCGTGCGCTATCAGGTGGCCAGGAAGGAAGCTGGGGCAGCCTCGGCCACGATTAACCGAGAATGCGCCGCACTGAAGCGCGGAATGAGGCTGGCGTTCAAAGCCGGCAAGATCACGACCGTGCCGCTCATGGACAAGCTGCCAGAAAACAACGTCAGGCACGGATTCTTCAGCCGGGACGAGGTTCTTGCCATCAAAAAACACCTCGGCAAGCGCTATCACCCTGTTCTGGACGTGGCCTACATCACAGGTTGGCGCGTCAAGTCCGAATTGCTCACCAGAAAGTGGTCTGACGTCGATTTCGACAACGGCCAGTTGCTGCTGTACGTCGGGCAGGGCAAGGACAAGAAGGTTGGCAGGACGTTCATGTTCACTGATGAACTTCGCAGGGTCCTGACAGCGCAGCGCGAGTACGTCGACAAGATCGAGGAGAAGACCAAGAAGAAGGTGCCATACGTATTCGTCAGGTCGTCTGGCGAGCCTATCAGGTCGTTCTACAAGGCTTGGAATGATGCCTGCGCGGCGGCAGGACTTGAAAGGTTCCTGCACGACTTCAGGAGGACGGCTGTCAGGAATCTCGAGCTGGCAGGAGTGAGCAGGAAGGCGGCCATGCAGATGGTTGGCCATAAGACTGAGGACGTCTATCGGCGCTATACGATCGTCGACCAGGCCATGCTAGAAGATGCGGCCAAGAGGCTCGACACGTTCCAGAAGGCTATGGCCTAGCGCCACCATTTCTGATTTTCGGGGTCGAGCGGGTAAAGCCGCTCACCCTTTTTGCACACTGTGCAACGGTATGGCCGGAACGTATGCCAGTCTTGGATATTTTCTGCTTCAATGTGCTTCGTGACGCTGTCGCACTTTAAGCAGTTCAGATCTATACCAACTAGCGCGCCCCAGAATTCCTCGTTATCAGACACGCCGTTCCTCCAGCCAAGACTCTGGAACTACACCTACGAAGCGGCATTTCTCGCACTGCACCTTTGGGTAAACCTGCTTGCCATCTGGGTCTAGCGCGTTGTAGCGGTCGATAACGACGACAGTGCTACTAAGAGGCGGATCGTCACATCTTGGGCAACTGACGTTCAGCCTAATCGCCAATGCGCCGAAGAATTCCTCGGAACTAGTAGAACTGTCCATATGTTAGGAATTTCGAGTTTGGCAAGTCTTCTAGAAGCCCACAGCGGCGGCAAAGGTATGCACACCTTAGAGGATTTCCGTAGGTCTTTTTGTCATGATCTGCCATAGCCTTGCAGCGTGGGCAGTATGCTTCAACGTGTGAGACATTGACGACAGGATCTATTAGACTGAAGAAGAACTCGTCGCTGTCAGCCACTGATAACCTTGACAGGGATGCCTTTCTTCGTGGCCCTGCGAACCATGTCAGCCGTGCCTTTGCTTTCTGACAGATTCCAAGAGAATGCCAGCACCAGGCAGATGTCAGGATGCTTATCAAGCATTTCCTGGTTCCTGATAGGACCGGCAGCCTTGCCGTGCTTTTTCCAGTCTGCACGGTGTCGATGGACAACGTAACCTAGCTTTCGAGCGTAGTAGTCGCAGAGCGAATCGGCGCCGAGAGCGTTGCCATGGACTATCTCGATGTGAGTTACGTCCAGCGACTTGAAGAACAGATCACGGTCATCGCCGCCGTCATAGTCCTTCAGGTCTGACAGGGCCGCCTCAACAGGTGTTCGAAGGTCCCAGTGCCTGCTACCACAACAGAGCACTTTCATGGCATCAGGAGTTTCAGCTTGCCATAGACGGCCTTGGTCCAGCCGTTGATGTGGCCTCTGTTGTTTGCTATGAGGAACCTGCCATCCTGGATAGCCTTGACAAGGTGGACATAGAAGTTGCCACCGACCTTGCAGAAGACTACGTCTCCAACCTCAATGTACGTCTCGTGCGCCGGCTCGAGGACGACGAGCTGGCCGGACAGGATGCGAGGAGCCATGCTGTTGCCCTTAGGCCGAAATGACGTGGTCTTGCCGTCCAGTAGTCGCTGCTTGTGGTAGTCCCAGTTCATTCTTGAGGCAACTCCAAGGCTGCTCCGAAGTCGAGGTCGTGTTTCCATCCACTTTCCTGGTGCAGGACCTCTTCGCCCTTAACTAAAACCCACCGACAGTTGCAGCGTGAGCAGTCGTAGCGGTTGTAGTCCTTATACGGAGACAGCGTAGGTAGAGGGCTTGGTAAATGTGTTGTCCTAAGAGCACAAGCGACACAGAAGATTTTTAGACCGAGAAGCTCGTTCCAGAACTCGTCGTTGCTCATATGGCCAATTCTTCGAACTGCCATTCGGACCAACTGGCTCTCTCGCCGCATTCTTCGCACTGCCCTACTTGCCAGTTTTTGTCGGTGTCTATTAAGTCTGCACCAATGTGACGTACTGCTGTCAGTTGATCACAAGTCGGACACCACAGAATAGCGCGCCTAGATAGAGCTGCGAAGAACTCCTCAGAATTCACATTGCTGGCACGGCTCGTCGCCGTTATTGATCCACGCCCAGCTTTCATCGCCATCTCCGTCGGCTGTCACCCAGCCAGGGCATCCGCAGATGAGTTCCTGGCCGTCGTTGAACAGGCCGTCAGCGTCTGACTCAGCTCCCTCGCACCCACAGCATGGGCATTCGAGGTAGGTTCTATTCGAATTG